ACAGCACCGCCAACAACTGCACCAACAGTTGCACCAACAAGTGCTCCAACAGTTGCTCCAACAAAAGCACCGACAGCACCGCCAACAACTGCACCAACAGTTGCACCAACAAGTGCTCCAACAGTTGCTCCAACAAAAGCACCGACAGCACCGCCAACAACTGCACCAACAGTTGCACCAACAAGTGCTCCAACAGTTGCTCCAACAAAAGCACCGACAGCACCGCCAACAAGTGCTCCAACAGTTGCACCAACAGTAGCACCAACGGTAGCTCCAACATCAGCACCAGTAATGATGACATGGGCGCCAGTAGCAATAGTCTCACAAGATTATACTATGGTAACAAAAACAGGAGACTCTAATCTATACGCTTTAGTTAAACAGGGTGGCATTGAAACTCAATATAATATAAATTTGCCATCATATACAAATACAACTATGTTAGTTAAATATGATCCATTGCAAAAACCATCTTTCGTATATTCGGCTGTAAGTGGAACGGGTTATGTGTTAAATTATTTAAAATTGAATAGTGGAAATTGGGAAGTAAAAACTGTTGGATCTCTAGGTTCTTATATTGAAAAAGATTCTATAGATCTTCAATATGATCCAAACGATAATCTTCCTGCATGTATATTATTCGATACATCTAATAATGATTTAAATTATTATAAATATAGTGGAAATTCTTTTGTCAAGACAACAGTATTTGATGGAGCAATAAATAATGGTAATTTAGCAACCTCGAATCAGACAGTTAAATACGCTAATTTGAATTTTGATTTATATGATAGTTTTCCAGTTGTAACATTTTTAGAAGAACGTTATTTTCCAGTAGTTGGGACTGGGATTGGTATTTATTTTTACCATGGAAAAAATTATAACAACGGATTAGGATTTCAAAAATCTATAATAAATACATTTTCTCAAACATTAAATAATAAAAAACATATAAATACAAAATTAATACAATCAAAAAATTTATTTCTAACTTTCTTTGGAGGAAATACTACAGGACTCTTTCTTAATATGGTTAAAGATAACATTCAGTATCCATCAAATTGGAAAACTGGCACACATTATGATTTAACTGGAGATAATATATATGAAAAGCCACAAGTTGAAGTTTTTCCATTACCTTATGAGAATGTTTCTGTAGCTTATATATCCACTAATTCAAACAAAAGGACTGGTTTATTTATTGAGGCATTTAATAATCTTGAAGCCACAAATTTAGATGTTAACTCTAACATACAACCATATAATTATGCAAAATATACTTTAATAACAGGATCTGGAATAGATATTAATAAAAATATTATTTCAAAAATAGATTCTGACCTTAATCCCATAGTTTTTTATAAAAAAGACAATCTTATTAAATATGCAAAATATACAGGAATTAATTTTAGTGCTCCTAATTCGTGGTCTAATAACAATTATAATTCAGGTTTTTCTAGCGAAAATACTTTTAAAAATTTAAGTAATTCAAGTTCTTATCAATTTGGATTTGATTTTGCAACAAAAGATATTTTTAAAATTTACGCAGTGACCCTAAACGACAGTAGACATGATACTCAAGGCGGACCCAACTATCTTCATACTGGAGGATACAACATATTTCAAGAATATAAGTATCCATATGTCAAACCTACTAGAAGTGGAACAATTGACAGCACATTACTAGAAATGAATTCTTGTAGCATAAAAATAAACCCAGTTACAAAACAGCCAAACTTAATGTTCGTTGATACTAATATAATAAAATATTATTATCCTATAAATGATGAATTAACATCTTGGACAGGCTTAACTTTCCCTTCTGGAAATATTATTCTAAGTGGCAAAAATATTTCTATTCGTGTACAAGATATGGGTAAATTTGATTTTGATAGAGAAACAAATCAATTAGTTATGCATGCTCATTGCCGTTCTTGGACTGGTACCGTTAGCTATGATAATGGTATTCTATTTAAAAAAGATTTAACAGGGGCAGGATACACATATTATAATACTCCATATACTGGTTCTTACGGAGCAGCAACCGATTTTAAAGTAAATCCAATTACAAATCAATATTCATTAATTTATGTAGATTCATATCATGGTATAATATATTCTGAAATGAACCCGTACACAAAAGCTTGGAAACATTCATATATTGAATCGGGTGGACTATATGGAGATAGTAAAATTAATTTAGATTTTAAAAGCAATGGTTATCCAGTTACAGCTTATGTAACAATTAGCGGTAGCGCGAGGAATATAACTGGATTTCTAAAAATAGCAGAATATGATGGTTCAAATTGGACAAAAACAATACTTCATACTGCAACAGGAAATTATTTTTGGTTAAATGGGCTTGATTTTAAATATAACTCTGGAGAAAATTATTATGGAGTTTCATGTGTTGATAATCAGAATTATCTGCCAAAGTTAAGCGGACTATATATAACAAATAAAGGCGTTCCATATGATGGGCAAATTAAAAAATATAGTTGGGATCATATTGCTCCTAATAATGAATACGCTTATCATACTCAATTGCTTTTTAAACAATATAGTGGCGAGACTACGCCATTTATTTTTAGATTCTCAGGTTTTAATGATATTATTTATTTAGAAAATGAAAAGTTAATAACAGGAAAATTTATAAATAAATTAGATTTAAACTCACAATTTGGTACCGCAGAAGTAATAGATTATACAACCGAACAAAAGGAAGCGCCAAAAGTTCCAATACAATTTTTCATAAGTGAAAATTATAATGGAGAATGGACTATTTATGAAAATCAAAGCGTGCTTGCTCAAAAAAATTTAAATACATCATTTAGGTTTACTCAAGGGTTTGGAAATGAAATTTTAAAACTTTATACATTCTATACTTATCCTGGAAACTCAATATGTATTAACTTTTATAATAATAATGTAGTTGGTAGTGTTGTTTTGGGCCGTGCAATTCTACGATACAATGGAAATAATTTAATAGATATTACTTCAATGCAGCTTTCAGCGAGTAATAAAATATGCAGTAGTATCCCTAGATCAACGGTTACCTCAACTAGCGCACCCATAGCTGCACCATCAACATCCGCTCCAACTTCGGCACCTATATTTAGTCCAGATGTTTATTCAACTTATACATCTTCTCAACAAAATATTTTAATGAATAGTAGTAATAATGGAGCAGCTTCTGTTTATCCAATAACGTTTAATGTAAATAATATTAATAGCAATAGCGTAGTACGTCAGGTAAATTTAGAATTAGAAGGCTATAATCATACTTATGCTGAAGATGTGGCGATGATTTTAGTTTCTCCATCAGGTGATGGAGTTTTAATTTCGAATTGCTTGGGTTATAATAATGCTGCAAATAATATAAATGTTGTTTTTGATAAAAACGCACCCCTTTTATGGAATGGATATAGTTCTGGTACTTATAGACCAAATTCTCTAACTTCTGGAGATTGTGGTGATAGAATATTTCAACCAGAAATAAATCTTCCGTACACAGGTATAAGTTCTTATTCAACTGATTTATCTATATTTTCTCACATGCAACCAAATGAAGCAAATGGAATTTGGAGACTTTATATTCAAGATTTTTGGCCATCAGATGATAATGGTTCTTTATTAAGAGCTAAATTAAAATTTTATACAGATATAAATTGCTCTTGTTTAGAGGGAACAAATAGCCACATAAAAAGACTTGGTACTTATTATAGAGATTTTATTCCAAATCAAGAATTTTGTGATAAAAGTCCAGTTAACGTTGTCGTTACAAATCAATCATGTTTAAATTATGGAGCAACCATACAATGTATGTCATGTCAAACTCCATGTGATAATGGTTGTGCGCGAGGAACAACTCTACAAAGCACACCATGCGCGCAAGCTTGCCCAGGATGTTGTCCTTATCCAGAGCTTGGATGCAAAGGTACTTTAACAACATTTGATGATCAAAAAGATGTTGATCGTTATTTTGCGAGTTATAATGAAGATGACAGAAAACAATCTTGCGCTGAAACTTTTGGTATAGTTAGTCCATTATCATGTTACGAAGGATATCTAGCATGTGGTGACCCTGTCACAATAACATTTACTGCATCTCAAGTAGATGATGCTGTCACTTTCGAATATACTGGAACCGTTATTGCTTGGGGTGGAGATCCGCCCTACTCGAGAACCGCAACTGTTCTTCCTGGTGGAACAGCTCAAATTAGAATAGCAAATATTAATGAACAAGGTCCATCTCACGCTATTGTTTCAATAAGCAGTTCTAAAGGAGGAAGCGTAAACACAACACATTGTTGTTGTGGATTCGCAAATAGAAATTGCGAAGGAAATGGTCCAGTTATTACTCCTTGTAACTGTCCAAGCAATATAGTTATTGCGAGTTTATTTGTGCCAAGATAATATAACAATTTAAATGAATATATCTAAAAAATCTCTTGATCTTATACTAGAATTTGAAGTTGGCGGAGGAGAGAGCTATTATAATAAATTTTTAAAAAATCCAACATGGCCAGGAGAGCAAAGCGGAGTTACAATTGGCGTAGGTTATGATCTTGGATATGTAAATAAAAGTGAATTTAGCGAAGATTGGAAAGATCTTCCTAAAGAAGTTTTTGATAGATTGTATAAAGTTGTAGGCATAAAAGGATATAACGCAAAAGGTTTAATTAGAGGATTAAAAGATATAACTATTCCTTGGGATCTTTCACTAAAAGTTTTTAACAATAAAACAATAACTAAATTTTATAATTTAACGCGCGAAACTTTTCCTAATTTTGATAATCTTCCAGAAGATGCAAAAGGTGGATTAGTTAGTCTTGTGTTCAATAGGGGAGCAGCTTTAGAAGGTGATCGTCGGCGCGAAATGAAATTAATAAGAGATGGTATGAAATTAACATCTACTTTTGATCAAAAAACTTTAACTTTTATAGCTAATCAAATAAGAAGTATGAAAAGAATATGGATTGGAGGCAGTATAGAAAAGGGCATGAGTAGAAGACGAGATGCTGAAGCTAAATTAATTGAAAATTCATTAAATACTTAATATTTATTTAAAATTTCTAATTTTAGGTAATGCATTTTTAATTTTTCGTGGTAAACTCAAAGGAGTTTCAATTGTTTTATCTTCTGGAAAATATTTTATTAAATGAGTTTCAAGGTATTTGTATTTTTTACATAATTCAAAATTTTCTTTTATTGCGCCAATTTTAGAGTAATATAATTCAGGACTTATATTATTAGGATCATTATCCATAAATTCATCTAAAAAAATTATTCCATCTTTATTAAAATGCTCGCCAATATCTCTGCATCCCCAATAAATTGGAATAGTTCCAGTTGCAAAACAATCTAATATTTTTTCCGTAAAATATGTTGGATAAACCATATTTTCAATAGCAATCGAAAACATGTAATCTTTTAAACCGACTTCTTTTGGCACTATACCATTCGCCCCAAATATATCAGCTCTGTTCATATATAAATCTCTTATTTTTAATCTAAATTTATGTCCATCAGTCCAAGCTTTGTCAGAACAAATCATAGATAAAAGTTTAGTTTTTGGATAAATTTGCATGTCCCTTATCCATGTTGAGTTAGCTGGCATGAATTTTATTTTATGATGTAGTTGGCATAAAAATTTATCGTGCGTAAAAATTAATTCAAATGTCTCAGTATATAAATTTAAATTTTTTTCTAAATCTTTATACAAAAATGGATGAATAATTTTGCTTTCCATAATCCAAGCGTATTTTTTTCCTATTACTCGATCAGTGAAAGCATCATGTATACAAGTATCAATATACATAAAATTTTTATTTTCATTTTCGTCCCAATTTATGCCTATTTCATTAATTTCTTTAATAGCTTTAATTATTTCATTTTTTCTTTCAGATGGGTTAAGAACCTCTAAACCTTGGTAATGCCTTGTAATCCAAGAAAAAGGTCCACCACCACAATAACTTTTAAAAGTTTTCATGATTTCCGATATTATTACACATCAAATAAGTGTAACATATTGTATGTTGAAAATGTTGACTATTGTTCCCTCTCGCGGAAGGCAAAAAAATCATTTAGACGTAATTGAAGCTTTTAGAAAAACATCTGTCATAAGTGATTTATGCTTTGGTCTTGATGAAGACGATTATCATAATTATCAAAAAGTTGACGGTGTTATTTACGAAATAAATCCATCATTAAGAATGAATGGAACTCTTAATCTCATAGCAAATAAATATGCAGATAAGTATGATTTACTGTATTTTATGGGTGACGATCATCGACCAAGATCATTTGGATGGGATTCTCGTTTAGCAGAACCTTTAAAAAATTCTACAGGTTTGTCATATGGAAATGATTTATTACAAGGCAAAAAACTAGCCACGGCAGTATTAATGACATCAAATATAGTTAAAGAGATCGGATTTTTTTCTCCACCAAGTCTTAAACATTTTTATTTAGATAATTTTTGGATGGATTTAGGACATGGTTTAAATAATTTAAATTATTTTGACGACGTAATTATTGAACATATGCATCCTTGCAATAAAAAATCAGCGGTAGATGGTACATATTCTCATGCATGGTCCGTTCTAGAAGAAGATGCTAAAAATTATCAAATATATAAAGATACACAATTTGAATCAGACTTAAAAAAAATAAAAGCAAAAATATCTAATAACTCTTGACATATTAACGTGTAATAATTAATATGGGTGTACCTATCGTAGATATTGCTGATGAAATTTATCGTGAACTAGGCAGTCCAAGTGACCTTAGCCTTCCGTCTATTGGTTTTTGGCTTAGAACAAATATCGGTGATCTTAATATTTTAATTAATAAAAAGTTTTATATAGATGAAAATACTCTTGAAATTGGTATGCCAGAGAATAGTGGAGATATCTTTGGTGATGTTGAAAAGAGCATATTTAAGATGATTTACACCATACATTATTACGAAAGGTTATTTAGAAATGCCCTTGGTGTGGCAAGCACAGATAGCGTGATAGAGATAGATCAAAACGGGTTCCGCGCTAGAAAAGTTAATAAAAATGAATTGGCAAAAACTTACGCTGAATTAAGAAGACAAATTAATGATGAACTTCAAATCCTTACTAAAAACTATAATCTTAATGAAGCAAGACCATTGCAGGTCGCTGGGGATGATACGCAAGCAGAACCAAATAAAACATATACATATAGTAGTAATTTAAGAACAATAGATAATTTGTAATTATATGGCAACCAGCTTTTTAAATTCGGCCGATAAGATCTGGTTTCAAAATGCAGTTGATACTTGGTTCGAAACATTTAAGCAAACCATAACCGTTCACAAAGAACCTACGAAAGTTTTACAAGATAATTCAAATCAAATGTTAGGATACAAAGATTATTCTAACCCGAACGATTATACATATGTTCCAAGATATCAATCTTTTGATGCAGTTGTGAAATATAATCCAACTGATAATTTAATAGAAGATAGTGAAATTAAGATTAAATTTATTAATCAAACTATTGAAATTTATGTAAAACAAGACGCTAGAGATTACATAGACTTAGATAAAACAGAAAAAATTACTTTTGATAATAAAACTTTTAACATATTTAGCACAAGTATAGTCAAAACTTATGCTGATACAGCTTATTATATGTACTATTTAAAGGAAACAAGATAATGGGACAAGTTAAAGTAAATTTTGGAAAAATAGTTGAAGATAGTAAAACTTTTAGTGAAAAGTCAGAAGAGAATATCACTAATAAATATGAATCTAGTAAACAAGATTTTTTTTCTAAATTTGAAAATCATCCAGTAACACAAGAAATAGAATCTGGACCAGAAGCTAACAATTCTTCAAGAACATTGAATGGGGTAGGTAATTTATTTAGTTATATTGGTTTTGATAAAAATTCAGATCCAATATCTGTTTTAAGAGGAATATTAGATAAATCTTTTAACTTTAAAAAAACTAAAATAAAAAATGGAAAAAGATTTACTATTAATTACCCAACTTTAGACGAGATCAAAGCTAATACGCCTATGCCTTGGGAAGGCGGAAATAGTTGGGTGGTTGGAATTGAAAGAGGAATTTCTGGTTTTAGTAATTATATGTATAAAAAATTTGGAGGCGGAAGATCTGGACAAGGCCTTCAATCAGAAAATAGAATCCGAAGTGGTGGATTCAAAAAAACAAAATATATGACTGATTTAATTAATCAGTTTGTAAAACAAATATCAAAATGAAAGCTCAATTAGATAATATTTTAATGTCAAGCATGATAATGTGGATGGATCATGTTATCTTAAAAAGAGGAGAAGCTTTTAAAAATAATAATACTAGCTTTTATCCAGTTACAAACATATACAATGGTTTTTATACATATGGACTACCATTTAATCAAATAGCTTGCGATAGCTCTATACCAAATTGTCAAATACTTTCTGGCGTACATGTAAATAATGTTTTTAAAAAAATTGGAGAAGCTAATCTAACGGCAATTACTCCAAGCGAAGGACATGTTCATTTTAGTGCAAATCAAATCGCTGCTAATAATAATTTAGTAGGTTTTTATGCAGTTAAAGATTTTAATATATATTTAACAAATTCACCAGATGAAGAAATCTTATTTGAAAGTCAATATAAAATTAGACCTAAAACAATACAAACTGCAGCAGGACTACCAATAGAAACAATAACTTACCCATGTATATTCTTAAAGAATAATGGTGGAGAAAATAAACCATTTGCTTTTGGTGGACAAGATAACACTCAACTTCTAGTAAGAGCTATTGTATTAGCTGATAATCTATTTAATTTAGATGGTGTTTGTGGTATATTAAAAGATACAGCTAGAGAATATATTCCATTAATAAGAAATAGTCCTTTTAATAACTTTGGTGGGCTAAATAATGGTCATTATGACTATGATAGTTTAACCAGTAATATTGATGTTGGAGTAGATGGCTTCTATATATCAGAAGTAAATGTAAGTAAAATATTTGCTAATATTAAAACTAATAATAGTCAAGTATTTCCAGCTTTTGTTGATTTTACCCTTGAAAATATAAGGTATCCTAGATTATAATTTATATTTCTCAATAGATAAATTCAACTGTAATAAAGTATACAATTAGGAGAATTTTAATATGGCAAGAAAAAGAGTAATTTATCAAAGCGAGGCCCTCTTCGTAGGACCTACAGGAACAGCATCAAATCCAGTACAATTGAATAGAATTCAAAGTGCTAATTATGGATTTCAAGTAACTCGTCAAGATGTTAACCAATATGGCAACTTGGCAGCAATTGATCGTATCATTTTGGAACAACCAACCGTTAATTTAGATTATAGCTATTATCTTAATAGTGGTGAAAACGAAAAGAATCTTGGTTTAACTCTTTCAACATCAAAAGGTGCTTTCGCAGATATTCTATCTGGAGTTGATACTAATGTTAAGAATTATTATATTTTAGTTTCTCCAGAAGGAACTGACGCAAACGTAGATACAGGTATAGCCACAGGACAAGGTAAAGTTATTGGTCTAGGAAACGCATTTTTAACGTCTTATCAAATGAGCGCTGCAGTAGGAGAAATTCCAACTGCTAGCGTTAATGCAGAAGCTTTAAATATGAGATTCTATACTGGTACTGCAGCTTTTAATACTCCAGCGGTAAATCCAACAGACGGACAAAATTTAACAGCAAGCATCACTATACCAGCTCCAGTTTCTGGAAGTGGATTTAGTGCTTTGCGTCCAGGAGATATTACATTAACTATTGATGGATCTAGAGGTCTTGATAAAACTGACTTGAAAGTGCAAAGCGTAAGCATGAGCATTGACGTAGCTAGAGATCCAATTCAAAAATTGGGAAGTAAATTCGCCTTTACAAAAGAAATTACATGGCCAGTAACAGCTAAAATGACAGTAGAATCAATTCTAGGAGATCTGGAGGCTAGTAATTTGGCAGACGTAGTTAGTGATGACAATGCTAAATATACTCTAAGTGTACTAATCAATAAACCAGGAACTCAAGTCCAAGCTATGAAATTCTCGTTAAAGGGGGCCAAGCTTGATTCACAAAGTTTCTCAAGCTCTATAGGAGACAATAAATCGGTAAGTCTAGAGTTTAGTTCGCAAGTAGGAGGACCTACAGACATTACAAACGGTATCTTTATAGAGGGTACAGCTTAATTTGTAATTACATATTATAAACTAGAAAACCCCGCTATGCGGGGTTTTTTAGTGTAAATAGGTATAAGGTTTAAGGATTTTAAAGGTTTATGGCTAATTTAAATATTAAAGAAATATTCACATTTCAAGTTCATAGAAATGTAGTTAACTTATATAAAAGATATCTTAATCTAGTAGAAGATCTTCAAGAAGAGCATGTTTCAATGCTTAATAAATTAAATAAAAAGATAGATCTTGAAACTTTAAAAAATGTTGACTATTTTGATGAAAATAGATATAATTATATACGGAAAAAAATATTAGACCTAGGAAATGAAACCATAAGGGAAATAAATAAAAGTCTAGATTTTTTTGAAAATAAAAATGAAAAATAAACTTATTAGATATGGCATCGAAGACGTTATTAAAGCTAATCTTGAAACTCAAAGCGTTCAGAGAGCGTTGAAAGAAAATTTTGGTTTATTAAAATCATCTTTTGATGTATTAACAAATGCAAGATATATTGCTAATTATTCAACATGGTCAGAAGAAAAAAGAAGACAGTTTATTATAACAATTGGCGGAAAAGTTAATTTTAAAAAAACTAAATCTTTTATAGAAGAAAAACAAGGAAATAAAATATGAAAATGGATAAATTTTTGCACGAATTTTCGATTAATAGAGAAATCGAGGTAGAAGATATTGAAGTGAGTAAAAATGAAAAAGGCGAAGAAGTAAAAGTTACCAAAAAACAAAAGAAAATAGAACCCGTAACCTTTAGACTCTTAAAACCAAATAGAAGACTTTTTGACGAAGCAGAATTATTTTATGGAATTAAACTATCAGAAGGAATTAAAGCTGGATTATTAACTAGATCACTATTAGCAAAAAGATATCAAAACGATGGCGGCTCAATGAGTGAAACTGAAAAAAGAAGATATACAGAGTTATATATTGAGCTTTATCGTTTAGAAAATGAACTACAAAGATTACAAGTTAATTTAGAAAAGATTTCCAAAGACGAACAGATAGATAAAATGGGGATAGTTTTAAATGATCTTTCTATTGCAAAAAAAGAACTACAACAAATTGAAAATTATCAATCGACAATTTTTGATCAAACAGCAGAGAACAGAGCAAGAAATCAAACCATTTTATGGTGGGTTTTAAATATTTCTTACATCAAGCAAGATCAAGAATTCATTCCTTTCTTCGGAGAGGGAGATCACGACAAGAAGTTGGGCAGATATGACGAATACGAAGAGTCAGAAGATTTCTTCAAAAAAGAAGCTATGTCTAAATTAGCTTATTTTATTAGTTTATGGTACATGGGCAAAGCTAATAATGCAGAAGATTTTAAAAATCTAGAACTTTTATTCGAACAAGCGAAGACTCAAATTAAAGAAGACAAAACTGAAGATAAAAAAGAATCAGTAAGTGAATGAGCTTTATAAAGAACAGCAATTAGCAAAAAAATTATATAGAGATATAGTTCAGGGTTATTCTATTTTTAATAAAGATAATAGTTATGTTTATTTCAAGCATTTGACCGAAATAGAATTTGCCGAATCACAAGATCAGTATATAAGATTACTTAGTGACTCAAAAAAACGCGGGTTATTAGATGAAAAAGACAAAATAAAAATTTTATGCGACCAAGGTATTTGGTCGAATGAAAAAGAAAATGAAATTAAATCTTTAAATAAAGAGATTGTAGGTGACGAGGCAACTTTAAATAAATTAATTATAAAATCTCAAATTAATCAAATAAGAGATTCTATGAAAACTAAGCAAGAAAAACTTGATGAAATTAATAAAGAAAGAGATGAGCTTTTAGGCTTAACTGCTGAGAGATATGCTTTTAAGAAATCTAATGAATTTTTATTATATTTAACTCTTTACAAAGACTCTTCTTTTAAAAATAGAATATTTGAAGAAGATAAGGATGACTTTTTTGATATAGAAGATCGTGAATTAATGGAATATATTAACATATATAAAGAATTTAATACTATGTTCGATGCAGAGAATATTAAGAAAATAGCAGTTTGCTCATTTTTTATGAATAACTTCTTTCATTGTGAAGATAATCCTTATTATTTTTATGGTAAACCAATAGTTGAATTAACTCAAAATCAAATGCAATTATTTTATATAGCTAAAAATTACAAATATTTATTAACTAAAAATGGAGAAAATCCTCCAAATAATATAGAAAGCTTAAATGATTTAATAAATTGGTATGAGAATAGATCTTCGGCTTCTAATTTAAAAGATAAAATTGCAGAGGATAAGCTAGGACAAACTTATATTGGCGCATCGAAGGAAGAGCTTAAAGCCATGACAGCGTCCTCTAAAGAAGAAGTATTAGATTTAAATCAAGAGTCTAAAAAGCTTGGTGGAGATTTATCTTTCGAACAAATCTTAAAAATACACGGAATTTGATTAATTTTGTGTAATACTATGAAAGGAAACTTTCATGGCAGAAGGCAAAGATCGCATTATTATTGATGTTTTGGGTAATACTCGTCCATTGGAGAAAGAGATCCAAAGGGTAGCTAACCAATCATTAACTTTAAATACAAAAGGCTTTTCTGCGCCTTTAGGTAAAATAAGTGGTCAATTAGGTGAATTTGAAAAATCATTAGCAGCATCTAATGCTCGCGTTATTGCGTTCGGTGCTTCTGCTGGAGCTATTTACGCTGTTCAAAAAGCTTTCCAAGAAACAATCAAAAGTGTTATTGATGTAGAAAAAGCTCTTACAGATATTAATGTTATATTAAATGTAAGTCAAAAAAGTTTAAGCGAATTTGGTTCTGGATTATTTAAAATAGCAAAAGACACAGGAACATCTTTTCAAGAAGTTACAAGAGCTGCTACCGAATTTTCTAGACAAGGTCTTGGAGTTACTGACACATTAAAAAGAACTAGTGATGCACTAATTTTAACTAGATTAAGTGGACTAGATGTAGTGAGTAGCGTAGAAGCTATTACGGCTGCATTAAATTCATTTAATCAAACATCAATAACTTCAAACGAGTTGGTAAATAAATTAGCTGCAGTTGACGCATCTTTTGCAGTAAGTTCTGGAGATCTTGCAGAAGCTATTAAAAGAGTAGGTAGTAGTGCTCAAGATGCTGGAGTTTCACTTGATCAATTAGTCGCGCTAGTAACATCAGCTCAACAAACAACCGCTAGAGGTGGAGCTGTTATTGGTAACAGTTTTAAAACTATTTTTACAAGACTCGAAAGACCAAAAGTTTTAGATGCATTAGATGAATTAGGAATAAAAACTAGAGATATTGAAGGAAATGCTTTGCCACTTATCCAAGTGCTACAAGAATTATCAAAAACATTCGATACTTTAAGTGGAAGTCAAAGAGCCCAAATTGCAGAATTAGTCGGTGGCGTATTTCAAATTAATATTTTAAAAGCTGCATTATCAGATTTAAGTAAAGAATATTCTATATATGGTCAAGCATTAGGTATCTCGTCTACCGCTACAGACGAAGCAAATCAAAGAAATGAAGCTCTAAATAAAACTTTATCTGCTACAATAAATAAAACTTTAGCAAATCTACAAGGCGCAGCAAGTCAAATTGGACAAGTAGCTTTTGGCCCAGCTTTAGAAAGAGCTTTGGGAGGATTAAATTCTGTATTAGAAAATTTTGGAGAATCAAAAGATACAGAATCTATAGGTGAAAAAATTGGTCAAGGTTTGCTGTCTGGTCTTGGAAACTTTTTATCTGGTCCTGGATTACTTTTAGGTTTAGCTACAACATTTAAAGTTTTTGAAAGATTAACCGTTTTTGCTTCAGATGCATTCAAAAGTTTATCAAGTATAAGTACGCAAAACACAAATCAACAAGCTTTACAAACTCAAATTTTAAATTTATTAGGTAAAAATCCTCAAATTATAGAACAAATTAATAAAGGTAATTTAAGCACAACGTCTTTACATAATCAAATTTTAACTTTAATACAACAAGAAACAGCAGCAATGCAACAACAAGTCGCTATAGCTAACACTTTAGCGAAAAGTTTATCTGCTGTAGGCGTAAATGTAGCTACTACTGGTCCTTATAAAGGAGCGGCTATTTCAAGAAATAAAGCTTTAGGATTTATTCCTAATTTTAGTGCATCAGATGAAATTACTGGAGCTTTAATGGGAGGTTATTCTCCTGGAAGTATTAAAAAAACTTCTATACCAAATTATGGTCAAGTAACATACAATAGTGCAGAAAAAGTTAAAAAAATTGACGGCTTATCTCAACAAGCAATAATGCCTCCAGAAAAAAGTCCAGCTGGACAAGCTTATAAAAATAATTTTCAAAATATTCACGGATTCAATCCTTATGCATCAAGAGGGTTTGTGCCTAATTTTGCACCAGCAGACCGAACAGATGCAATGATTTCTAAAGGTTACATAAGAATTAGTGGCGCAGAAGCCACACAGTACTTACAAAGAACTAATGGGCAATTAAAAGACACTGCAACAAGCTTAGGGGTAGTTAGAGATAAAGGCAATCTATATGTTCCTCAAGGAAACTACAACAAACTAATTAATAATTTAAAAACAAATTTAGAAACGAAAGCTGTTGGACGGGGAGAGCAGCTAGAGGGCAAACTAAATCCATACGCTTTAGTTTATCCAAGTTTTCAACAATCGACTTCATTTGGTACTTATGGAACAGCTGGTGGTAAAAAAATAGGATTTTATGCAGTCCCATTTCCTGGACAATTGAAAGACAAAGATAGAGAAATGATAGGGCCAGGTCTCTACGCTCAAGCGATAGACGGAATTGTAAATACAGCTTCTAATTTTTTAAATGATTTAGCTGGAGTATCTCCAGAAGTAATTAATAGCAGTAAATTCAAAAATTATTTAAAAAGTAATATAAGTCAAGATCAGATTGGTTCTTTAGTTGGAAACGCATTTGAAGGCGGAGTGTTATCGGCATTAAATATAATACCAGACGATAGAACTAGAAATCTAGATTTGACATCAGCTGAACTTAAAAAATTAGGAGAAACTTTTAAAGTTAATCCCTTAATGGGCACAAATTATAGAGGAGGAGACTTTAAAAACTCACTATCTGGTGGAAATTTAGATAGTATGGCTAATAAAATATTAACCAGTCAAAATGCAGCTTTTGGGTTTATACCTAATTTTTCTCCAATTAAAAAAGCTTTGAATGCAGAAAAAAACTTGGGAGGAAATGGAGTTTTAGATTTTGAACCAGGATTTGGGCTTTATGTTAGAGACAAAAATACACAGAAAAATTTTAGTGACGTTAAAAAAGATCATCCAGAAGGATTAAAAAAAGCTATAAGTAATTCTTTTGGAGTTCAAAAAAATATGGCAGCTTTTGGATTTATTCCTAATTTCGCTCCAGCTCTCCCAACATTAAGCCCACAAGAAGCTGCGGGAAATAATGAGATTGCAAAAAGAATGGCGACTTTAACTCCAGAATTAGATTCAAGTATAAAAAATTTATCAACAAGTTTGAAAAAAGCAGCAAATTCGTTCGATCAATTGGGGGCTGGTGCTGAAAAAGCTTCAACCGAAGTACAATCTACAAATTTAGGATCAACTGTAGCTCAAGCTAACACAAAAATTCAAAAACTTGGGGATTTATTTAATGATGATAAAATAGGAGCAGGTCTTCAAAAATTTAAACAAAATTTAGGATTTGCATCAATTGGAATTTCAATGGCAGGAGGATTTTTAGCTGAAACATTTGGATCAGATAATAAAGCTCTAAAAGATGGCATAAACGGCTTAAGTCAAGGGCTATCGACAGCCACAACCGCAGTAATGTTAATACCAGGTCCAGCTGGTCTAGTTGTAGGGGCATTTACCGCATTGTATACAGCCGCTTCAACTGTTGCAAAATATATCAAACAAAATGGAGAAGATTTAAGTAAAAAATTAGAAGATTCAAAACAAGCTGCTTCTGATTTTGCTAATTCTTCTCAAACCCTTTCTCAAGTTCAACAAAAATTAGCTGATGCTTATAAAAATACAAAAACTTCTCCAGCAGAATTAGATAAATTAAATAAACAACTAGTTGATGCAATAGGTGATTTACCAGAAAAATATAGAATGCAATTATTAGGAATTGGTGATAATATTAAATTACAAGAAGAAATGACTAAAGTTCAAGGTGAATTAGTAAAAGAACAAAAAAATTTAGAATTTGCTTCAGCATATTCAGCTAAACTATTAGATTCAGCTTTTACGACCCCAGATGTATTTAAAAATTTATCAGATTTAAATTCTGCTGCAAAAAGTATTTTGGCAGGTTTCTCAAAAGAAGGTAAGACTAATTTCATAGCGGATGTAGAGAACCAAGCTGTTAATTTAACGAAATCATCTCAAACGCAATTCATTAAATATTTAAAAGAATTTTATGGTTTAAACTCAAACATAGCTGGAGCTCTAGAAAAAGCAAATCCTCAAGAAATAAATAATTTAAAAACAGCTTTAATCAAATTAGGCACGGACGCAAAGAATAGTAAAGATGCAGTAGAGGCTGGAGCCGAGTCAAGAAAAGCTGAAATTTTAAAATTAGAATCACTTAAAAAAGCTGCAGACGCAGCAGATGCAGCTGTAGAAAATTTAAATGATTCATTATTAGGACTAATTTCGGCTTCAATTAGTGGAAGTGAATTTAAATCACAAAATAGACAAAATGAATTGGCAAATCAAAGCGCGATAGAATTAAATAGAGCAACTGGTAATTTAAACACTAGATCAGATTTTAGTAGTCCAGAGTCTGTTAATAGAGTGCAAAATATTATAGATTCTCAAAGAAGAAACGAAGACACTTTAAAAGGTTTTAGAGACGCAATATCTGGATCAAGAAATGAAATTAGTAATGCCGTACAAGATTTATTAAAAAAATTATCAAGTCCAGATAGTGGATTAAGCGCTTCTCCAGAAATAATTAAACAACTTGGTCAAAGATACATGAATATTGGTTCTCAAAATTTAAATCCTAAAGATTATGCTGATGCAATTTACAAAGCTACGATGGACCTTATGGGGCCAACTAATACTAGAGCAAGTGGTCTACAAGATAAATTAATTTCTATTAATCAACAAGCAAATCAAAGACTTTTAATGATAAGCCAAGAAGCAATGAAAAATAATCAAATTGCTCAAGATAATTATAAAATACAGCAACAAATGCTACAAGACAAAAGAGATGTATCTGCGATGGGTGGATTAGAAGGCTATGCTTCTGGTGGATCTTATGATAAAATTAGACAAATTTTACAAGATTTCAAAACAACAAGAGGCGGAGGACAAAGTAGAGCAGCTCTTTTAGGTGAAACTATTAATTTAGCTGGAGGAGGATTTAATGAAAAATTCTTAAAAGGTTTGACTCCATTTACAAATACTTTAAAAACTCAAAGAGCGCAAGATATAAGATCTAATGCTCTGAGTATAGCTAGAAACTCACCAGGAGGCATTGCGCCAATCTTTAGAGACATAGCAAAAAGATCTTATGATATTGCCTCAAAACAAGTTGATTTCGCTATAAAATCTAGTCAGGCTGATGCAGAATTAGGTTTAAATGTAAAAAGTATATTAGGCATATTAGAAAAAGCAAATCTTAATCAACAGCAATCGGCAAAAGAAATAAACCTTCCTGGTAATTTAGACAATGCTAAAAAAGCATTAGAGAGAGACTATAAATCAGAATATAAATCTATAGAAGAAGAAATTAAACGTGCACAAAATATAGCTGCTTCTAATAGAAGTTACCAAGGATTAGGAGAAGAAATTGGGCAAAAAAGTTCAAGAATAGATTACATGGAAAAAAGAAAAGCCCAAATACAAAAAGAAAACGAATCATTAGTGCAACAATTAGAAGCTTCTAATCTTCCAGAAAAAGTTAAAACTTTCTTACTAGATCAAATAAATCAAGCTTTGGAAACTGGACAAGAAGTACCATCTATTTCTAAATTACAACAAGGCTTCACAAGTAAATATGGGGCAAATAGAAGTCAAGAAGGCATGGAGGCTAATCCAAATATAAATTATGATTTAGAAAAACAATTAAATGAATTAAAAAAATTAAATATACAAAGCATATTAGGAGATTTAAGTAAAAATCAAACAGACACTCAAGCTATAAAAACTAATATAGAAGGCATAAGCGAAGCTCTAAGGAGAGCGAATGAAGAAGCTGAAATAATGAAAAAAGCTTTAGAAGCAGTAGGAGAAAAACCAATAGATATTACTGCTCCAATTAATAGAACTAATGATCAATCGAGTATTATACAAATCGACACGAAACCCATAAGTTTAAATATACCAGAGAACGCTATCAATCTACAAATGGGCGGAAACATTACTGTCGATCCTATCAATTTCAATGTATCATTAGATCAAACAACAGACCTAACAAGTATGATAACTCCAATTGCAGAAAAGATTGTTACAGACATTAATTTAGCTCTGACAGATAGCTTACAACAACAAATATCAACTCTTAAACAACAAATTTCTGATTTGGGTGGAAGAAGGTTGCCTCCAGAAAGAATGTTGGTATGATAAAAAAAGGTAAAAGGAAAATAAAATGGCATATACATTTACAGATGCAACTTTATTAAGTTATCAAGTAAATAAAAATTACTTGGGAGAAGGCGTTGCCTCTTTGAATGAAAGAGTTAAAATTACTATTAAGGGTATCTTTGATAATAGATTAACAAACTCTAAAGGCTATGGCGTTAAAGCTACGATTGATAATATTAAAAACTTATTGTTGACTACATCAAATGTTTATGATGATATCATTGTAAATAATTTTAATCTTGGTAAGGGTATTATCACTAATATATCTTTTCCAAAAGATAATCCAATTATTTTTGGAGATTATAGTTACGACATAGAAATAATAAACAGTACGGATTTTTCTAATATTCCTACTGGTAGTACAACTTATGGGTCTACTTTATCTTCTTTAAAAGATTTGATAAATACTTTTGATGAAAAATTTGATTTTAATTACGGTCAAGATGGGACTTACACGTGCAGCCACTCTATTACTTTGCAATACTTTAATGATAAAACAGATGTTATTGCAAAATGTAAGACTTTAGCCAACGCATTATTTAATGAAAATTTATCATTAGGATTAATCGGCAAATTTGCTGGTCAATACGCATCTTTAAAAACTAAAAAGAATTATTATTCTGAAAGTTATGATTTAGTAACTAAGACATGTACTTTTACAAAAGAAATAGAAATAAATGAAAATACATTATCTTCTTATTCTAATTCTATATCTCATTCATTAACTTTTAGTGAAAACGGAAAAACAACAATACAAGAGCAAGGGTTAATAAAAGCTCTTGACGATACCCAATCTTTTACTGCAGAAAATTATTTTAATACAGAAATAAATAATTCTTTTTCAAGATGTCAACAATTTTTTAATAGTTATGCCACAAAATATTCACTAGGTTCCGTGGATTCTCTTATCAACGCTTCATATGAGCTGGGAAAAACAATTAATCTAGTAGATAATAGTTTGGGATATTCCATATCATATACAAATGATCTGAGCGCAGAACAGAATTTGATTCACACTTATTCTAAAGTAGTAAATACAAATCAAGAGGGTGTTACCACTGTATCAGAAGAAGGAGAGATAAGTTTAAAAGCTATATTGGGAACCATAGTGAATTTAAACCAATTTAAGGTAAAATACCTAACGGCAAAATTACGAATAGATAATGATCCTTTATACGCGGGTTATAATAAATCTCGTGCCTCAATGAGCTATGAAAAAATTGCATCTTCTAATTATGGAAATAAATTTACTTATAGAATAGAAAAAAATAATGAAAAGAAAAATGCTCTTGCAGATAACTCAGTTTATAAAAGTTTACAGCTCTCAATACAGGACGATAAACCCGCTGAGATATATAAAGAATATATCATTGCGAATAGAATTCCAAAAAATGTACTTTTTACTTTAGGAAACCAAGTACAAATGGGAACTCGAACAGTTCAAATAAATGGAACTTTAACTAAACCTGCCTCAGACGTATGGAGTACGCCAAGAATTTTTCCTTTGAGTGACTTAAAAAGTATAGCGATTAATAATGGTCTTGTTGGTATAAGCAAAGATGCTTATATAAGTGAAGTATCATATGGATACGGGTCTAGTAATGATTTCTCATTCACTATGACTTTAATGTATTTGGTATAAATATATGGCGACTAATTATATAAAATACAACTCAAATCAATTAATTTATCCAACCCCATTAGTTGAGTTGTCTAGAGAAAATGCGTATGATAATAATCATTTAGGTTTTGTCGACAAAATTACTTTGAAAGGCCAACTAACTGGAAATTTTTATCAATTACAAACTGGCCAAAGCGGAATATTAAATATCTTTAATAAAAATTTTGGATTATTTGAGATTTATGAAGAAACTCCTAGGGGTAGTAGCGTGATATTTGAAAAAATTTATGAAAAAAGTGGAATCAATATTACGTCTATATCCTTTGAAGAATCAGCTTATAATGGTATGTTGAATTATACAGTTGAATTAAATTCGTCAACAATGAGTGGAAATGTTGTAAATCCAGTGAATCAATATAATTTTGTAGAAAATAAAGATAAAACAATATCTTTATCTCATAGCATTTCTGCGCAAGGAATAAATACGGCTAGTTATCCATCTAAATCTAATGCATTAGAAAATGCGATAAGTTTTGTGACACAAAATACTGGGCTAGCAAACGTACCAACGATAAAATTTATAAGTGGCGCAAGCAATAATTTTTATTTACAAAATATTTCAGAATCTATAGATCGCTTAAACGCTATATACTCTATAGATGAATCTTATACTAGTAGTTTATTAAGTACTGGAAGTTCAGGAATTTTAAAATATTCTATCGACATTTCTTCTGGCGTAGCAGCTGATTCATTAAGTTTATCGATAAAAGGGAGTTATAAAGGGGCGTTAGGTGGTAATATAAATGATTTAAGAAATAGTTTAAATGTAACTAAATTGGTATCTGGAGCATACTCTAGTTATTTTAATCCAATACCAATTAATTATAGTATTTCAGAGAATACTGGGGAAAATATAATAAATTTTGATTATTCTTTTGATAATATCAATTTACCAAATCCATACTTTAAATACGACACAAGTGTAGAAAAAGATGATATCGAACAAGTTATAAAAGTAGATATAAACGCGAGTATTATTACTAGAGGAAATAGATATAATAGATATTTATTATCCCAAGCCGCTCAAGCTTCTTTAAATACTGGTCTTTTTGCTATTGCAAGCGGAGCAGTATTAGATTTTAAAGATTTTAATAGCGATACAGGATACTATAAATTAAGATTACAGAATATAGAGTTTATAGATAATCCAAATGAGGGAGTCATAACGGCAAAAGCCTCTTATGATGATAAACCCATGCCAAGTGGAGACGACCCAGCAATCGCTGATTCTTCTTTTCAAATATCTGTTCAAGCCCCATGCTGGTATATGGTTGGCGTGCCAGCAATTAATCAAAGAGGTTACTATATTATAAATGATTTTGATATTACTACATTACCAAAATGCACAATCGAATCAACCGTATCAATAAAAGATGGGACATCTCAGGGTTCAACTACATCTATACAAAATAATATTAAAAATTCAATCGGAATAATTTCGCCTAGCGACTATAATTTTAATATAACTATAAAAGAATCTTTTTCCGAAGAAAGAGCAAATTTAGATCAAACCTCTAATTTGACGCAACCAATTTTAAACACAAAAAATGTAAATTATAAAATTGAAAAAGTATGCACGACTAACCAAAGCTCTATTTTTCCAAAGATATATCAATGAACTTATCATATTTAAATAACTATTTTTCTGATAAATCTTTGAATAAAGATGCTATACAGTTATATTATGATTTTGATCAAGTATCTGGAGTCTTCTTGAAGAATAAAATTTATGAAAATGAAGTGCAATTTTATCCTGTCGCACAAGGATTTTCTATAAATAAAAAATATTCGCCAGCTTTCTTCAATACAAAATATGGCCAAGTTAGTTTTACTGGTTCAGGTGTTTTTCAGGGCACGAATACAATGCAAATTTTTGAAGAATCTACTTCTGCTGATAATAGTCTATTTATTAATTTTGGAAGATTGAATTGTAATAAAAATTTTACTTTAAATGGTGATTTAATTTCTATACCAACTGGAAAAATACAAACATTAGGCTATATAAAATCAAAAAATAATACAAACCCATTTCAAATTATATTAGGGTTAAATGACGCAAATGATCTTACTCTTGAGTTTTCTGGGGGCACAGAATCTTACAAAACAGTAACTCCCAAGGAGTTATCTTTTCAGAATATTTGTTGTTTAAAATTTGGGCGTAATATCTTGGAGCTTAATTATTATGATATTATAGAAAATGAAACTCATAAGTCTAGAATAGATATAACTGGAAATTACTTTGAACAAAATAAACAGCTGTATATTGGTAATGTAGGTTCTGGTTTTCTAGATCAAAATTATACTGGATTTTTTGGAACTGTCGATGACATTTTATTACTTAATAATATTCCAGATGATGCGCAAAGCTTTGGGCTTGCTAAATTATTTATAAAAACTGGTGAATATATTGATGTAGTTAATCTAACTGGATTAACATTTAATGTTATTAGTAATGCTTTTTTAAATCCTACAGGTATAATTGGAGTAGGAATAAATGGTTATCAAGATATAAAAATTGAAGAAGCTTTAGTAAGTGGTTCTTTAACTGGTATTTATATACAGTCTGGCGTTACAGGGAATATTACTGGAGAAACAATAGAAATTCAGACTTCTACTCAGTCTGTAATATCTAATACTGGGCAAATTATCACAAAATACGAACTATATGATGAAAAGTACTCTTCTAATTTTACAAAAGATAATATCATTTTTAATAAAAAAACAGATGACCAAGACATTTTTGAAATTCAATTTTATTTAGATTCTCAAATAAAAATTAGTCATTTTGACTACTCTAATGTATCTGATATATATGTAGCTAAAGATAATGTATCAGATAAAAACAACTCTATATATATTAACGGAATTCGATTAGTATCTGGGATAAATTATGAATATACACAACCAAATGTTTTTATTACTAACGATTACCCTAAAGGAGACTCTAACGACTTAGCTTTTTATACCGTTTCTAGTCTAACAGGAAATAAAGTTTATCAAACAGATTTTAATAGGTCTTCTGAGTCTGGAGACTACTATTTAGCTTATTCTTTTTCGGATAATAATTCTAATTGGGGTAGATCAAATATATTCTTAAATGGGCAAAAATTAATATCTGGATTTAATTATCTTATCGCTGGGCAAAATTTAAATAATCTTTATTTATATAAAAATTTACCAACTGGGTCACTTACTATTGTAAAAGACAATTTTATCTCAGGGGTAACGGGAAATAATACTAAAATATACAATTCGTCTTTGAAGTATAACAATGAGCAGATTTGGCTTAATGGAATATACCAGTACAAGGGGATTGATTATATATTATCTTCTTGTTATAATTCATTAATGAGCGCTTCTGGAGATATAGAGGTCAAAGAGAACTATATATTCGATAATGAATATTACAGATTTAATTTATAAGTGTAATTACTAATTACAAAGGTATAAGGGATTAATATGGCTGTAAAATTTATAGATAGCATCCAGATTGGAGGCAACGCCCCTGGGCAATTTGCTGGGGGCTATATCTATTCTATGAATATGACTCAAGGTTATGCTGAAGAAATTAATAAGTTAACTATTGATGTTGTTTATGAAAACTCCTCTGTGAATCCAAGTTTTCCAACTAAAGATCTTGTCTCTTCATTTTCCATAAGTGTCGGTAGATTAAATTTCCCAAAAATGCATTTTCTTTCGAGCTCGGTGAGTAAAAGCTTGGGTCAAACCACTGCTTCTTGTACTTTTGTAGATGATTCTGTAAAGTTAGATAGATATTATGTTGGTTTATATAATAGGCATGGAAAAGAAAGCGCTGGAAATTTGATAATTGTTGGATCTCCGCAAGCAAATACCGATGCTCCATGTAGCGCTGATGATATCAATTATAGAATTGACGAATTAATGTCAAAAATATCTGGTATAATTAATATAAATAGATCGTTTGGTTACCTTAACACTTTAAATTACACAGGTACAATAAGACAAGTTTTATCTAATATAGGGAGCGATTTTGGTTTTAGCTTTTATTGGGATATGATGCAGGACAAATTAGTATTTGTAGATTTAAAAAATGGAATAAATTTATCTAATGTAGAATCTATATCTAATAATACTTCAATTCCACTTGCTGATTTTAAAAGTGAAGAGACCCTAGAAGGAACTTATGCAAAAGGTTTTTCTAATTTTTCAGCAAAAAATGGAGGAGTAAAAGAGGTTACTTATAAAGAGTGGAGTAGACTCACTTACGTAAATATACCAGCAAATATAACAAACCTCGCTCAATGTTTTTTAGCTTCAGTGAACCCAACTTTACGAACCCTTTACGCTTTAAGTGAAGGTAGATATTCTCAAGCAGGAGTTTTTGGTTTTAATCCTTTTAATGGAGCTACGTTTTCATATATTGACACAATTTTTAACTCTTTTATAAACGAAATTCGTGCAAGAGGTTTTCCGCATGTTATTGGGGCTTGCGATTCTATAGATTCAGAAGGAGAGAAAGCAATAACGCAATTAGAAGCGAATGAATTTCAAAACTATGGGAAATATTATCGAAAAACTAATATAGTCACTATTGCGCCAGATATTTGCGGTTCAGAATATTCTAGAAAAATAACCTCTACTTTTTGGCCTGGAAATGATAGTATTTCTAACCAAGCGTGGGGTTCTGCTTCTGCTCCAGATTTTACAAGAAATCCAAATACCACAGTTGAGGGTTGGCTTCCTTATCAATTAGATCCTTTATTTCTGCCAGTTACAGACGAATTAGCTGATCAATTGCTTCAGTTTTCTTTAAGAAAAGGATTTCGCAGCCAAGACTTTTTTTTACGTGGAAAAACATTAATAGCTTTTCCAAAAATAAGTGTTACAGTAAGTAGTGGAGAAAATCCTAATGAAGAAGCTTTTCAACCCGCAGTATATAGTGATAGTGCTACAGGAGAAGATCCCAGTTGTTTAAGGTGTGCCAGAAGAACTAGCAACACTCCAGCGGCTACTAACTCAGAATTAACTACTCCAGGCAGAGGATTAAATAGTAAAAGATGTTCTATAGTAAACGTTACTACTCCAGGAGGGGGAAGACTAATTGGCTATTTACCATCAACAGATATGTACTTTGGGTACGTTCAGGTCGATGTCACAGAATCGTATAACGATTCAGCAAGCTCATCTATTGATGGGGGCGGTCTTACTGTGCCAAGCACTGCGATGCAGTACGAGCATACAGCGGTAGATATAACTAATAAATCAGAATTAGATAAGGCAGTAAAAGAAATGGCCTATTCAGCTTTACCTCTAAAAAATATATCATTTAAAATTATTGGTACAGATTATGGAAGTATAGCCAACATAATGAACGCTGAATCTGGGTTAACCGCATTTTCAATTTATTTAGATGATACTGGAATTTTTAGTAATTTTACGTATCAAAGTAGACCACCAACTGCACCAGCTGCAGAAATAATTATGGAAAAAGTTTCTACAAGAAAAGTGACTATAACAGGATAGTTTATGATATTTTCTGGAAATAATAATTTATCCTTAAATCATCAAACAGGTTTAAGCTTTTCTATAGATTTAAAATTTAATAATTCTTCTGGTTATTGCGAATTAGGTTTTTCTGGTTTAAATCCTAGCGCTATACCAAAAGAAAAAGTGAGTTATATTTTTGATAAATCCAAACTTTATGATCCAGAAGGCAGACTAATTTATTTTTATAAAAACGACCAATCTATTAATTTGTCTGGTAGTATAAATCCTATCTCTTATTCTTATTATATAGATGGAAACCTACTATGTTTAAATGGTAAAAAACAACCATTTAATTTAAATAAATTTTATTTAAATACTAGTGGATGTACGGTTGACGCGGATCTAAAGATACTTGGAGACGTACCTAATTATAATATAAGTTTAAATAAATTCAATGTAAGTGGGCTTCTAACTGGTACAATTAATAATAACTCTTTATCTCAATTTAAGATTTATAGCGGTGTCGTAACTGCCCCAACTGGATTTTCAGTTAATTCTATTAATTTAGATGTTTTGACTGGAAATATTCCATCTTTTATTATAATAAACACGTTAAATGCAACGAAAAATCAAATAAATGACGGCACGGTATATCCTATCACTCTAAATTTATATACAAATTTTGGTTTAATAAGTAGAATCTATAATGCTACTGGAAACTTTATTAAAGATCTTCAAGTAATTTTAAATTTAAATCAAGGGTTCGATTTCGATGTTATCAATTCCGTAAGTGGTATAAACGATATTAAAAATCAAGAATATAATTTAAATTTTTATATAAAAAGTGGATCAAATAATAATTTACCTAAAAATTTAAGTTTAAATTTAGAATATTTTGGAGGTAAAACTGGTTTATTTTATCAAGACATACTTGGTACAGGAATACAGAATGTTATTTTAACTGGTTTAATTACTGGTAGTAGTACACTAAGTAAAATAGTAAGTATGACGGCTACTGGATATGATTTTTTATCTAATCTAGAAAAAACTGGATACATAACTGGTGTAGCGCAAGGTTTATTTTTTGCAACTGGGTTGAATTCAACTTCTGGATCTTTATCTAGCACTGGATTTTTTAATGGAAATTTAATTTATAAAAATATATTTTTTAATAAAAGTGGATTTTCAATAAATGGTATAAATGATTATTCAAATAGTTTTGTTAATGATTATCATTATTATGAAAATAAAGTTTTAACTGGTTCTAGTTCTAATAATAACTTTTTATTCGGATCCAATATCGCTTCTAATCATGATCATAGTATTCTAGCTATATCTGCGCCATCTGGAAATATAGGCAATTACACTGGAGCTGGTTTAGTTTATATTTTTACAGGAAATAATAATTGGATTCAAACCGCTATTCTGTCTGGGAGCAACGCAACTACTGGAGATAATTTTGGATATGCTTTAAGCATGAATGATAGCGGGACTGTTTTAGCGATAAGTTCACCAAATAAAAATTTAAATACAGGTATTAACACTTTAACTGGCGCAGGCGCAGTTTATATATTTAATAAAAATAATTCAAATTGGACAGAATCAACAATAATAACTGGAAGTGGGTCTCACGCAGGACAAAGATTTGGTCATTCTTTGGAGTTAAGTAAAGATGGAAATATTCTAGTGGTTGGCACGCCAAATAAAGATTTAATTACAGGTTTTAATACTTATATTGGAGCGGGGGTAGCATCTATCTTTGCTTATCAAACAAACGTTTGGAGAGAATTACAACAAGTAAATGCAAGTAATCCAGAAGACCAGGATGGTTTTGGCCATTCGGTTTCATTAAGCAGTGATGGATACGTCATAGGGATAGGAGCCACGGGTAAATATGTAGAATCATATCAAAATTTAGGATCTTTACATCTATTCAAAGGTAACCAATTTAATATAGATTATTGGCAAGAAGAGGCAATACTAACTGGAAATAATTCTTCTGCTAGAGATAGTTTGGGCTATTCAATAAAAGTAAGTTATGATGGAAATACAATTTTGTCCAGTAGTATAAAAAATAATTCTAATGCTGGATATGCCTATGTCTTCACTGGGGATATGTTTGGTGAGTTTGATTATAAACAATCCCAAAGATTGCAGTCTTCAGATTCATCTGCTGGAGATAATTTTGGATATTCTTTAACAATGAATAAAAGTGCTAACTTATTATGTATAAGTTCTCCATATGATAGTTATTCTAATTTAACTAGTGGCGGAAGCTGTTACATTTTTGAAAAAAATAACTTTTCATGGACAGAAAAACAAAAAATAACAGGAAATATCAATTATACTCAAAGTTATAATAAATTCGGAAATATAGTATCTTTGAATAATGATGGGACCAATTTATTGGTTGGATCAGAACTATTTGATACTGGTTCTTATAATAATATTGGTTCAGTCTATAATTTTAAAAATGTAAATTTAACTGGTTATTTGGGTGAAATAACTGGGACAGGTATAGTTTCATATAATTCAATTGTATTTGCTACTGGTAATATAACTGGGTTACCTTACAATAAAACATTCTTTGATGTTTTCGATATGCAAACTGGCTATTATATAAATAATCAATTAACTGGAATCAAAAGCTTTAAAACTGGGAATCTTATATTAAATCAAAGTTATAAAAGCTCTGGAATAATAGACCCTTTAATTGATTCTATATATTTATCAATAAAAGCTAAAAATTATCCAGACAATGAAGCGATAACTGGTAAATTAATCATAAGTGGTTACGACAATGCTAATGATAATAATAGTGTAATTATTAATTATATAACAGGAAAGAAATAATCTATGGGATGGTATAAATCATCTAATTATAAAGCCAGCTCTTCTAGTCTTTTGAGTGGATCTGTTGGTGATTTGATCGTGCAAAGCGGAGTTTTTGTTGATGGGCAGCTGCAAGTAAACAGTGAATATATCAATGCTTATTATAAACCAGCTGTACCCGAAGCCCTCAACAACTATACTTATTATGAAGGACTGGGGGCATTTTTAACTATTAAAGAACAAAGATTAAGTAATGGAGGTATATATAAAATGCCTGTTTGGTCTAATAAACCTCTTTCTTCTACAAACTTTCCAACTGGTGTTACTGTAAGTGGATATTTATATAACCCTCTCCGAATGCAAGTTTGTAATGGCGGGATAAATACAGTTATAGAAGTATTAGCGAGAATAGTACCTAGCTAATTTTTTTTAGTCTCTCTAGAAGTTCAAAAATTTTAATCTTTGGTATATCTGAAATAGAAAATATTGTATTTGCATTTTCAAATTTTTCTTTAACTAATTTAATTTTTAATTTTTCAAAATCAATATTTTTTTCTTTCATTATTTTTTCAAGAAGTACATGCGGAGATGTAGGATTTTCGTTAGGAGATGAATCGTCTATAATTTTTACATCACCTAATTCTTCTTGACTTACGATATTAATTTTTAAGAAATTACGCACACATCTAACGAAAGCTCTATTCTCAGCTATTGCAGCTAAAAAAAACTTAGCAAAACTTTTGGTATTTTGGAGAGAAGCATCGGCAAGAGCTTCGAAAGTGACTATTCTGTTGTCTGTTTCGTAGTTTGGTATCCAAGTTATTTTGCAGCTTGTAGCGAAATACGAATCTGAGGCAGCTACAACTTTATATGAAACATCTGTATATCCTCTAATTTGGGCTAATTCTTTGATTCCTCCCAAAAGTATTAATAAATCCTTATCTTCTAATTTAGATACATCTGTTTCTTGTGTTTTTTGACGATTCGGTACAAGATACTGGGTTTTCACCATAGCTCGCCAATCTATTATACCGTCGTCATTATAAATATACTTAATATTATTGTCTTCAATTAAACCATATTTATTTCTTTTGAAGACTTTCGCTGGCTTATTAATAATATTTGATTCTACAGTTGTGTCTTCAAATGATATATTAGGATGAATAATTGTTGATACTGTTTCTTCCATGATTAAGTAATGATATACTTAATATATATATTTGTCAATCTTTATAAATATAAAAATTTTGTGCTTCTTTCCAAAACTCTGGATCATCTACGATATTATCGCCATTTTGATTAATCCAATCATATTTAGACTTAAAATGACCCTTTGAGGATATTATATTTTTTGAAGAAAAATATTTATAATTTCTACATGATTTGATATTAAAATCCTCTTTTATTGGGTCTTTTTTGTTTATAATTAAACCGTAATCCATATAATTTAATTTATATTTATTTAAAATTTCTTCTGGTAAGCTGGAGATCATTACAAAATTTATAGTGTTTCTTTTTAATTCTTTTATAAAATTTGGATCATTTTCTTTTTCTATTATATAAATTATTTGTAAAATATTATTTTTATAAGCTTTTAAAAGATTTACGTCAATCGTTTTATTAGTAAAAATAATACATTTCTTTGCTTTTAATAAAATTTCCAAAGCTTGTTCATTAAAAAAATAATCCATTCTTATTATTAAATTTTCTATATTTATTGAATTCGGGTCAACAAATTGATCTAAAATTAATTCTAGTGTTTTCTGGTTATAGTTTTCTCCAATACAAATGGTTTCAAAAAATTTTTTATGTTTAATATTTAAGAGACTTAATATTCCAGAAGCAATTTCTTCTGGTTTTATTGTGTTAATACTTTTGGGATGTTCTTCGAAAGAGTAAGATGGTTTTTTATTTGTTTTTGGTTTTAAAAGAATTAAATTCTCTTTTTTAGACCAATAAGGAGAAACGTTTTCTATGTTGTTATTAGAGTATATAGCTAATATTTTTTTATCAAATCCAGAAGCCATATGAGCTCCAAAACTATCTGCACCAAAATGTAAAATAGAATTTTGAATAATATAAGCCGCTTGAGGAACAGTTGTTTGACCAGCTGTATATATACATTTATCTATTTTAGGATCATCTTTACTTCCTATTTGAACTATATCTATATTTTCATTTTTTAAATAAGGATGTATAAGATTAACAACATCTTGCCAATAATCATAGTTTTTAGAAGGCTTGCTGAACGGTTGGAAGCTTATGTATTTATGTGTATTTAATGGAAAAAAATTAGTATAAATAAATGGTTTATCTATTTTCAATCCGCAAGACGTAGCATATGATTCTATTAAATGCATAAATTAATGAAAATTTTCTCCGTATTTTGGTAAAAATGCATGCCTTAATTCTATGTTCGGGTCCACTATTATTTTATATCCTAATTCTCTTGCTTTTTCAAAAAATAATACATGCTCATTTCTGTTGTCATTTATATCATATTTAATATTTCTATGTACTTCGGCTGGAATCAAGAAGCATGTCCCAACAGACTTTACTTGTGTTTTAATATCCCCATCAGAAATATTATAAGGTGGTTTATAATCAAATTTAAAGCCTTTTGAATCTATAAAGCAATCTATATCATAAAATCTTTTCCATGGCCACCAATTATTATCTTCTATATAAACATATGGTGCAACTATATTCTTAGACGAAATAGATAACAGTTTTTCTATAATATCAAATGGATATTCTATAATATCTACGTCCATCCAAAATACATGAGTATAATCATTAGTTAGATTATCTTCTAATATTTTATTTCTTAACTTAACGTATTTAGCGTATTTATGTTCGCTACCTTCTATGTAGCCATCGTAAACACATCTAGTTTTATTTTTAAAAGTTAAATTATTAAATATATTTGAGGCATTTTTCTGCCAAATAAACCAAGCCCCTCTAGGGGAGATTAGCTGTGGCACTAATATTTTATAATCATTCATGTTTTAAATCAAAAGCTATTTTGTCTTTTCCATTGTGCTGATAATTAAAAATTCTCTGAGTCCCTATATATGGTAAGAATGCTATTTGAAAAAATCCCTTATGATCTCCAGAACCTTCCAACCATAAAAGTTGATCCATTTGAGGTATATACGATATTAATTTATGAATATATGGATTACCTTTTAGAATATCAAAATATTCTGGTTTCGTTGCCACATATAAATTTTTATCTGGATATTGCTTTTTTATAGAAGCAAATAAACTAGTAGATATGTAAACATCACCGATTGCTTCTGGTATAACATATAAAATTCTATTCTCTTGACCTTCGTTATCCAAAATTTCTTCAAATGATACTTTTTTATTTTCTTGATTTTCTTTATTGGCTACTTGTCTAAAATAATTTTCTATATCAGTTCTTTTGCCTCCTTTTTTAATTTCTTGTAGCCAATATTTTAATCCGTCATCATTTTCATTAATATCTTTCATTTTTAAAATATTATTATACATAAAAATAAGCCATTCAGTATCATCTTTTATTTCTGGAATAATAGCGAATGGATTTCTTTCTTCTTCTTTTAGAGAGAAGTCGTGATTCGTGATTACTGAATCATCAATAAATTTTTCTATAGCTCCTCCTATGGTTTGAACTGAGAAATTTTCTAAAGTCCATTCTCTAGCTTTTTTACCTAATTCTCTTCTTTTTTGAATAGGCATGTTGTATACTTTATTTAATTGTTTAGCTATTGAAGATGGTTTTGTTGAGGCTTTAATAAATTCGGTTCCATGCTCTCTATATTCTGACCAATCTAATTCTAAAGAATAAGCTTCTCGCTCACACATTTCTTCTCCACAAGAATAATTAGTTACCAAAGTTATAAGTTCTGTTAATTTTGCCTCTTGAATAGGTATTTCTTGTCCACCACTAGTAAATGGGTGACAATATACATCCATTAAATTATAAACTTCATTTAATTGTGATTCAGTTACGCCTAGACCAACGCTTGTCGTTGTTTGACTTTTTTCGCTCTTACAAAATCTACAATTTAAATCTTGACCTTGAAATAGTTTAATTTCGTATTCATGGCAATTTTTACAAATATATGTTGTTAGAATTTCTCTTAAATCAATGCCGTATTCTTTGGCTAATTTATGAATATTCCAACCCTCTGACCAATGAGTATGTAATAGTAAATATGTATTTTTAATTTGAGGATTTTGCCTCTTCCATAGAGCATATCCTTCTAATAAATTAGGAACACTTTTTCTTAATTGATTTCTAAATACAAACCCAATAATAAAAGAATCTAAAGGGATATTGTGTTTTTTTCTAAGCTCTTCTCTTTTGTAGTTATCTAATCTATAAAATTCAGCAGGATCAAGGGGTCCGTGCATTGTCTGGACATGAGCGTGACCTAGATCATGTAAAGCTTTAGTAGCGAAATTGCTCCAAATCCAATAGTTTTTAATTTTATTAGCTTTTTCTACTGCCGAAGGTAAAATCGGTAAAGAATCTAATGTGGTCCACAAAACTGATGGAATTTTGTTGAACCATTTTTTATCTATTGCAAAATCTATACCCCAAATATCTTGTACAGCAATATAAATATCTGGCTTCTCTTCGTGAATTACTTTGTCTAAAAAATGCGCACCATAACTAGCAAGTCTGGCTAAATTAGGATCTTTATTTAATTCATTTATTTCTTGAGGATTATCTGGTAAAGATCCAATTGATTTCCATGGAGTTTTTTTGAGTTCTGGATTAGAATACTGCATTCCACAGCAGTAATGAATAATTTCGTATTTATTTGTATTATATAAATACGTTAGTAACGCCTTAGCTGCCCTACCAAATCCAGTTTTAGCCAAAGTAAAATCTGATTGGTAGAAGATTTTCTTTTTTTTAGACACGATTACCAAAGCTCACTATCGTCTTGAGCGTTCTTCTGTACGTTTGGTGAATTTGGTGCATTTTTTATCTTTTTAATTGCTTCAATTCTTTGAGATTCAAAAGTAGCATTTAAAGCGTAAGAGATAAATTCTTTTAATAACCTAGCTTCATTAAAATAAAATCCAATTAAGTAAGACTGTTTATTTTCACTGTTTTGCTTATCTTCTTTATTAACTGAATAAGAATAGCCTACTTGCTTGTCATCTCTGATATACGGACAGAGTTTTATCCTTGTTGTTTGTTTTTCTGAAGTATGGTACGCAGAAAACTCTACATTTCTTTCGATTGCGTCTAAAATTCCTGCTGCTTCTGTTAAAGAAAATTTGATTTTTACACTTTTATTTGGATTATTTTGATTTTCTGAAAATGACCCTATTTTTTTAGCTTCATTCCATGCTGATTGTTTAATTAATGAACCCCATATGGATTCGTCTTTTGGATTGACTGTGAAACTACAAGCTGTTCCTGTGTTTTTGCTATTTGGTTTATAAAAAGATATCATATATAATATATTATCATTATAATGTAATTATGTCAACTATTTTTGTCTATCTTTTTTAAATCATTTAATTTCATATAAATTTGATGATCTTGGATAGCTATTAAATCGCCAAATACACAATCATCTCTTTTTGAGCCTTTCGCTATAACAATATTGCCTTCTTCAAAAGCTTTGTTATTTAACAGTTTATTATTTTCAATGTTATCATTAAATATTAATACGCTAATAGAACTGGTTTCATCTGATATTTTTAATCTCACATATCTAGTTTTCTTTTCGTTTTTTGATACACCAGTATATACTTCCTCTATTTGACCCACAAATGCTACTTTTGAATTAATTGGTTCTTCTAGGATATCTGATATAAATTTTAAATTCTCACGCTTTTCAATAAAGATATCCCTTAGATTTTTGTTGTATGTATATCCTAATAGCTTTTTTTCATAATACCAATTTGCAAAACTTTCGCTTTTACTATTCTGATTGTAAATTTCAAGATATGGCGCATACTTTGCTTTAATAGTGTTTAATCTGTTATCTTTAATAACCACATGATTTTTTTCGTCAGTAAATTTATTGAGGTGTTTAATTATTTTAATTAAATCATAATCAAATTTATCTGCAAATGAAATTGCATATTTTTTTTCTTTGGCAGTTAGGATGTTCCATAATTGAGCTTCTAGAACAATTTTACTTCTAGATTGACTAAAACCACTTAATGCCCCAGCTTGAATTAAAGATGATAGAACCCCAATGTTAAGATTTGCTTCTTCTGCTGCTTGGAAAATTTCAAATTTATTAGAATACTTATTTCTAAAGCTATTTAATTTTTCGATAGATTTATCACTAATCCCTTTTATAGAGAGCAATCCAAATCTGATATCCTTATCTTCTGTTGAGAAATCCATTTCTGATTTAATGATATGTGGAGGAAGAAGTTTGATGTCGAATTCATGCATTTCTTTTTGAATCTTAGAGATTTCACCAATTGGGTCTGGTTCATTTCTGCTCATTTTCAATAATGACAAGAAAAATTGTTGAGGATAATTAAATTTTAAATAAATTGTAACTGCTGCCAAAGCAGCATAAGCTAACGAATGACTTTTGTTAAATGAATAATTTGCAGAATCCTCTAGAATCTTCCAAAGAATCTCTCCTACTTCTTTTGGAATTTTATTTTCTTTAATCTTTAATTCGATCTTTTTCTTCCACGCTTTGATTTCTTCTGTTTTCTTTTTACCAACGATTCTCCTTAAGATTTCCGCTTCGTCAAGAGTGAAGCCGATTTTGTTCGCCATCTTCATCAACTGCTCTTGATACAGGGCTACTCCACCAGTTTCTTTTAGGATCTCATCGAAAAATGGATGAATACTTTCTGATTGTTGATAATTTGTATGAGCAGCATATTTATCCACGAATTGTAATGCTCCAGGTCTTGCTAAAGCTAAGACTCCGCTAAGTTCCTCAAGGCTTTTTGGCTTTACCTTTTGACAAACTCTAAAATTAGTTTCTGCTTCAATTTGAAACAGTCCGTGAGGCGATCTTAATTCTTGTAGATTTCTATAAATAGATTCATGATTTAAATCGATATCTTCTACTTTGATGCCTATGCTTTTGCAAACATCATCAACTACAGAAACACTTCTTAAACCCAAAATATCGAGTTTAATATTAAATAAACTAACCCAGTTCATATCAAAACTAGAAACTGGCTCTTTGTCTGATGAAAATTCAGTAGGACAAATTGTTTCTAAATTATAATAAGATAAAAGAACTCCAGAAGGATGGACTCCTTTATTTTTAATTAAATCTCTGAGTTTTAAAGCTATTTCATAAGTTTCTTTATTTTCATCACACCAATCTTTAAATTTGGAAACTTCTTCGTAAGCCTCTTCGATGTTTTTGACTTGACCATATACCTTTGGAATTAAAGAGGAGATATTCGTCATCTCTTCTTCTGTTTTTTCGCCCACGATTTTACCACATTCTTTTATTAATAATTTTCCACTTAATGTGTTTAAAGTTAAAATTTTACTAGTTTTTCCTTTAAATTTATTTTCCAAGTATTGAAGTACTTTTTGTCTATTATAATAACAAATGTCCAAATCAACGTCACACATTAAACTACCATCCAAATAGGTTACCCCGTCAACAACCTGCTTTTTAGCTCGAATCTTGGATATAAATCTTTCGAAATAGAGGTCATATTTAACTGGATCTATCCTAGTTACCCCAATAAGATATAGTATTAATGACCCAGCAGCCGAACCCCTACCTAATCCTATTGGAATATTGCTAGTTTTACAAAAATTAATAACATCCCAAACTAATAAAATATAATCTATAAAACCCAATTCTTTTAATGTTTCTAATTCGTATTTTGCTCTATCAATATATTTTTTATAATCTTTATTATTCTTGTCTATATTTAAATTTTTAAATCCATTCAAAGATAAAGCTCTTAGAAAATCATAATTATCAACATCCTCGCTTATATTAAGATGCCTCTTTAGGGATGAATCGATATTAAACTCTGGTAGTCTAACGCCGTGTAGACCTAAATCTATATCAGAGAATTTTTCAGAAAAGATATTGTCTTTTAAAGCGTTATTCATTAGTTCCTGGCTCGTCTCTTTCTATATTGTCTATTTCTTTATTAAAAGAATCTAGTCCTTTAGCCAAAATCCTCATTGAGCCTCTGTCTTTTAAATAGTAAAAAACATCTGCTTTCCCTTGCTTTTTACCTTTTTGAATTGTTATTAGCAAGTATTCTATATTTCCATCTTCTAATTTTTGTGTCATGTCGTATATGTCGTCTAGTGATCCCATTTTATACCTCCAATTGCCATTTTAATTTATTCCATACTTTTAAATTTAAGTCAAGATCATTAATTGCATCGTGAAGCTTTTCGTAATCATGTTCTATCCCGTTTTCTTTACCCAAGAAAGTAAGTGAGCTTTTTACGTTCTTTTTTCTTGTATGATATATTTTATATTGATATTCAATCAAACTATCTTTAGGGTTGTATGGAGTTTCATATTTTATGCCTCTAGCTATAGCGTTTGTATCAATAAATTTATTAGTTAAATGATGCCAATTACATCCCATATACTTATAATACTCTTTTATTAAATAAATATCAAATCCTAAAGTATTATGTCCAATAATATAATCTGCTTTATCCAACCAGTCTTTAATGGTTGGAAATATCTCTTTTGGATCGTGCCCCTCCTTTTGGACTTTTTTGTGATCATATCTAGTTATTCTTGCTGCGTCTTGACTTATTTTTAAATCTGTTTGCCATTTTAAATAAAAGTTTTTCTGATCAATTTTTTTATCACCTTGAACTTTTAGCATAGCTATTTGCCATGGAATATTGTGACAAAAATTAAGACATAAATTAAATGTCTCGCAATCAATAAAAACCAATGTTTTATTTTTATTATATCTTAAAAGATGTTCGTCCATAATATCACTTACTTTCCTTCCAGCTTTCAAAACAAAATTCATTACTACTCATATGTTCTATTTCTGGTTTATTTAAAATACTCCTATTATTGATGCATCTAGAAGTTAAGTATGTTTTAAAATCTTTTCTTTTATTATAATAAATACTTTTTACATTAAAGACTTCTAATTCATTTTGCTTTGCGAAGCTTAATATTTTATCTTTAATAATAAAATCAAAAGGTAATTCGTTTTCTTCTAAAAAAACGATTGGTTTGGTAAAATCAAATTGGGGAACGCATATATTATTTTTTAAAGTATTATTGAATATAAAAGAGTCATAAAATGGAATAGCTAATATTAAATCTTCTGACCAGTTTTTAGACAAAGTAGAATAATCAAGTCTTGGTTCGTAATAAAATCCATCTTTAGCAGCAATACTAAATAGTTTGGTTAACAATTCGTATCCTTTTTTATTTTTAAAAAATAAGATAATTTTTGAATTTTTAGTTCTAGATTCATCAGATTTGTCGATCATTGATTCTGTTATAGATATTCTTAATCCATAATTTAATTTAATATTATTGCTTTTACAATTAAAATAAGCTTCCAAAAAAGAAGACATATTATCTTCTACTAGAAATAACTCGTTTAGTTTATTGTTTTTACATATTTGTATTATTGAATCTGGATAATTATCCTCTTCAGATTTATCCTCTAGAGTAAGAATAGATCTTCCTATAGAATAATGTGATTTAAAAATTGGAATCATTACCTAGATTAGGATATGATATTTTTATATATTTGTCAAGTTTTTTTAAAATCTCTTATTTTAGGAAGTAAAAGCGACCAATTCGTTGTTTTGTAGCTTGGGACATTAAAATTTATTGTGGGATTTAATGAATGTATTAAATTATCGTCTTTTTCCTTACTATTTTGGATTTTAAGAGCTTTTTGTTTTTTTATAATTTTATTAATATTAATTCCTTCTGGGATTTTTAATTTTAAATTAAAATAGTTTTGTAAATCGTCTATAGACCTTTCGTAATCGTATTCAAAAAGATAATGATTTATTAAATTTACGGATTTATCTTCTATAAAATATTTTTGATTATATTTCCTATATAATTCTCCTGTGGCAGGATTCTCTGCGCCTGCTTTGTCTGCTGGATTTTTTAATTTTGCACTGTAATTATGCCAAACTGTAGCTTCTGAAGTTAATTTTAAATTCCATCCTTTTAAAAAACTCAAAAAAGTCATAACGTCTTCTTCTCCTTTGTAGACTATATAATCAGAATAAACTACTTCTTTTAACCATTTTTTACTCGTAAAAAAGAAACCAGCAGAAATCCAATATGCATCCACCATTTCGTAGTCTTTTAATGAATCTATATTCTTCACTTGCAAGCGATTATCTTTGGGGTTATTATTATCATAGAAACCAACTATTTTAAGTGGTGCGTTAAATGGAAAACGTTCGCGCTCTGGGACATTTAAATATTCGTCTTCTTTATCTGGCTTATCAAAATGGTTTGGATAAGTACTTAATACTACTTTTTCTAAACCGAAGCTTTTGTATTGGTTAATGAGTATATTGTCCCAATTTTTTTTAACTCTGCTATGAGAATCTAGTTGTAAAAAATAGTCTTCGTCATTATACAGTTCTTCTTTTATTTTGTTCCTAGCCCAATGAACACCTTTCGTTAATTCTATAGGGGTAAATTTAATCTTTAAATTCTTAAAATTATAAGACAGTATTTTTTTATAAAAATCTTCGCTGTCCTGTAAATGCAGACCAATACAGATTCTGTCTGAATCGAAAGCTTCTTCATTTAAAGATCTTATTGTATTTATGACATCTGTATCACAAAAACTGGCTATAGATACGAATATTTTTTCTTTCTTAAAATCCCAAGTATCTTTGTGGTATCTTGCCCAATTACCAATATAATTCTTGTCTTCTAAAAAAGTGCATTGTTTTGATTCTTGAAATTTTTCTGTATTTATATAATAATTTTTATCTTCTATATCGTCCATGTACCCTCTAATTCTATATATTAAAGACGATAAAGTAGATAATTTATTTCCTACGAATTTTATTGATCTAGAGCAGATCAATTGCTCTATCATAGGTATCCAATTTGGGTGAATATCTTTATATTTCTCTTCTAATAAATTATCTAAATCTTTATAAAAATAGACCTGATATTTTTCTTTAAATATCTTAAAAAAATCTTGGTCTTTATGATCTGTTGCTATATAGAGTTTTGAGCCAAAAGGGATGATATTTTTAATATTCTCTATTATATCTTCTGCAGGTATCAACAATTCTTTGTATTGGTCTGCATAGTCTCCGCGCCGTACATGTATACTATAATAATTTTTGTCTTTCAAAAGATTAATAAACTGCCATGCAATATCAAATATTTGTGTTTTATATCTAACGTATTTCCCTGTTAATTTTTTAATCTCCGCGTCTAAAGAGGTATATATAGTTTGCTCTGGCACTCCAAGTAAATTCTTATCTAAAAATATACATTCTTCATTAGTAAAGTAATCTTCGGCGTTTATATAATTTCTAAATTTTAAAAAATCTTTGGGCGGAATTACCTTTTCAAAGTTTAATACATTTTTAATGCAATCAAAATTTAGAATTTTGCTTATTTTTTTTGCAGATTCTAAATCTTCATTTATGTTTTTGATATTACAAAATTCTTTAAATGATAAATGTTTTATCCCGAAGTCTTGGTCTAATTCAAAATAGTTTTCTATTGCGCTTTCTTCTCGATAAACTGGACTTGGGATTCTGTAGGCTGGTGGAAGTACTAATTTCCTATTTGTTAAATATGCTATAGAAAAAGCCAATTCTAGAGACATTCTTAAATTATTAAAACCCGCCATCCAAGGACTTAGTATTAGATATCCTGATTCTCCGTTATAATTTTTTAAAGCATTAGAAAAATCCCATTTTAAGTAATATAAATAATCCGTATTGCTTTGCGTTAAATTTGTTAGCAATAAATTATCTATAGGAAATTTACATAAAGATAAATCAATATGTTGTTTTTGTTTATTGGTGTATTCTTGTTTAAAAAAAAGATTTTTTTCACTATCATTTTTATCTTTTATAATGTTTGGATAATGAATAATATTTCCTATTATTTTTCTATTTTCATTATACCAATCCGTACATGTTCCTAAGTCTTCTATTGTTTTTATATTTATATTTTCTGATTTTAAAGAAAAGTCTAAACCAAACATGTCAGATATCCATTCTTTTGTTCTTTCTCTAACCAATTCTGAATAAGATGTATTTTTTTTAGATATTTTTTTAAGGGTTAAAAAATTTATAACAAAAGGATACATTATAGATTCTGTTTTCGTGTATTCAAAAAATTCTGGAAAATCCGCGAATAAATCAAAAAATCTAGAAAAAAATTGATCAGCATTTGGGAAAATCTGCCCAATAATTTGATCATCTTCTAATTGATCATATTCTATACGTTTTGCAAAACACATATCTGGATCAACAAATAGTAATTTATCAGAATCTTTAAATTTAAAATAATTAGTTTCGCATAACCATTCTATCGATTTATATTTATTTGGTATGCCTCCGTGCCAATCATGCTTTGCTACAGTCCACTCTTCTGCCCAGTCGGGTAATTTAACCATTTGTACGTTTTGATCTATTAAAAAGTCTTCATATTTTATATCTAAAGCTTTATTTTCTGGATGGTGCCTAATATCATCGGACAATAATATTATAAATTTGCCAGATTGATTAACTTTTTTAAATGACCAATATAATAATTTTATTTGCCATAATTGATAGCTGCAAACACTTGTGCTTACGATAAGGTAATCCATACTGGATTTACACTCTAATAACAGGTATGAATAGTGTTATTTTTGAACAAACGTCCAATCTTTCAATTTGTAATGCACAAATAAATTTCTAAAATATTCACCTTCGTATGGAGTTATTCTTCCATGTTCACACGTAGCGGATTCATACATGATCATTTGGCCTATTTCGGCATATATTTTATGCCAATTTCCATTATGATCTTTTATGTCTAATGGCCAATTTTTATCACCTTTTCTATCTACAATTATAATAGTAGAAATATGATGAGTTGGCAATCTATCTAAATGTGATTTTAAAAATGAACCATTTTTATAACTTCTTATTCCATAGCATGCAGATTTTATAAGTGGAGTTTTAGCCCATTCTTCATGAATGGGTTTTAATTGGTCTAAAATTATTTCTCTTATAGTATTTAAATTATCAATTGACATCAATTCTGTTGCATGTTGATTGTCTTTATTTTGTAAAACTCCATTGTTTCCTGGTTCTGCGTCTCTTTCTGGTTTTACAACATTTTTTAATATTTCATACGCGTCTTTAATCAAAGCGAAAGTTTGTTCTGGGACTTGTTTTACCTCAAAACCAATTGGATGGAACTTAGGAACTTCATCATGAGAAGAAAAAGTTTTTTTAGATGCTTCTGTGTTTGTGTTAATATTCATATTTGAAATTTTTTTAATAAAGTCTTCTGGAACTTGATTTACTTCATATTCTTTAAACCATCTTGTTAAGATGTACTTTTTACCTTTCGTAACTGGTCTTCCAGCGTGAAGAGCTGAACGATTTCCTGTACCATCTGAATTAAGATTCTTCCAAATTATTGCCATTCCTGTCTTAGGTTTAAATTTAATATTTATTTTTTGGAACTCTGTTTCACCCCCCTCAAGATCTTCATTTAAATAGACCATGAAGGTGTAAAGCCTGTTTCCTTGTTGCCCCACATATTCTTTCAAATTCTTTCCTTCAAACCAATCAAAATGATCCTTAAATTGTTGACCTACCTCATACCTTTGCCCCTGTAAGACTTCGGTTCTTGTTTTGGGTATATTCAAGATATCAGACATTTTGTCGTTAACTTCTGTTATTAACGCGTGTCTTTTTTCATCCAATATGCTGGAATAAGAAGTTCTATTTTCTACTACTTGAGAAAGTTCTCCTGGAGTTTCTGTTGCAGTGACCGACCTTACTGCGTCTTGATCTATTAAATCAATTAATATTTTGCATTTATCTGGAGATAAAAAATTATCTATTGTGAATAGTTCTATACCACTTTTTTGAACCTTAGTCATGATCATATATTCATTATATTAGAATTTTAAATTTATTCTAAAAAATCATCCTTTTTTTTGACTTGATTTTTGAATTTTGGGCATCCATTATAAATTCTAGTTTCTATCTTGAACCCCTCAAGATTTTTGAAATTATTATCTAAGCTAGTTTCAATTATTTCATTTTTATCATTTAATTTAACATAATATTCATAAGAATCTTTATATGGGCATTTCCATCCACCAATTTGACACATCCATCTATTTTTTTCATTATCAATAGCGAAATTACTTTTGGCAGAGTTTTCGTCAAATTTATTTATGTAGTCATTAATATGCTCTAAATAATGTTCAAATCCCTTAATTTGCTCTTCATCAAAAGATAATTCTTGTATTGGTTGTTTTGGAAATCTTAAAAATAAGAATTTAACTATAGGTTTTAATTTTGGCCATAATTTTTTACTAGCTAAACTATACATCATGGCTTGAATATTGGCTTCAAGATCGTCACCCCTAAACTTATACTTAGAGCTTTTATAGTCTATTATATGCATTTCTTTTTTGATTTTAATTGGTTTATCTATAAATCCCTTAATATGATATTTGGGTTCTTCATTTATAATATTAAAGTCGTACTCTGGCTTAACTATATCTCCTCCTTCTCCAAAAAAGTCATTTTTAAGCCCAACTAAAATCATATCGTTTAATAGTTTATAATTACTTTCATCTAGTTTAACTTTGGCTGACAATTTTTTAACTAATCTATCTATTCCTTCGTCTCCATTTATTGCGTTCTTTTTTATTATTCTTTTATAATTTTTAAGGTGTCTTTTATTTAATAATAATTCAAAAACAGTATGACATATTGTCCCTCTCAAAGCTCCGTCATTTTGACTTTGTGGAACTTTCGTGTGATAATTATTCCAATAAACCCACGAACAAGTTTCAAGAGTTTTGATTCTAGAAGCGGAAAGAATTTTTAAATTTTTATTTTCTGATGCCATTGTAATATTTCCTCTTTATTCATCTCTCCGAAATCTTTTTTAGTTGGTAGGGCTATTTTAATTTGATTTTTATCGAAATATCTTGCGAGTCTAGAGTAAGTTTTATCAGCAGCTATATTTCCAGCATTGTTTTTATTAGAATCATTATTTAAACTAATATATATATTTTTAATATCTGATTTTAATGCATAATTTAATATAGATAAACTTAAACTTGTTCCGAAGGTAACTATTGTATTCTTAATTCCAGCTTGCCAAAGACTAAGCATGTCTCCTATGCTTTCTATTAGAAATATTTCTTTCTGTTCTTTTATCGCTTCTTGATTTAAAAATAATGGATATAAAAATTCGCTCTTCTCCCCAAGATGCTTCCATTTTATTTTTGATTTATTAGTAACATCTCTTCCAGAAAAACCGATTATATTATTTTTAATATCAAAAATTGGAAAAACATATCTATTTTTCATTTTACCAGTTGTGGCTATTCCGCCTTTAAATTTAATTAATTCTTCTTGGTATACGCCTCTATCTATCCAGTAGTTGTGATTATTTTGTAATTTAGAAAGTAATTCTACATCAAATGTTTTTGTGGATTTTAAAAGGGGTTTGTCTGTTGGTTCTGGTTTATAAAATGCAAAATTTTTATTTCTTAACCATTCTTTAGCTTTATTTAAATCTTCTAATTTCAAAGTCATGCCTATCAATGAACTGAAATCTCCACTTATGTTTTCTTTAAAATCAAACCAATGTCCTGTATCTTTATAAATTTTTAAAACTGTATCATTGTCGCTATCTCTATAAAGAGGTCTAGTTCTATATTCTTTGCCACAATCTTTTAATTTATACCCCAAATCAGTTAGGATTTGATAAACATTTACTTGATCCATTCTAATGCCTCACTTATTACAGGAAACTCTTTAATAAAGATCTTTTTGCATTTCTCTGCAATAAGTCTATGTTCTTTTTGAGTATTTTGTTCTGTTCTCAAATCAATGTAATGAATCCAGCTTCTAAGCGAGCCTTTCATGTACATTGTCGTTTGAGTTGTTAAAGGCAATATCATTCTCGCTACTTCTTTTGCGACTCCATTTTCAATCATTGTATCGTAACAATGTTGAGAAAGCGATAAAGATTCGATAAGAATCTCATTAACTTTATCATATGCATCTGTATTAGTTGGCATAAGATTTTCGCCTACTTGCCTATTTTTGTCTCCTTGCAAACGAAGCTCAATATCCTCGAACTCATTTGCAAGACTATATCTTTGACTAAATTCTTGGAAACTAAATGATCTGTGCCTTAAAATTTGAGCAGCAATTCCACGACTAGTTTTAATTTCAACACACATATCGACTAGTTCAAATGGACTCCAATGTTTGTGTTTAATTAAGAATTTTAATAATTTTGGGGCAGTTTCGGTATGCATTTGATTGGATGGGTTACTGACTCTAGCGCAAAATGCAACTAAATCTTCTGCATTTTTAATTCCTTTAATTTCTGGTTTTGTAACTGATATTAAATCTACATTCATAGCAACTCTCCGTCGTTTGCGTTTTGATCATTTAATTCATATTGCTCTCTTTGTCTATGTGCTACATCGGCCAACGAACCTCTTTCTTCTATATTAAAGTTCGATACTTGATAATTTAAATAGTTTTGCGACCAAATTTCCTTGCCAGTAGAATCTAATCTACGAACTAAATCTTGATGCCCTGCAGCGTCTTTACCTTGGAATCTTGTTTTCGTTGGAATAAGTTTATGCGTTCCAAACTGCTGTCCGTCAAGAGTTAATTCATCTAAAGTTTTTCTTCTAAAGATTGCTACGAAAGAAGCGAACCATTGAAGTCGATCAGAAAGGGATATCACTGAACTATCGTCAACCACTTCTGAACCTTTTCTGTTAAAGCTTTCTCCCGTTCTATTTAATTGCATTGCTGTGACTATTGGGCAATGAATCTCTTCTGATATCCTTTTGAGTTTATCAATCTTGTCTCCAATAGCTTGATGCTCTGCCCAGTTTTGACCGACTTTTTCTCCAGTTAATTTTATATAATCATAAGCTATCATCGCTTGGTTTCCTCTACCAACTTTTGATAAATACCATCTTCTAATTATAGAGCAAATTTGATCTATGTTTTTACTACCTACATGGTAATGAAAGTATTCATACTTTTTAACTTTAGTCCAAGCTTCTCTTACTTTTTTTGTCATTTCTTCATTTTTTCGCCAATTACCTGTTTCAAGATACCAAACTGGAACGCCACTTAATGATGCAACCATTCTTAATTGAATATCTATTGTTTGCATTTCTGTATCTAAAATTAAAGTCTTAGTTTGATTTTTGGGATTAGTTGCTGTCTTGAAGCATATATCGTTAAGCCAAGTAGATTTACCTTGACCAGGTCTACTTGCTATTGCGTAAATATTTCCATTTTTTAACCCACCATACATTCTATTGAATTCTGAATATGGGGTAATCAATCCTGTATCATCTTTTGGAGAGTTTCCAATTTCTTCAATTAAGTCTTCTACTCCATCAAAAATATTAATTGGTACATCATTTTCTGAATATGATGATATTTTTTTATTATAAATGCCATCTATTTTGCCAATGATTTCATCTACTGAATCTTCTGAATTTTTTACTACATATTCTTTGAGATTATCAGCTGTTTGAGAAATCTCTCTTCTTATTCTTAATTTGATTAATTCTTTGCATGCAGTCATTGTAGCTTCTTCTGTTATTTGAGAAAAGCTTAAATTATCAATATAATCAAATATATTAATCTCATCTTTAAATGATATACCTAAATTTTTGATTTTCTCTGCAAGTAATATTTTGTCTACATTTTCGCCCTTATGTTTGACATTTTTAAATACAGAGTATATTGTTGAATGGACGTTATTATAAAAATCATTTTCAGTTAAAAATACATCTATATCGGCAAATAAATCTTGATGCCTTAATAAACCGCTTAATACATGTCTTTCTACTTGTAAGGAGTAAATCATCCAGTCTTATATGATACCAATTTAAAATTTAAAAGTCAAGTTATTCTTGGTCTTCGTCTTCGTCTTGATCTTGGTATTCGCTGTCTTTATCATTTTTTCTAGCAAGTAAATCTGTTGTAGCTTCTAAATTTAATTGATCAATACTTTGGCTCCACGTGTTTAAATAATATAATAAAGCCATAGCATTTATTTGATTATCGAATTTAGTAAAAACCTGGGGATCGCCTTTATTTGAAAAATTAAACATAATATATCCGCCGAAACTGCATTCATCAATTTGCTTTAATAAGGAGTCTGGAAAGTTAAATTTTTTCTTATTTGTCACTAGCTATTTTACACTTAAATAATTAAAATTCCGCACTTTTCTTCTATATATTGTGGTGATAGGGTTTTTAAATCAAATTCGTAAAGCTCAAGAAATTTAAATTCATTCATTTCGAGCCATTTTTCTTTTTTCACATCCCTTTTTATGCTTTGAAGGTATTTTAATCGTGAATTATCGTGAAAGAATTTATTAAAGGATTCATGTTGATTACCTTGTATCTCAACCGCTATCTTTTTAGTTGCATTTAATAAATCAACTTTAAGCATACTTCCATAAACTGGAAACTCCTCATAAACTATATGATTCTTCCAGTAGGGAAGGAAAAATTGTTTAAATTTAAATTGAAGTTTACTGCGACTTTTACCTTGCCAATCTATTAGATAATTTCTTACGTTTTTGTTAACGAGAGTTCCGTTAACATTTAATAGTCTCATGAGGTAAGAGTATTAATAAATTTACTGTAAAAATAATCAACAATTGGTTTATTCTCTTCTAGATAAGACCTAAGATTATCTACTCCTTGATGTTGCTTTTTAAGTTCAAGATTTTCCTTCTTAAGTTCTTCAATAATATCATCAGAAAATGTTACCCATGCTCCTTTTGCTGTTGCGAATTCCCAAGCAAGAATTTGATCAATTACTTCGTATTCTTTCCATACGGATGAACCGTCTTTGCGACCATATTTAATTGGATATTGAACTTTTGAATTTGTAGATTCATTTGTTGACTTCTTGATTGCAATCTTAACATTATGTCCAATAATTTTATTCTTTACTGCATCGTATTTCTCATTTGGCTTTTCAAGAATAAGATCTTTATTGAATTTTGGTTCAAACTCTAGAATCCAATTAGCAAAATGTAATAATGCATTTCCGCCAGTGGCTGTAGTTTGACGAATATCTTTATTCGCGGCATAAGGATCAAGTTTAATATCTGATCGAACTTGACTAATAAAAATAGCCATATGGCCACGCTTAGAAAGAGCAAGGGAAATTTTCTTCATCAACATTGATGAGATAACTGCTCCTCCCGCAACTTTGGTCGCTTCGGTCATGCTTTTTTGGGAATCTCCCTTTGTCATTAATCCGTCAACTGAATCCAGAATAAACATATATCTCTTATTCTCATCATTAGATTGAATAAGATCTTTCATTAATTCTGAAACGGTTTCAAAAATATTACATTCAAATACAAAACAAGTTCCGTCAACCCATTCTTTAGGATCAGATACAAATTTAATTCCAGAACGCTCTTTGATTTCTTTACTTAATCTTCCTTCTGCTTTAAAAAGTAAGGCTCTAGAGCTTTCTACGGACTTAAGAAAGTTCTTTGTAACTTCAAGTGCTTCTGAAGTTTTACCTCCTTCGTTCATCCCAATAAATCTATGTAAACCTGGAGATAAACCACCACTTGTAGCGATATCCAGGTTTAAACTACCAGTAGATACCTTGTAATATACTTCATCTTCAAAATTATAATGATCTTCTTTATTGTCTTTTAAAAATGATAATAGTCTATCTGACGCACTCGGGCCAGTTGACTCAACGGCTTCTTCTTTAGGTTTTCTTCCCATATCTTATAAATTCTAACAGAGTTTTAGGTTTTTGGCAAACTTTTTTATCTTCTCCTGTTTTATTTTCATTAAGAACTATTTTTTCTTTATTTAAATTAATATTAAAAGATTCATATTCTTTTAACAAGAAAGCCTTACCTTCTGATTTTAAAAACCAAGCTAATGAAGGAGGTGGAGATCCTAGTTCCTGTAAGTTATCCCAAAAATCAAAAGATTTAAATTTTTTGATTAATCTTTGTGCGATTTTGATTTCTCTTGGCCAATTAATAGTACCTTTTACATATTTTTTGACTATAAATTGGCAAAGTTTATGGCTATGCATTGATGCTATAATACAATAAATAAATATTAATTACAATCAATTTTTATTCTTTTTTTCCAAGAATCGGCTATTTCAGATAAGATTAAATCTAAAGATTTTGTTATTTTCCAATTAGGAAAGTGTTTATGAATTTTAGATAAATCTGATATGTAACAAATATGGTCGCCTTCTCGATTTTTTTCTGTATATTCATATTTCATTTGTTTGCCAGTTATATTTTCTATTTTTGAAAACACCTCCAATATGGAGCAACTATTATCTCTACCTCCCCCTAAGTTATATACTTCTCCAATTTTTGGAGACTCTATAAAATTCATCATAAAGTTAACTACGTCTAAAGAATGAATATTATCTCTAACTTGTTTCCCCTTATATCCATAAATTTTAAATACTCTTTGCTCTATATTGCATTTTATTAAATATGATAAAAATCCATGCAACTCAACACTGCTATGGTTTGGCCCCGTAAGACATCCACCTCTTAAACAGCAAGTTTTCATATTAAAGTATTTACCATATTCTTGAACCATTATATCTGCAGCTAGTTTAGAGGCACCGAAAAGAGAATGTTTGCTATTGTCTATCGAAAAGTCTTCGTTAATACCGTTTGCATAATTGTAGTCTTCGTAATCCCATCTTGTTTGTAATTCTCTTAATTTTATTTGATTAGGTTTATCTCCATAAACTTTATTAGTGGACATATGTATAAAAATAACATCTGGACAAAACCTTCTAGAGGCTTCTAGCAAATTTAATGTTCCAACAGCATTTGTATCAAAATCATCGAATGGAATTTTTGCTGCTAAATCATGACTTGGTTGAGCTGCGGTATGAATTATGATATCTGGTTTTAATTTTTCTATTAAATTTAATATGCTATTTCTATCTCTTACGTCTATTTCGTGATGTGTGAAATTTTTATATTTCTTTTTTATTTCTAATTGATTCCAACGGGTATCTCCATTAGGGCCAAAAAATATAGCTCTTTGGTTATTGTCGATCCCATGTACTTCGTAATTCTGTAAATAAAAAAATGATACAGTTTCAGATCCGATTAAACCCGATGACCCTGTTATTAAAATTTTTTTTTAAAATTATTCATTCGTTATGATAATTGATTTTGTATCCATTCAAAAGTTTGCTTAATACCATTGATTAAAGGTTTGGATGGTTCCCAATTTAATTTTTGTCTAATTAATTTATTATCGGAGTTTCTGCCCCTAACGCCTAATGGACCAGGAATATTTTTAATTTTTAATTTTTTACCACTTAAATTAATAATCATGTTACCAAAATCATTAATTGAAATCATTTCTTCTGATCCAATATTAATTGGGCCTTCAAATTGAGATCTCATTAATTTGATTGTCCCTTCTATACATTCATCTATATATAGGAATGATCTAGTTTGTTTTCCATCTCCCCAAATTTCAATATCTTCGCCATCTTTAGCTTCTATTACTTTTCTGCAAAGTGCAGCTGGAGACTTCTCTTTTCCTCCTTTGTAAGTTCCTTCTGGACCAAAAATATTATGATATCTAGCGATGTGAACGTCTAGGCCATAATTTCTTTTGTATGCCAAGTATAGTCTTTCACTAAAAAGTTTTTCCCAACCGTATTCGCTATCTGGTGCTGCTGGATAAGCTGACTCTTCTGAACATTTTGGGTTATTTGGGTCTAATTGATTATGTTCTGGATAAATGCAAGCAGAAGAACTATAAAAAACTTTTTTTACTTTCTTGATAACTGCTTCGTGAGCTATATTTAAATTAATTAAAGCTGAATTATGCATAACATTTGCGTCATTCTCTCCAGTGAATATATATCCAGCTCCGCCCATGTCAGCAGCTAATTGATATAATTCATCTATATTTTCAGATATGATATTTTTTACAAAAATAGGATCGGTTAAATTGCCAATTAGAAATTCATCCGCTAATGTTTCGGAAAACATAGGCGCTTTTAAATCAACACCTCTTACCCAAAATCCTTCGTTTTTTAATTTTCTAACTAAATGCGAACCAATGAATCCGCCTGCACCACAAACAATAGCTTTTTTTTGCATATTTTATATTATATCGTAATATGACTAAAAAATCAAATTATATTTCTATACTTAAATATATCTCCATATTTGTTTTTTAAAATCTTTATTATTTCTTTTGTTTCTATTATGAGTATTTTGTATCCTAAATTATAAAGTTTTAAAGCAAATTTTAATTTTTGAGATTCTTGTAAAATATTTGTGCCTTTCTTGTAGCTCACGGAGTCTATGGTTATTTCAATGTTTTTATTTGGGTTTTTATTTATAAAATCTATAATTTGATAGTCTAAATGCAAATTGTTTGACTCGTCGCTAGCTTTACTTATTACGGCGTTTATATTTTTATAACTGGCGAAGATTGATAATGCTATATTATCTCTAGGAAAACAGGGGCCACCAAATCCATAACCATAATTTAAGTATTTGCTTCCAATCCTTGAGTCGTCGCCAATTGCAGATAGAATTTTGTCAGGATTACATTTACTCCTTATCGCTATATCTCCTATCATATTTGCGTAGGCTATTTTAGTTGTAAGAAAACAATTTAATGAAATTTTACATATTTCTGCTTCAGTTCTTGACATTCTGTGTATTTTAGGATGATTTATAGTATGTTTTAAATAAATTTTTTCTATAATATCTCCAGCTTCAATAGATCCTTCGCCAATTAGAACTATATCGGGAAACATTTGATTTTTAAGTATTGAGCCTTGGGCGATAAACTCTGGATTGTAACTAACAATATAATTGTAATTTTTTAATTTTTCTTGAATAGAATCACAATATTCTGGCATCGTAGTAGAAGAAATTATTAAATGTTTTTTTTCTTTTTGTGTTCCTAATTGAATTAAATTATTTATCAAAATATCTATTTGCTTGTGATCGTATTCTCCATTTTCTAACGAAGGGGTTGGCACTATTACAAAAATAATATTTGCGTGATCTATCGTTAATTTTAAATCTAACGTAGCTGTAAAATTAGAGCTTTTTTTTAAAAAATTTTCTACGTTTTTTTCTGAAGATTTTAAAGTTTTATTATTTACTAATTTAATGTATTCTTCGTTTACGTCTAATCCTAAAATTTTATACCCAGCTTTCTCTAACGTAAGAGCAAAGCATAAACCTAGTTTACCTATTCCTATAATAGATATATTATTAAGTTTCTTTACGTTCATCTATTCTTGGATAAAATAATTTTTAATATCATGTTCAACCATTTTTTTAATTAAATCATCGAATGTGTCTCTGGGTCTCCACCCTAGTTCTCGCCTAGCTTTTGCGGAATCTCCTAAGAGTAGATCGACTTCTGCTGGTCTATAAAATTTAGGATTTATTTGGACAAGAACTTTGTTGTCATCTTCGGAAATATACATGATATGCTCACGCTCACCAACCCATCTACCTCTTATTCCAGCAAAAGAAAATGCTTTTTCAGTAAACTCTTTAATTGTATGAGATTCATTTGATGAAAAAACATATTCGACGGGTGTTCCATTGTAGCTTTTATTGTAAAAATCCTGATTTAGCATCATCCATACGCCTTCTATAAAATTTTCTGCATCGCTCCAATCTCTTCTTGCCTCTATGTTACCTAATTCAAGTGGTTTAAATTGTTCTTTATTTTTTATTGCATTATAAATTCTTGCTATATTTTTTGTAATTTTTCTAGTTACAAATTCTTCTCCTCGCCTAATTCCTTCGTGATTAAATAACCACCCTTGAATTGCGTAGAGGTTATAGGATTCCCTATACACTTTAACTAGTTGCCTGGAGGCTGCTTTGCTTGCCCCATATGGACTCCTCGGTTTTAATGGATGATTTTCGTCTTGAGGAGTATACTCTACATTTCCAAACTCTTCGCTAGAACCAGCTTGGTAAAGTCTACAAGATGGCTTATAAAGCCTAATCGCTTCAAGGATGTCTAAAATAGCGGTCGAATTTGTTTGCCAAGTTTGACGGGCGAAATCCCAACTACTGGCTACAAAACTTTGGGCTGCAAAATTAATAAAGTAATCTGGTTGAAGTTTTTCTATAGTTCTAGATATAGCATGAGAATCTGTTAAATCAAAATTAATAAGATAAAATCTATCAGAATTAATATGTTTAATATTTTTATGATTATACACACTGAGTCTTCTTACTCCACCAAAAATTAGATAATCTGTATTTTTAAGTAAAAAATCAGCCATATGACTTCCATCTTGTCCTGTCACCCCAGTTATAACTACAGTTTTCCTTCCGTTAATTATCCTACTGGCATCTTCGATATTAAGAATATTGGAAGTGTCTATTTTTTTGCCATAATAGGTTTCTTGGAAATTATTTTTCATTTATATATAATATAAAAAATACCTTATAATTTATACAATTTGTTTTAATATTAAATCTAAATATAGTGATTTATGTACCCAAAGGTCATCTACATGATTATCTGGATGATTACCGTCCCAATCATAGATTAGTTCTTTTAATAAAATATAATTATTTTCTGCGAGTAATTTTCTTGAGGGATTTATTGTGGCTTTTTGTCTTGCGAAATCTACTTCGTATGTTATAACTCTAAATATATAATCAGATTTCATGATATTCTGTAAAGCAGTTAAAGAAATCTCTGGAGGTTCTAAATCTAGGCTTAAATAGTCTATTATTTTTGGAGCTTTATATTTTTCTAGCATTTCTTGATAATTTATAATTGTTGCGTCTTGTTTTAAAAAAATAGTATTTTTTCTAAACATTTCCCATCCAGTAGCATATGGTTTACCATAAATATCATTTTCAGCTAATTCTATAGCTATTCCCTTCCAGCCTCTATTTCTTTCAAAAAAACAACTATTACTAAGCTTGTCGTACCATCCAGCCCCAACGTCTAGAAAAAAGCCATTTTCTTTATTTTTTAATAATTGATCTACTATAACGTCTTGTTGGATTTGAGAATAAGAATGTTTCATCGGATTTATATTAAAATATAATTAAGCCTTTAGATGGTTTTTTTACTTCCAATGGATGTACAAAGGGTTCAAATTTATATATTTTTATTAATTCTGGAAATCGACTTTTTAACATAAGCCAAACGGGTTCATCATGATCTATTAAATTATAACTAAACATTATATTACATTCTTCATGAAATTTTTCTTGAATAAATTTAAAATTTTTTCTATGGGAAAATATACTACATCCCCATATTTTTTTCCAAAAAAACAAAAACTCCCAATTCCAATCTGTAGGTAATTTCCATCTTTCTAAAATTTCTGTATAAGCCATCATATGTAGACTATTATTATCTAGAAAACATTCTGTTGGATTATAAGTAAAATCTTTTGGCATATGACGTTTTTCTCTTAAAATTCCAAAATCTAACCAAGCGTAATATTCATGATTAGATAAATTATTCTCGATAACATAATTAATAATATCTATTTTTGAATAATTTATTAAATTATACTCTACATGATTTACTTCTGGAGTTGTACCCCTGCAAGGTCTTCTAACTTTTATTTTTTGAAAATAATCAGAATTTAATATTTGTTTTGAGATAGTTAAGTTTTTCCAAGCATGAGTATTGTCTATTAAAAACTTTTCATTAATTTTAAATAAAGTAATATTTTTTTTATTTTTTAATTCAATTAATTTTTTAAGTTCGGTTTCTATTTTTTCATCATAAAAAAGTATTATATCATTTTTTATATCTAAAAGATTAGAAAAATATTCTAAATATAAGGATGGAGTTTTATTTTTTATTAATGAACTTAAATCCAAATATAAAGTGATTATACAAGGTAGATCTAAATTGTTTTCCATAAATTAATTTTGGTTTCTTTTAGGTTTTCTATTTCTAAATCTTTCTTATTTAATGAATGAGAGTTTTTGTCTCCTCCAGTAGCTTTCTCCCAAAAGGGTTTCCAAAAATGGTTTCTTTTAATTCTATCATCAAAGTTTGTATACCCTAAGTGATAAATGAATGGATAATCTTTATGTATATATTCGTATGGGTCTTGTAAATTTAAGGCATACATAAGATTAAGTGTTGGGACTAGATTTGAATTTTCATCTATTAATTCATCTGTGCTAGTTTTATCGTAATCTGGTCTTCCATCTTGCTTGACTCCAAAATTTACTGCTCCACGATATAGTCCTTTTTTATGAATGTACCATTTAAATCCTATATCTTTATAATGATAAAAGTCTCCATAAAGATTTATGACTGGGACAAAAAAAGCTTTAACTTGATCTAATGCTAATAATTGCTCGCAAAGTTTAATTAAATAGTTCTTATTTCCACCAAATCTTTCATCAAAATCTTGTAGAATACATATATCACCTGTGCATCCTTGTAGGGCTGCGTTTACAATTTTACCATAACAAAATGGGTCATCGTAACTAAATTCTGTTGGGATGATTTTTACATTAAAATTATTATCTTTTACATATTTAGAGATTGTTTCTAAAGATGAATCTTGGCTCTTATTGATAGCCAAACAAACTTCATCTGCATAATATAAGAAGTTTTTGATTGCATCTTGATAATTAAAATTTTTTTCTATAACATTAAATGCTGTTGAATATATACTAATCTTCATGTTGAAACTCCCCATTTTTCTGCTATTTGTTCAACTGGAACATTTCTTATGAAAGATAAGTAATACTTTTGTAGGATTGGTTCTTTATTGAACATATCAGTAAATATCTTATCATTTTCCCATTTATTTGTCAATAAGAAATTATGAAGACTTTCTATTGTATAATCTAAATTATATTTAAATGCACAATATTGCCTGAAATTTAACCTGTTCGACTCTAATTCTTGATATTCTTTTATATTATTTTCTCGACCTAATAATAGATGATTAGAGCGTCCATATACCCAATAATACTTCAAGTGGTGTTTGTACATATCTTGTTGAGTTCTATTTCCTAATCTAGTGTTCCAAGTTATTTCTTTATTATCGTCTGTATGCCCAAAATATTGAGCTAAGTCTATTCTTCTTTCTCTATTATTAACTATGCCCCAATGAGGATTACCTTGAAAATACATGTCGTCATAATATTTAAATAAAAAACCTTTTCCTAGCCACCAACAAGACGAAATTCTATTGTTGTCTAAATCTTGAACAAAAGATTTTATGTTTTTAGTAAAATCTGGATTAAGTCTTTCTTCGTCATCCCTTAGTAAAAACCAATCTCCAACTTTCATTGGTCCTTGTCTTAATATTTCATTGTTTTGAAAATCAAAATCATTTGTCCATGATCTATGTATAATCTTGCCTTTGCCTTTTCTGGATTCTAGTAGTTCTAAACTTCCGTCAGTAGAACCTCCATCAACAAAAATTAATCCATCAAAATGACTATAAACATCTTTTGTTAGTCCATCTATTTTATCTTTTTTGTTTTGTGTTATTCCGCATAAATATACATTCATTTGTTAAACTCCTCTATTAGTTGGTTGTATTCGTTTTTGCAATGAAATTTATCTTTTGCATAATCGAATATTTGTTTTCTATCTATTTTTAATGCTTTATTTTTTAATCTTTCAAAGTCTTCAAATGTAGACATCGTTAAATCAAAAAACTTAGAATTATTTGTTACTCCACCTTGATCTTCGTCTAAAGATATAACTGGTGCACCTCTACTGTAAGATTCTAAGGTAATTATATTACATGACTCTATGAGCCTTGTAAATTGACAAAGCGCAATTGCGTTTGAAAAAACTTTATTTTTGTCTTCATCTTTTAAAGTTAAATGAAAAGAAAAATTTGGTAAATATAAATTTCTTAGAAAATCTTCTAACTGATCACTATTCCATGGCGCACCATAAGCAACGAATTTATCTTCTGGATTTAATTTCGCTAAATTAATAAATAAATCTAAACCTTTTGATTGTAGTCCCCAGCCAAGGCTTGCGCACCATAAGAAATATTTTTTGCCTTGTTCTTTTTCATCAAAATAATAATCTTCATCAGATAGTCCATGAGGTATAACGCAAGAATATTCCTTATTATAATAATTTTCATAAGATTTCATTTGATTAAATGATAAAAATCTAGACTTTATATTTTCTGAAGAATAGACTTGGCTTGATGGCCTTTGATTTTTTGCTAAACCAGAGCAGTTTGCGTTTATTGTTTTTATATTTTTTTTATCTAAGATTTTTAACGAATCTGTGGATAAATTATAGGTTATTACTTTATCGTTTGGATTTATTAAATTCATTGAGTAGAATATAAATTCTGATTCAGATTCAGCATTTACGTATATATAATTTTCAAGATTTAATTTTTTACATGATATAATTTGTAATTTTATATTATTACTCTTGCAGTATTTGATAAAAGCTTCTATTCTTTTTTCTATTCCTCCAACTTGATCTGCTGGGAATATATTATGGGTATTTAATAAGACCATATTCAAGATATTATTTAATAAAAAAAGATGATTTTTTGCTTTTAGAAAGGTTGGTTTTTATATATTTTTTAGCTAATTGGAATCCTTCTTTTGTTTTAGGGAAAACCCCATGCAAAAATTTGTCGTTTTTAGAATATATTGCGTAAAATGGCAGCTTTTGCTTCATAATATATGATACAGGAATACTATATATTATTACAAAATTAAATTAATTATGAATTTACGCTAATGTTAAAAGATATTTTAATTGATTTAATGAACTAAGAATTTCATCTCTAATATTTAATAGATCTGAGTCTTTTGAGGGGTCGAGCATATTAGATAAGCTAATTAAAAATTGAATATATTTATCTGTAAGAGCTATTAAATCTGTATCTTTATAATTAGCTAAAGTAATATTAAATGTATTGACAGCAATCACTCTGCCATATTTGCCCATATAAGTTTCAATAAATTCATCGGTATTTTCTACTAGGCTACTTACTATTTCGTCAAATGATTTATGTTGTGAAAATGAGGTTGTTTGCCAATGTAAGATTTTATATTGGTGTTGCATTTGAAGAAAAGTAGTTTGAATTTTTTCCCCATCTAAAGATTCAGTATTTTTGTTATCTTGGAGATCAGATATATCTTGAGCTTTAATTTCTGGAGCTGGTGCAGTCACAGCTGTATTTGTTGGTTCTTTAATTTTATTCATATTTTTAATATCTTCTGTAAAATCTACTTCAATTTCGTTTGCTTTGCTTTTCTTTTTGGGATTGCTATAAGTATTTAAGCAAATTGCAACTTGTTGCTTATTTTCCATTTTTGGATTATCTTTATTAACCTTATGCATACATCTATTCATATAATCGTGTTGTTTTTCATTTTTGTGCGGTTGAGGTATTGGCATAATACTATTATTACACTTAAATTAATGCTATTTATTTATGTATTTTGCGCTTGGTGTAATGATTTTGTATGACTATTACGACTATATTAATCTGTATTGCTGTTTTTGTTTATATATTTTATCTTATTGAAAGACTAAAATAATTATTCGTCTAAGTAATCTTTAATGTCTTCTATTAGTTTTTGTCTTTTATTGCGTTCTAAAACTGTTATTAAGGTAGCTATTGATATTGGAAAAGCAAACCTAAGAAAGAATTGAAGGTGGTCTTCTCTACTTAATAAATCAAAATAATTAATATAAAGGTCACTTAGCCCCCAAAACGTAAAAAGCATCGCTGGCACAAATGAGATAAAAAAGAACTTATCATAAGTTTTTAAATTAGTCCACCAATTCTTAATTTTAATTACCATACATAAAGCTTACACCAGATTAAATTGGCGTGGCTTCTCTAGGATTTGGATTTGAAGTTACTGGTGGTACAAGATTAGGGTTCATTAAAGGATTAAACTGTTGTGAGTTAGATACTGCTCCTGCTCCACTACCTACTGGTGCAGGACTAGTTGATACTTCAGAACCAGCAGCAGTATCAATATCAGGAATATCACCTCCATCAACTTTACCTAAAGCAGTTGCGCTATCAATTCTACCAGATACTACATCATTTATTTCACTAGCAAAAGATATGCCTTGGGCTTTTGCAGTTTCTTGTGCGCTAGTAACACCTTTAATTAAAGCTTCATTAGCAAGTGGTGGCAATCCTTTTTCATTAAATAAAGGTGATGAAGATGTTAAGTCTTTTACATCAACACTCTTTGGACTTGAAGATGTCATTCCATTTGGTGTTGCAGAAATTCCTTCGCCAGATTGTAATGTCATTGATTTACCATTTTTATCTGTTACAATAACCCCTTTGGTTGTTTCAGCGACTGCAATATGCGTGGCATCATCTTTTACATCAAGCATTACAGTGCTACCGCTAATCGCAGCTGTAACGCTTCCTGTTGTTACAGTTATCGTCTCTGTTTCTGGATCTTTTGAAACAAGAAATGTCCCTTTATCGCATTTAACTAATCTCTCTTGTTTAACAAATGAAAATAAAGCATTTGCACCGATACGCGTTATTGATTTATCATCTAATGATAATTCGCACATGCTCTGCTCGCCAGTGCCAACTTGAGTATCTGATTCTATTTTATCATTTAAAACTGCTGTTATTTTATTTGTATTTTGAACTGTATATACATTATTTTTTAAATATGATACAAATGATGCAGAAGCACTATGAGTTAATAATGCTAAGATAGGTAGATAAATTAATATTCTCATAATCTATTAGACAGGTGAAGTTAGGATTCATTAGATTTCATTTTATTATAAAAATTGAATAATTTCCATGTCCCAAGCATTGATAATAATATTCATAATAATCCTGTCCATTTTTATATACTCCAAAAATATCGTCTTGAAAATGTTCTTTTAATGATACTGTTTGATGTTCTCCAATTTGTTTAGTTATCCAATTAGATACTTCTGTTACATCTCCTTGAAATACTACTATTTTCCCATGACTTGCGTGTTGCATTTCTCTACTCCAGCTGCAGTTTGAATATCTAAATTATTTTTATTTTGTTTTGCTACAATTGATCCTATCATAGTTAATATTAAAATGCAAGCAAAAGCTAGTCCATAATATGTTTTTTCTTGAGCTTTCTTTTTAGTTCTATATTGATGAAAATTACTTATAAAGTCTTCTGTGTCCCTTTTGGATGGGAGACTCTTTTCGTAATTACTTAATAATAAGTTTCTCATGTTGTTGTCCATTGTTTTATTCTATCTAACTTTTGTATCAGATTCTAATATTACACTACCGTCTGTTCTTAATAAATTCCTAAATTGACCATGTGGATTTTTTACTGTTTCATTTAATGATGCAGAAGAATGATTTGTAAAAGCTTTTGTAAAATCAACTAAAAAATAATCATTTGTATCTACTCCAATTAATTTTTCTGAATTTTGTATACCATATGCTCCTCCAGCCCCACCAAAGCAAGACCCTCTTTTCCATATTATCGAATGCTTCTCGTCATGCGCTGGACAAGTAAATACTGGATTACCTTTTCTTTTCTTACCACCTATAGATCGAACAGTTATATAATTTGTAATATAATATTCAAGATTAGATTTATCAACGACATTTGCAGTATCGCCTCCATATCTAGAATCTCGAATAAAAGTATTTATTGTTTGACCATCTGGGCCAGGAGGAAGCCAACCATCATTATCATTAGCAAATAAATTAATTGCCATACCTACTTGTTTCATATTTGATGCACAAACAGCTTGAGATGATTTACGTTTAACGGCTGAATACGCAGGAAATATCAAACTCGCTAATAATCCAATTATACCAATTACAACTAACATTTCAACTAATGTAAAACCAAAACGTGAGAGTTTTAATAATCTTAAATGCTCTAAGAATGAGTTTTGTGTTGGCATTTTTTTCTCCTTATAGCTTTGATTGTAATCAAGCTAGCAATACCAAACATCATGAGTGAACTTGTAGAAGGTTCAGGTATAACACCAATTGTGCCATCTGTAGTAAAGTTACTAACATTCCACTTAAGATCTGTGCTAGGAGTGTTCAAATTAGGAAGAGCAGCTTCTAATACTGCTACATCAAATGTACTCATATCAGCTGAACCCCAATCAAATAAATCATATGTGTTTCCATCTTCATATGTATAATTGTCTAGCGTTTCGAATGTGAATGCTGTATTAGTTCCTAATGTTAACAAGCTAGTTACATTAATTGCATCGTAGGTAGCACCTCTGGTAGTTGGTGCAGCTAATTGGAATTGGAATGTTCCGTTACTTCCATTTAACTCATAAGCAGTTAGCAGACCAGGACTATTGCCAGGGGCCACAGTACCACCATTTAGAGTTAAACCCTGCACACTACCAGAGCCACCTAATGTACCTCCTGTATTTACCAAAATATCTCCTGCACTTCCATTTACTGATAGCAAGCTTCCATTGATAGTAGTACTACCAATAACGCCACCAGTATTAACTGTTGCTGTGCCAGAATTAAGTATAACAGTTCCAGCTGTTCCTTCTACTAATAAAGTACCACCACCAACAGTACTAGTACCTAAGAGACTACCGCCTGATTTTACATTGAGTGTACCACCAGTATTTACTGTTGATATACCAGTTCTTCCATATACATCCAATGTGCTGCCATTAACAGTTGTGATACCAGAATTGCCACCAGAATTTACTGTGGCTGTACCAGAATTAACAACAGTCTGTGCGACTGATCCTGATACCAACAAAGTACCACCATTTACAGTAGCTTTAGAAGATGTACCACCTGTCTTTACATCAAAAGTACTGCCTGTGGCAATGGTTGTTTCGCCTATTGTACCGCTATTGAGCAAGCTTCCTCCTGTGAGGGTAGAGTTGCCAAGAAACGCTCCATTATACACTGTAGCAGTTCCTGCAGACATGGAGAATGTACTACCAGTCCCTCTCAAGTCCAAGGTGCCACCGCCTTGTGTTATTGTACCAGTTGTACCATCTACTGATACCGTAGTGGTGACACCGATAGAGAAATTACCAATAGTCCCAGTGCTATCAACTATTAAGTTTCCTGCGTTAGCAGTTATACTACCAGCTGAACCTTTAACTCTTAAGGTACCACCTGATATTATAGCAGCACTAGAAGCAATAGAACCAGCAGTATCAACTATAAATGTACCATCTTGTATAGTAGTATCACCATTGTAAGAATTGACTGCTTGAAAAATTGCTGTTCCAGTTCCTGACTTAGTTAAGCCTCTAATAGCTCCTCCAGTATTGAGTAGAGAACCTTTAAATATAAAGTCACCTACACCACCTACAACACTTGTATCTGCAACTGTTCCTCCAATGTCCAATGAACCATCAAACTGCACAGTTAAATTAGTACTGTTGTTAAAAAGTCTTCTGCCACCACTAGAACCTGAAGATACAGTGAGCGTATTGGCACTATTAGTAAACTGCAGTAATGTCTTGTATCCTCCATGATTGGTAAAGTTCATATTATTACCTTGATATTGATTCATAACATAAGTAGTAACAGCAGCAGAATTAGATCCTGCTAGATCCAATGTTCCCATAGTAGATAAACTAGTAGAACCTTTCAAACTATTAGAAGCAGATAAACCGTTAGCCGTATTAACTATAAGCTTGGGCATATTAGTTGTACCACTTGCTCCTCCAAGTGTTATTGCACCAGTACCCATTCCAGTAGCACCATTAACAATCACAGTGCCACCTCCTGTCATATCAAATCCTCCACCCAGTGTATTGTTACCATTGAATGTGACGCTACCGTTACCTGTGTATATAACTTTACCAGCAGTTGATAGAGGTCCTTGTCTGAGTTCATTGTTGAATGTGAATGAACCATCTCCTGCAAGAGTAAGAGTTCTAGATGTACTTGAAGAAGCGGTCGTAAGTGAAGCTATATTATTAAACACCAATCCACCACCTGCTGTTTGAAACCAAGTATTGCTGGCGTTAGCATTTTCTACTAATATATTAAATGTCTGAATAGCAGTAGAATTATTACTAATGCCTCTGCTAACAGATAGAGTTTGCGTACCATTGAAGCTATTAATGTTGTATGCATTTGCATTTGTTAAAAACGTCATGCTCTGTGCAGCTCTAGTAGAAGTAAGTATGACTGTATTGTTGCTTACTCCATAATTACCAAACTGAATTTCATCTGTGGTAGTACTAGAACTAGTTGATGAAGGTTGTATTCCATTTGTCCAGCTAGTTGGTGATGTCCAATTTGTTCCAGTATTATTCCACAAGAATACTACTGCTTGAGATTCTTGGACAGCTCCAGACATTAAAAAAGCCGCAATTAATTTTGCGGCTGTGCTTTTTAGTAACCTTTTTAGTAGGTTTATTTTCATGATATTAGTTTACTCCTTCTTGTTTTCATCTAAATGTATAGACACCTCTTTATAGATTTTGTTCATTTTATTTTTCTTTGTTTTTTGAACGTATGTCCAATCATTTAGCATGAAATCCTCTACTACTATTATAGGATAATATTGATTAATATACAATCTTATTTTTTCTCTATATTCTTTTTTCTTTCCTATTTTGCATATTGGTGATGTGCCCCAATTAGGGTCATACATCCATAAATTGTTATTATATTCAAAAATGCAAATTGCATGACCAAGCATATTTTGTACATCGTCTTTATAGTAAAATGTAAAACCATAAACACTATTCCAAACTTCTCCAGATGTTTCTAAAAGAAGATTGCATCTAGAAGCATATATCATTGAGTCAACAAAACAAGAATTAGGAAGATTTGTTATTGAATAATGTTTTTTTAATTCAAAACCAATTTTTAACCAAAAGATCCAAGATATGACAATTGCTAACCCAACTAATACTGTTTTCGATTTCCAGTTCCAAAGTTTATTTAATATTTTTTTCACCTTCAGCTTGTTTGGCTTCAGTTTCTTGTCCTTTTTTGAACATTACATAGTTATGAATTGTAATCATATAATCTTCAGCAAGAGCAGCCATTTGTTGTAAAAATGGTTCTGTAAGATTTTCTTTGACCATTGGATCATTAATTTTATCCATCACATTTTTTGAATGTTGATAAATAGAATTAATTGAACCAACTATCATTTCATAAAAATCTTCTTTGTAATCTTCTAAGTCTTCAATTTCTTGTGCTTGAGATAGGGAAGCGTCAATTTTAAGAAGTTCAACTTGATCAAATTCTATTTCGCCATCCCATTCGTATTCTTCGTTTAGATAATCTGCTGCTTGGGCTTTTTTTAATGCTTCTTGCGTTGGCCGATCTTTCGATCCTGGTTTTGCTGGACGATAATTTTTGCCCATTCTTTTTTTCTTTTGTTGAATATTATACCAGAGACCTTTATTCTTGGCTTGAACATCTGCTTCTAAAGTAATTTCTTCTTCATTAACTGATCCACAATTTGGTTTTCCACATGAACTTGTAATTTTGCTAACTGGCTTGGCACTCCACATTTTACAAGACCAGTAGTTAGCTTTATATTTTGGACCAGGATTATCGCAACCATGTCTGGCTCTGTATGCTTTTCTTCTTTCTGGATTATCTCTTTTAATAGACATATTTGGATCGCCGAAAGTAACTTTTACAATATTACCTTTATCATTTTTAACATAAACGCCAAATTTCTTTTTGCTTCCAGAAGGAAGACGAAATGGTTTATTAAGTGGGGCTTTGCCTTTTTTGGCTGCTAATATATCTTTTGAAAAATCGATTTCCATATTATTTAATATAGTTACACTATTTTTATGCGGCGGTGATGGTGATGGATGGAGACCAACCAGTGGTAGGGATGTAATCTGCAGATTGGCTACTTGAAGTATTTACAGAAAATTCATCAGGAATTGGAGGGATGCTTCCTTCGTCATAATTGCCAGCGGAGAATTTTATTAGATACCAAGTATTCGGAGATAGTGTTACATTAGGGGCCGCGTTTGGCTGATTAGAGACATAGGTTGTTGCGGATGTGTTGAAGAACAGAATTGCTCTGCTTCCAGTTCCAGTATCATAATCCCACACACTGTATCCATAGTAGTTTGCTGGTCTTGGTGGTGTGGTTTGAGATTCATCAAATGAATATAAAAGATTTCCATCTCCATTATCATTTTCTTTTGTAAGTGTAAATCCAAGGTAGTCGCTTGTTATTGATGCTGTGCTTGCGTAAGGAATCCCAGGGGGTGTAGGTGTAATAGAATATTTATTAGATAGATAACTTTCTACTTCTTGTCTTTCTGATGTATCTAAGACTCGATTGTAAATAATTACTTCTGCTATATTTGAAGATCCATCTCCTCCACCAATAAATAGATTATATCCACCATTTGCACTGCCAAGAGAAGCAGTTCCAACAGGAATCCCATTATAATATAAACGTGCTGTATCTGCATTAAATGTTGTTTCAAGTATATAATTTGTATTGGCATTTAATGTATTGCTTGAAGTCAAAACGGAATTCCCATCAAACGTTAAATTTAAAGTATTTGAGGTATCTCTAAGAAATTTAAACTCACTTTCATGATAAACCAAGAATGAATTAACGATATTTTCAGTAAATCTAGCAACACAAAAAATTGTCCCAATAAATTGACTTTCATACCATATTGTTGGACAAGTTAGATTTGTATTTGCAGGAAAATTTACAAATGACTTTCCACCAATTGTTACATAAGATGATGGTATGTAAGATGATAATGAGGCGTTTCTAGCGTTCTCGCTTTGATCTTCCCAAGAATTTACATGGTTTGTATTTACGGTTTCCGTTGTTGCGTTTCCGATAATAGAGCCAGATGGAATAGACACTGCAGTAGAAGTTGGTGATCCAATTGACCTTAAAAATGGTGAAACTGAAACACTATCACTAGGATTTGGAGAAATATTACTTCCATTTAGGGTATAATAGGTAAAAAATTCGTACTCATTATTCCAAATCTGCTCACCATTCACAGTGATTAATTTTTTTCGAGTCTCTTTCACATACCATGGGGAATTTTGCTCTTCTTGACCAATATATTTATCTATAGTTGGATACTGGAAGCTTATACCGAAACCTGCAGGTTCTAGAGACTCTAGTCTTGTATACGTTCCATTTCCAGCCGTTTCTGGCCCACTTATAGTTATTGAGAGTGGATAAGATGCTGGATCCCAAGATACATAATTATTTGTTGTCGCAATAGGAAGAGACCAGTAGCCGTCGTTACTGATACGAGAAAGAGTATTTCCTTCAATACGATACTGACCTTTACTAAAGATAAAATCGCTTAAATTATAAATATCCCTATTATAGGTTCCATTTGCGTCTGTATATATCCCAGTAAATCCATTAATAATAAATTGTGAAATGTAAGAATTATATGTGCTCCAATTTATTCCATCGAAGGATTGATATCCTATGTCCGTGCCCCCTACGTTTTCTGTTATTATTCTATAATCATAATCACCATCACCATTGATACTATAACTTATATTTCCAAGGCTATAATCATTTAATCTGTTATCTTCAAAATTATAAGTTGGAATACTTGATGCATTATATGTGCCAGTAACACTTGGATTTCCGCTAAGTACTATTTGTGAAATATAATTATAACTAAATTTATTTATTCCAGTACTTGCATCTAACCAAAGGCTAGGAAAGAACATGTTATCTATATTAGGAAATCTATCTTTTTCGCCGCTATATAAATTAGCTACTTGAATTTCTGTTAAACCTGTATTGTAAACTTGGAAACTACCAACAGATCCTTTGCCAAAACCACCCTCTCCCATGTTGGTACTATCACCTCCACATATTGCATAATATAAATTAGTTGGACCATTCATTCTTTGGCAATTACTGTCAGCAATTTTTTCTCCATTTATATAAGCACTCAAAACTCCAGAAAAATAAGTTAATCCAAGATGATACCATCTATCAAAATTTATTGATCCAGTAGATTGAATTTTGAATGTTGAATTTGTTCTATAGTCTCCCCATATTCCAAAATTAACTTTGCCATCTTGCGTTACTTCTAGTTGACTATCATGCCATCCTCCAAATAATCCAGGTTGACCTAATTCGTCAACAACTACTCCAGCGCCAGTTGGTTTAAACCATATAAAATAAGAAATTGATCCATCAGTTGATTGAGGAACTTCTTGAGTCATTGCATATTGATCTACTCCATTAAAAGAATATATTCCACTATAATCAGAGCTATAAGTTGGATTATTAACTAAAGTAACGTGTTTATTACCAGTATAAATTACTCCACTATTATTGAAACCAGAAATTGAATCTAGCCAAACATGAGAATAAACTGCATTTGGCGCAGGGTTATATCCTGTGTTTGTTGATTGCCACTCTCCTAATGTGAAATCGTAAACATAATCATTTGAATTTGTTGCAATTCCATCTCCAGTAGAATTAAAAAATAATCCACTAAAATCATAAGTATCGCCTTGTGCTCCATTACGATAACTTAAACTTAAACCAGCAGTAGTTGGATTCGCTGGATGACCCCATTGTAATCTAACTGGATAATAAGTTCCAGAAGTTAAAGGTAAATTTATAATATTTGTTGAATTGTATGCAATTGAATACATATCTGCATTTCCAGTAGTATATCCATTAAGAGCTTTATTTCCTATCCAGAAATAAGCATCTTCATCGGCATTTATATAAAAATTATGATTTGAAGTATCATTTGCTCTAAAGTATCCAACCCATTGCCATGAAGTATCATTTGAAAGAGCACGAGTAGTTCCAAAATTTGTGCTATTTTCAAAATTTTGAGTTTGTGTTATAGTAGTTGTTGGGGCTCCTTCATCGCCATATTCTTCTATTGCTTCTGGAGTCATTGTCCATGTTATTAAATCATTTGATTTACTATGAATCGGGCCAATATTTGCTTGCAAGTACCAATAAGATTCTGATGTTGAAAATGCAGAATGATAATAAATTGCCCATCCATCATTTCCTTGGGTACCTTGGAAATAGGATGTACCTTGATTATTTTGATCTCCAACTTTTATATATGGCCCTACCATATCGCTAGTTGGATGATTTAAAAATAATTCATTTATTATTGGTTTTACAGAAGCTGTATTAAACCATGTTGGGTCACTATCAAAATAACCGCTATATTGAATTCCTAATAATCCATCTGTTTTGTTTCTAGGATAAACTCTTGTTGTAGAAGTTAACCCTACTGGGTCTGGACTTTCTCCTAAACAGTTTCCTACAACGTACCAGCTTGAAAAATTTTCAGTAAGATATGTAATCCCACCATTTTCTTCATTGTCTGGATTATATACTTGACTATCCCACAATGAAAATTCGATTGCTCCGTCTTTGGATATATAATTTCCATTTGGCCCAGTAAATGTTGTATCTCCACCAGCTGATCTAGTGTATGTTCCATTACTAGTTGCTGTTCCTGCGTTGCTAATTATTATTGAGCTAACAAAATCATAATACCAACCATTTGGATCTAAATTAACATCATCATTAGTATATCTAGTAATATTATCATCATCTTGTAAATCCCATCCGCTATTTTGATTTTTTGTTATGCGCCTTCCATTTTGCGAAAGACTATTAAATGTATTATCTCCAGAATTTGTTCTAGTATATATATCATCTATAGCCCCTTGTATTTCTACTCTATTAACAAAAGGAATATTTCCAGTATTAAAATAAGTCCAATCATTTTCTATCCAATCTCCAACAAAATATCCAGTTTTTCCATACTGAACATCAAACTCAACAAAATTATTTTTACCAGATACTACTGGTCCATAAAATCCAGTATTATGAAACATGCTTCCAGAAATTGGTGCCCCAGTTTGTGTATAAACATAAACTCCATCTACTGTTGATACTCCTGCGCCATCAAATGATATTTGATTTGGATTCTCATTGTAAGAAACTGCATCAAGAGATAATACTCTACCAAAGTACGCAGAAGGAGGAGCACATACTCTATGGCCTTTGCTATCAACATCATAAAATAATTTGCCAGCTAAATCTGAAGTCCAAGTATTTGATCCTGGGGGCATATAATCAAAGATTAAAACTCCTTCACCTGCTGGTCCGTTACCAAATTCTACTGTTAATGGATAATAAGAATTTGCAACCATTGTGAATGTGCCAGGTGGATCTGTGTGATAAGGTCCATGAATTCCAGGTAATGATACTACAGAATTAGAAATTGTTCTATTTCCATCAAGAGCATTATTTCCTACCCATAAGTAACTAGCATCATCTGAATACAATCTAAATTTATATACGCCATTTACTGTAGGTTTAAAATAACCTTTTATAATAAGACTTTTATTGTTTTGTCCTTGAGCTTGAGAATAAGAATCATCAATTTGAGAACTAACTGATTCAGAAACTAAGACTGGTCCTAAGTTTGCAGTTCCTGCATTTTCAATTGGACCTCCACCGAAATAACTAACACCTTTGCCTATTGATGGAAACGGTAAACCTAAAGCTTCTGGTGTACTGTATTGAGGTGATTCTACGAATCCCCAGTTATACCAATCTTGTTGAGTTGTAGTTCCAATATCTAATATTTGATATGATTTACCTATATCTCCTATACTAATTGCGCTGACTAATTTAGTATCAAAAAATTCATTAACATCATCAAAATAACCTTCATATTTTTTCTTATATAATCCAGGCGCTAAATTTAAACATGCTGTATTACTATCTTCTGGAGTTGGGGGCGGTGGAGTTGGAGTACTATTAATTTTTCTTTTAGGATTAGTTACAATATTTCTGCCTTGATTGTTACGTTGGCTTTTGCCTAGTACTATAGAATTTCTATTTTTAACAATCATATTAAATATTACACATTTAAATTATTTTAAATGTATTTTAAATTAATATAAAATTAACTTCTTTCCCAAGAAATAAAATTGGGAGTTGATTCGTTTGCGCCAAGAACGCTAACGGCTCCAGTATAATTAAGATCACTTAAAATACCACCGTCTGCAGCAAAATTGGCTGATCCACTTATTAGAATAAAATTAAAACTATTACTCGAAGCATTTTCTCCATATTTAACGAAAAGATTGTTTGTTCCTAAATTTTGAATAAAAAGTTCTTCTCGATCAGCGTTTGCTTGTAAAGCTATACCATTTGTTGTATTTGGTGTGAAATTAGATATATTTGATCCTTTTGAGGTTAAGTCGTCTACGGAGATAGCTTCTTGAGCTTTGTAAGAATCTGTAGTTGGATCATAAACTAAAGATATTCTTTTTTCTCCAGGATCATTTGATTTAATATTAGCCATAGTAAATACTATTACACATTAAATATAAAAAATGATATTATAAATTATTAATCTTTGTATTATATCTTGGACCCGAGAGGAGTTGAACCTCTGTCTTTTAAAAATCTAAATTAAAATACTACAAGTTTAGTTCATTTTAATATTTAGCTTCATATAGATAAATAAACAAACATATTCAGCGTATTCTATCTTGAGTATTGCTATCTAAAGAATAGAAAAACTATTAAATAGCAAACATCTAATTACGCAATATTCCAGTAGATGTGTCGTGGATATCACGCTGTAACTTAAGCTACAGAAGCGGTCTCTTCTACAAGAGAAACTCTTGCAGAAATATGACCTTTATATTTTGCTGTTTTGGCAGTTAATATAATTGAAACTTTTTAAGGAGTCCTCGATTCAACCTCCACTTGCATTTCAATTTATTTCTTTAAAATCGAAACCAGTACGGGCCCAATGAGAATGAACTATACTATATTATACATTTTATTTGAATTTTGGCAATATTTTTATTAAGATTAAATATGGTACTACAAGATAAAATATTAAACCTATTAGATCAAATTATTGAAAAGAATATATTGGAAGATTCAATTAATAAAAAGCCAATTGAATCTGGAGATAATTGGAACGTATTTTATTTAAAAGTTTTAAAAAATTTGTTACAAGAATTATTTGACAAAAAACAAAATAAAGAGTATTATAAGATCACATAGTCCCCTATTAGGACAGTTTATTGATACCAAAAAATCAATTATCAATCCCTGAGATAGCAATGTCCCAAGGGCTGACAACTATTAAAACCTTCATTTGTACATAACATGGCTAAAGAAGGAAATGTAGCTATAGGCATCGCAGAATGTAGTGATCGAAGCTACCTCTGATCCGTAAGTGCGATGGCCCTTTGTTGCTGAGATCGCAACAAATTTGGAGTTAAAAGAAAAGTTGGATTGATAATACTCAACCTCAGACTATAATAATCTAGAGGTAAAGCCCTTTTGGATATTAAAGAAAAGTTAAATAATTCAGAGAAGGACACTAGATATCACTTATCTAATATAGAATATAATTGATTCTTAATTTCTTGAGATTTTGTTTTCGCTATAATTAGACTCGATTCAATATTTTCTGTATACTTGCCTTCTAGAATTTTTTTTATTTCTAAAGATATATTTTCTGCTGTAGCATTTTCTCCGATCAATAAAGCTGGCCAATTTATTGATTCAGTTTGTCTTCTAACTTTATGTCCACCACCAATAGGATCGATTGCTAATACTGGAATTTTATTTTTCAATGAATAAACGATTCCATGTAATCTAGTGCTTATTATTGCATCACATTTACATATAAGTGATTCTAAGATATCAGAAGAATAAACTCTTGTTCTGTTTTTATTTTTTTCTGTTGTTATAGTTGTGTCTATGTCTATTCTTGCAAATTTTTCTTTATCAAAAAAATTCCATACTTCTTTTTTAATGTTTTCATGATATCTTATACCTCCCGAGCAGCGACCATTTAGATGAACTAGTAAAACACCTATGACGGGAACTTTTTTATTTTTTATGTTAAAAACTAAATCTGGATTTTTTATAGTAGTTGAATCTCTTGCTACGATATAATCCACATAACCATTATAAGTACTAATGTCGTCTCTAGAAATCGTAGTGTTTATAGCAATTTTTTTACAATGCGAAAAGTCATTAATAATATCTAATGGGCGAAAAGAGCTAGTACCAAATGGCCCACATACATAAAATAATATATTGTATATTTTTGGATTAATTTCATTAAATTTTATACTTTTTTTAGAACAACTCACTTCATTAACGATATCATATTCTATATTTTTTTCAGTAAGCCAAGAAGCTACTACTTGTGCTGCTTGAACGTCTCCAAATGTACAAGCTCTATCTCTTACTCCAAAAGGCCCAAATATTAAAGCTCTATTCATTATTTTTTATTTATTAAATGCTGTTGTATTATATCAAAATTACGATCTAATTTAGATTCAATTCTATCAAAATAATCATCGAAAGACTCTTTTGTAACATATGTTGTGCTAATTTTTAAAGCTAAATCGGCTATTTCTTGTTGATGCTTTCTTCCTTCTAATTCCATTTCTTTTCTTAAAGTTATGAAATCGCTAAATGTTTTATCATTGATCTCTTTCATTAAGTTCTCTTGCTTATCGAAAAGAGAGAATACCCTAGTAAACAACCATCCTCCTAAAAAAGAAAGTGCTCCCAAGACTAAATTAAATAATAATGAAATATCTAAATTCACATAGATAATTACACTTTTTAATTAAAATTATATAGTAAATTATACTTTACAAGTAAAGGGAGGTCGTCTCGGTAGGTTCTTATTCTGGAGGCGGAAAATATCTGATTCGCTTGTGCAAGGAAATTGTTCGCTACCTACTTCTTTCATATTCTCATTATAGATACATCTTTCATTTAACCACACATGATAATGAAAAATATCATTTTCTAAAATTATTTGACTTTTATGTTCATGCGAAGTAAGCATGAACTCATTGTCTTCTATCGTATTTGTATTTAAAATTACTTTGCCATGTGTGTCTTGAAGTCTAACAAAATATTTAGCTAATTTCAAAACATTATTATTTATAATATCATTGTTATTCCTATTTGTAATTAAATGGCTTTTTGAAAGTATTGTAGAATTATTAAAATTTAAAAAATTTTCTATATGGGTTTTACTAGGTAAAAATATAAATTCATCTGCATCAATTAATGCAATATATTTACATTTATTTTTAAATGCATTTACTCCAATAGTAAGTGTTAATCTTTGTAAAATATTCCAATGGCCGAGGGATCCTTTATCAGTCATAATATTTTTATAAGGGAAATCTATTAAAATAACTTTTTCTTTAAATTTATTGCATATTTCTTGAGTAGTTTTATTGCTAATAGTATAGTCTAAGCTTTCGTGTAAGCCATTTTGATCATTTTCATTATTATTAAAAATAACAATTCCAGAAAAACCTAATTTTATATTATATTCTATCCATTCTTCAAGTCTATGTGAATAATCTTTACACATAGTACTTATAATTGCTGATGTATTTTTATTTAAATTTAATTGACATTTTTCAAATGGAAATTCTAATTCTAAATTTTTAAAATGAATAACCTGATCGTTACTTAAGATAAAATTAATGTTCGATATATTATATTTAAAATTTTCAATTTCATCTTCTATTATGACGTAGAATTGACAATCTTTAACAAAAAAACTATATTTTTTATCAGTGTTAATTTTTAATCTTTTGATTATTAAATTAACATATGGATTTATTAATCCATATATTATAATTTTTTTTTCTTTGATTAAAGATGTTTTAGTAAAAAAAAATAAAATTTCAGAATCTATCATAGTCTTAAATCACCAAAATCATCATCAGAGATATCAGTTTTCCTTGCGCCAACTTTATAGCTGGATATCTCTGTTTCTTGTGGTGCGACTTGCACTTTACTACTATCTAAATAACTATCATGCCATCCAGCGATAGGGTTATCTTTTTGATTAAATATCTTCTTATAGCCCAAGCTCCTTAATCGACTATCGCAAAGCCACTTAGAGTAACCGTCTAGAACCTCAGCATTTAATCCAAGTAAGCTCCCTTTACTAAAGAGATACTTAGACCATTCACTTTCGTTCTTTGCGGCTTGTTCATAAAAAGCATAAATCTTATCTTCATTTTTTTTTACAATAGATGTAAAACCTTCTTTATCTTCCTCACGAAGTATCTTTAACAAATTTTGAGAGGTGGCGAAATGCAATGCTTCATCTCTTTGAATGAATTTAATAATTTTAGAATTGCCTTCCATCTTACCACGATATCCAAAATAAAAAGAACAAGCAAAAGAAACATAAAATACAAGACCTTCCATTACATTAATAGAAAGAATAGCGTCAAAAATCTTTTGTTTAGGATCTTTCTTTTCATCATCACCAAGAATTTTATCAAAGTTATTTCTAATTAATTCAGCGCGGCTTGTTATTTCTTTATCCTCCATAATACTATCAAAAAATTTAGTTGCATCTGGATATACATTATTTAAAAGATAAGAGTAAGAATAACTATGAATGCCTTCAAATTGAGCCCAAGTATTCATGCAAATTTCAAGTTCTGGATTACTAACGTAATCTTTTAAGGAGTGAATACTCCTAGAGAGCATGCTATCACCAAGCGTTTGGAATCTTAAATTACTATCAAATACAAATCTTTCTGTATCAGTTAAATTTTTATAATCACTTCTATCTTTTCCTAGTGCTATTTCGTGAGGCCACCAAAAATTTTCATTTTGCTTTTTAAACAATTCAAAAAATATTGGATATTTAAATCTATCATATCTTTGAAGGTTAAGGTCTTCGCCAAGAAACAATGGCTGTTTAGTGGTATCTATGTTTTTAAAATTTAATACTGTTTTCATGGACTATAGTTTACACGCTCCACTAGAACAATCTCTATCTTCTTTTTGATTTAATGATTGCTCTTTATCTCCGTCATCTGTGTTATTGTAATACAAACTAATCAAACCTAAACTATAAGCATAAATCAATTCTTTCATAACTTTTGCGTCTGGAAGAATATTATTTTCATAATGACTATAATTGTAGTATACATTAGTTGATATAGCCATGTCAATATATTTTTGAATTACTGCATTAATTTTAAGTAATCCGCTATTATCTTTTAAATCATATGCTAATTCATAATTTTCGTCATACTTTCCAATCCCTGGAACCATAACTGGAAGTTTACCCATTTTACTAGTTTTATATGTTATAAGGCTACGAATAGGCTCTACTCCATTTGTTGAGCATTGAATTACAGAACTGCTTTCGCATGGCATACAAGAAGATAATGTAGAATGTCTTAATCCAAATTCTTTGATATCTTTTCTTAGTTTCTCCCAATCAAGCGATAGTTTTCTTTTAACTAGCTCATCCACTTTATCTTTGTAAGTATCAATAGGAAGTATGCCTTTGGAGTATTTAGTTCTATCAAACTTCTCGCACTTGCCTTTTTCTTTAGCTATTTCAATACTACTTTTTAATAAATAATATTGAAAATGCTCCATCCATTCGTCAACAGCTAGTAATGATTTATCAGAACTATATTTTAATTCATTTTTAGCAAGAAAAGCTGCGAGATTAGTAATTCCAACACCAAGGCTTCTACGTTTTTTAGCAAAATTTTCAGCAGCAACATTAAAGTAATCTTGAAGCTCAATGATTTCATCAAGAAATCTTACGATAAGATCGCAAGTCTTTTCAAGATCTTGCCAGTTTTTTATTTCTAGCATATTTACTGCCGAAAGAATACACATTCCAATTTCCCCATCCTTGTCATTGTAATCATTCAATGGAATAGTTGGATGGATAACTTCAGTACAAAGATTACTCATAGTAACTTTATCTAACCAAGCTCCATGATTATTCGCGTGATCAACATTTAATATATAGATACGGCCAGTTTCAACTCTTTCTTTTATTATAAGAGAGAACAATTTACGAGCAGATATTTTCTTTTTAATCTTTAATTTTTTAGATTCACACTCTTTATATACTTTATCAAAGTCTTTAGTTCCCCATGCTTCGTAAAGCTCTGGAACTTCTGAATTGTTAAATAGAGTGATATCTTCATCTTTTAATACTCTATCATAAAATAGCTTACTCATTCCAATTGTATAGTCAAGTTTACGAACTCTATTATCGTCTGTTCCAGCATTATTCTTCAACACTACGACATCTTCAATTTCATAATGCCACCATTGAATATTACAAGTTGCACTTCCACCTCTTAATCCATTTTGTTGCCATGCTTTTACGCTACTCTCATAAATTTTTAAGAATGGAATTAACCCAGTATGAACAACTTCTCCATTTTTGATAGGAGAACCAATTGCTCTTATTTTACTTACATCAATACCAATTCCACATCTATTAGCAGTAGCCATACTCACAGCCGTGGCACTAGCTGTAATACTTTCTCTAGTATCATCAACACCGATCAAACAACAACTAGCATAATTTCTGCTAGAAGTTCTAACTCCTGCCATAACTGGAGTTGGTAAATTGATCTTATGCTTACTTACAGCATCATAAAATCTTCTTACATAATTAAGTCTTGTTTCAACTGGATATTTGGCAAACGCATAAGCTGCAATTAATACATAAGCGAATTGTGGAGTTTCATAAATTTTTCCAGTAGTTCTATTTTTGATTAAATATTTATCACAAAGCTGTTTAATTCCAGCGTAAGTAAAGATGTAATCTCTTTCATGATCAATGAATTCTCCAATCTTATTAATTTCATCCTCAGAATATGAATTGAAAATGCTATCATCATAAATCTTATTTTTAATACTTTCTTTTAAAAATTCTAATAACCTTGGAGCATGCTTACCTTTCCAAACATCTTTTCTTAATTGATAATTCAACAATCTTCCAGCTACAAATTGATAATTTGGTTTTTTAATAGAAATTAAATTCGCAGCACTTTCAATTAAAAGGTTATGTATCTCTTTTGAAGTAATACCTTCGTGGATATTTATTTTAGCATTGATTTCGATATCAGTAAGACTTACTTCACTTAAACCATTAACAGCCCATGCAATTACTTTATTTATCTTTTCTATGTTAAATTTTTCAAATGTTCCATTTCTTTTTTTGATTTTAATATTCATAGTTTACAAGAAGCTTGAATATTATATTACATCATATTTAAGTATATAGAAAGAAAAAACCAAGAAGTTGTAAACAATTTAATCTAAGTGACTTTTTGGGTGTACTTTACCTTTTCTTTTTTTAGACCAATCATCGAAATATTTTTTCTTAATGGGATCTTTGCCGTAAACTTTTTTTCTTTTTTCAGATAATTCTTGACTTCTCTCCCAAAGATCACCTACTGTACCTTTTTGATTTTTTGTTACTCTTGCGAAATCTTTTTCATTTGAATTTACAGACAATTTTTCTTGGGTATTGACTTGAGGAGACGTAAAAACCCTATCCCATAAAATACCATCTTCATAATACTCATGCTTATCATGAATACTTTGGATTATTTCTTTTACCTGTTTAGTCTTAGGATTTTGATAGATATATACTGGCATTATAATATATTATAGCTCTTTTAATATATTATCACAAAACTTTTCAGAAGAAAAGTCGTCTTGTAGTTTTAAACCATTTTTATTAACTTTATTTGATTCTACTTTTTGTATAGTTTTATCACAAGCATCAATGAATTCATTTTCATCAAAATCAAATATATTACCTTGATTGTACTGCTGACCCTTATGAAAGAAAACTCCATCATAAGCTTCAATTTTACCATTAGACTTTACTAAAGTAGAATTATCTTTGTTAGCCCAACTTTTATATCCATGCTCATTCATTATTACTCCGTGTTTACCTAACGCAACAGAATGAAACTCTGGTAAACCCCATCCTTCTCCGCCACTCATTCCTAAAACTATATCTGCACTATTCAGTAAATCATTATATTCAGCATTTTTTTGAATAAAATTTAAAAATGATATATTAAAATAATTTTTACCTTCCAAAATAACATTTCTTATTAAATGCTCTTGATCTTCTTGTTTCAGAAAAGGATTAAAAATAGAACATTGCAAATGATACCTACGATCATTGCCATATTTTTTAACCCATGATTGTATAACTTTTTTATGATTTTTTCTTTTTTCTAGTTTGCCCAAAAGATTAAAAACTATTCTATCAGAAAAATATTGCTTATCTAAAGTTTTAAAATTATATTTATCAAAGCATAAAGGCACATATTTAACATTTTTGCATCCAGCTTTACTAAAAGTATCAACTGTGTATTGAGATGTAAATAAAACTTTATGATTATTGCTTACAATATTTAATTCAGCATTAGTAGGATTATCTAGTTCATAGAATGATAGTAGTATTTGTTTTTCTGACATACTTTCCATGGCACCATTGATGTGCCATAGTTTAAAAACGTTATTCTTCCTATTATGTTTTAAATAAAAAGAATTTATATTATTGCTTAAATAATCAATAAATCCCTGATCGAGGTCTTGTGTTGAAAGATCAACATTTTGACCTATTGGACAAATTGGAATATTTATACTCTTAGAGTACAATTCTCTAAGAAGAATAGTCGAAATTTGACCAAACGATACAGGGTTTATTGGTAGATTTAAACTAAAATCCATTATAGGATATCTTCGTCAGAATCTTCGACTACTTGCTTCTTAACTTCTTTAACAGGAGTTTTTGCTACTGCTTTAGGTTGTTGAATAGCTGATTCTGATTGAGTAGATCCTGAATCTAGAGGTTTAGAGACATAGATTCTATAATCTGGAGCGTTATCCTTAGACTTGTTATTATTAGCAAATACTACTACTTTAATTTCTTTCTCTAGACCTAGATCATCAACCTTGACATATCCAGATAGAAATGACATACCAGATTTGCTTTTCTTTTTCCAAAGAGCACCGAGCTCTGTATTTTTATTTTGTGTTTTATTGTTTTCCATAAACTATATAATATCATTATTTTGTAAACTTGTCAACTTATTTTTCAATAAAAGTTTACCTTTATCATGTAAGTTGATTGCTGTTTGAGTGCTGATATTAAGAGTTTTACTTATTTTACTCCAAGAAGTTACTTTCTTACCATTAAAATATCTTAATTTAAATACTTTACATATTCTTTTGTCTTTTACTCTGTCTAAAATTGAAAATACTAAATCGGAGTTTTCTTTATTTATAATTAAATTATTTTCATATTTTATTTGATTATTTTCTATAATATGATTTATATTCTCGTTGTCCATGCTAATAGTATTGTTTTGTTTGTTTATACAGTTCAAGCAATAATATCTAGCTTGATTACCTAGCCAAGTCGAAAATTTTACATTCTTATCTGGATTAAAATTTAAAGCCGATTTATATATTACAAAAAGTTTATCATTAATAATATCATCTGGATTAGCCCCAAAATCAATTAAATGTTTATAGTATTTTTTAACCATTTGATTAAAAATACCAGTATGACGATTCTCTAGTTCTTTTAATGCATCACTATTTGATTCTTTTTTTACTTTATTTATTAGATCTATGTCTGGTATATAATTCATATATTTTTTCTAAATTTTTTTCCATTAGTTCGTATAAGAAGTTTGTATCTTGACAAGTTTCCCAGCAAACAGAAAAATCAGCAACAGCTTTTAACTTATTATCATTTGCTTTTTCTTCAATATTAGCTGGTGGCACAAGGTTACCATTATCTAGTTTTCTAGATATATGTATTAGAATACCATTATTATTTTTCAACCAAGAGTATTCATCTTCCTTATATTCTATATATCGAACATCTGTAATTATAGGTATAATATTTTGTTTATTAAAATTTTTAATTTTCATATCTAATAATGAAGTCCAGTATTTGCCTTCTGTTTGAGATCTTCTGCATTTACCATAAGAAACCATTAAAGGTCTAATAACTTCTTTTTCTTCATTTGTACATTTTGTTAAATCAATCTTAAATTTTTCAATTGTAAATGGATTTAATTCTTTTTTAAGATCATCAGCAAAAGCAAGCCTATCAGCTTTTAAGCCTTTATTTTCAAAATATTTAGCAAGAATACTATAGAATGTATCCTTACCAGATCGAGCTACACCTGTGATGCCTATCATAATTACAAGTATACATGTTTATTAAAAAAAGTAAAGTTAAAATTGACTTAATTTAAAATTAATATATAATTTATAAATGAAAAGAGTATCGTTTAAAGACATGGCAATCAATTTTGCCATCAATGCTTCTTTAAGGTCAGAAGATAAGTATAAAAAAGTAGGATGTGCGATTTTAAATAAAGAAGGAAGATTATTAAGTATAGGATATAATGGGCTACTACCAAAACAAAAAATAAAAAATAACTTTTGGAATGATAGAGATTATAGGAGAAAATACATAATACATGCAGAAACTAACGCTTTATCATGTATAACTCGATACGATAACCCTTATCTTTTAGCTTGTACTTTATTACCATGCTCTAATTGCGCTTCTAATATTGCATCTAATGGGATTAAAGAGGTCTTATATATAGATGAGTATGTTCCTGACCAAAATGCACACGATATATTTGATTTTTATAAAATAAAATTAACTAAATTTAATAAATGATTGACACTAGTTTAAATATAATTTAATATAAGGATTATGGAATTTAAACAAGGTTTAGGTTACGATGATATACAATTATTACCAAATTTTTCGGACATAACTTCAAGAAAAGAAATAGATACTACCACAAAAATATCAAGAAATTTTAAGATAAAACTTCCAATTATATTATCTCCTATGGATACAGTATCATCTGTAAAATCATGCATTAAAATGAATCAAATAGGTGCAGCAGGAGTTCTTCATAGATTCATGTCTCCACAAGATCAAAGAAGTAAATCAAAGATAATAAAAGATGAAAGTAATTTTTGTATTACTGCAATAGGATTAAAAGATGCAGAAGAAAGAATTAGACTAACTTCTACATATACAGATATATATTTTCTTGATACAGCTAATGGTTTATGTAAAAATGTCGAAGATTTTTTAAGATGGTTTAAAACTTCTAATTTTTCTCAAGATATTATAGTAGGAAACACCTTAACAAAAGAAAGCGTTTACAGATTAGCAAATCTTAAAGCTGATGGATTCAGACACTTAATTGGGCCAGGAAGCATGTGCTTGACGCAAATGAAAACTGGCATAGGATGCCCAAGCGTCACTGGTAATTATTACGCTTGGAAATCTGTTAGAAATTGGGAGTTATCACAAGTAGATTTATTCAAATACGATAAACCAGATCCATCTAATAGACCAAGCGTTTTAACGGATGGAGGGATAAGATATCCAAAAGATCTTGTAAAAGCTATTGCTAGTGGATGTGATGCCGTAATCTGTGGTAGGATTTTTGCAGGTCTTTTTGATGTTATAGACGAAGAAAATATCATAGAAAAAGACGGAAAAACATACGCTAAATATAGAGGTATGGCAAGCAAAGATGTAGTAGAAGATTACGAATTATATGATGGAACAAAAAAGAACTTATTTGTAGAAGGAGATTCTACATTAATTGAACTTAATAAAGTTGACACAATTGAAAGTATAGTGTATGATTTTGTTAATGGACTTAGAAGCGCAATGAGTTACTTAGGATTTAGATCAATAGATGAAATGAGAGGTGGTCTTTGGACTAATAAAATACAAGCGATTCTAAACTCCGCAAACAATATATATGAGGGATTTGCACATGGAAAATAATATGAACTATAAGATTATGAAATATACAATTTTTGCATTATTTGCTTTTTGGTTAATCAGCAGCAAATCAAACGCGCAAGTCGCATACGGAAAATATGATCAACAAACTACTTGCTATGAGAAAAGTCTTATAGACTCTCAAATTAAAGCCAATGAAAAAACTATAAATCTTTTAAAATACCAGCAAGGTAATAATTCATTATTTACATCTCAAGGTTCTATAATGAGGTCAAGAATTCAGGCTACGGTAAATGCTAAAGAGCAAGAAAACTTTAGATTAAATCAAAAAACATTTGCCCTAAGTGATTCTAAAGTTATAAACGATAAAGAAAGACTTAATTCATTCAGGAGACAATATCCACTTTATAAAATTAGCCCCAACGATGGAACATCTCGCGGATCATATAGAATTAGTAAAACTTTCAATGAATTTAATAGCGCTCAAGGACAAGCAGTATTTGCTCCAGAGTTAAAATGAACGAAGAAAAATTTCAATTACCAAATACTCCATATGCTAGAGGTACGGATTTTAGTCCAGTAGTTAGAGTATTAGCAAAAATTTCTAGAAATGCTATGTGTCCATTGTTAAATAAGAAATTTAAAAAATGTTGCGGAAGTACTGGTCAAAATTATTGTAATAAAGCTAAAGAAAATCTAGAAACATATCTCAATGAATTAAAGAATAAAAATGATTAAACATGTAGATATTATATTCGGATTAGCTTGGGGAGACGAAGGCAAAGGCAAAATTAGTTTTAATTTAACCGAAGATTATGATTATGTATGTAGATGGAATGGTGGGCCAAACGCTGGACATACAGTTTATATTAATGATAAGAAACTAAAAACACATATTATTCCATGTGGAATTTTCAAAAATAAAAAAAGCATCATTGGTCCTAATTGCGTTATCAACATAGATAAATTTTATGATGAAATTGAATATTTACAAAAAGAAGGTTTTGATACATCATTAATAAAAGTTAGCCCAAGAGCTCATATCATTACCGAAAAGCATATACAATATGATTTACAATATTTAAAACCTAAACTTGGAACTACTGGACAAGGTATAGCTCCAGCGTATTCGGATAAAATGCTCAGAGTAGGAAAACAAGCAGGAAACTACTTAGACAAAAAATACATTTGGGATGGCAAATTAGAAGGAAGAGTATTATGTGAAGGTGCTCAAAGCTTTTGGTTAGATATTAATTATGGAGATTATCCTTATGTTACAAGTAGCGAAACTTTACCTTATTCAGCTTGCTCATTAGGTTTTAGTCCAAAGTTAATAAGAAGTATAATTGGTGTTGCTAAAATTTATGATACCAAAAGTGGAGTAGATCCATTATTTCCAGAATCTTTATTTGAAGATCAAGATTTGAATAAAATAATAGAAGAAGGCCAAGAGTTCGGAACCACAACTGGAAGAAAGCGTTTAGTAAATTGGTTAAGATTAGATAAATTAACCGAAGCCACAATCATTTCTGGTTGCACAAAATTAATTATAAATAAATGTGATATTTTACAAAAACTAGACTTATATAAAGTTTATATTGATAAAGAGCTTTTATCTTTTAAGACTTTTGATGAATTACACCAAGTTGTATTAAATTATATATATGGGAAAAACAAGCACATTACTCAAATCTTATTTTCTGGAAATAAGAATTATATTTAAAATTGAGAAGTTTTTTCTTTTAGAATGTGTCTAACAAAAAGATAGTTAATAAAAAATCCACAAAAAGCACTTAATATATTACTAATATAAGGTAAAGTAATTAAATCTAATGGATTCAAGAAAATACTTAATCCCAAAGATATCCAAAAGCTAGAGCATTCATGACATAATAATGGTTTTCTTATATATGGAATTTTTGCGATAAAATTCCTAAAAGGTCTAGAAACTTCTGTATCCGACCACGCATAAGTCAAAGCTAAACTAGTGAATAAATATATTATAAATATCATTTACAAGAAATAAACATCAACAGAATCACCCCTATCCACTATAGAAAAAGACCTAAACATTTTGCCAAAAGTTGTTTTCGTAAATTCTTCCCAGTAATTATCTTTTTTCATAAGAGTAAAAATTTTACCACTTAAGGTGTTGGTGATTGTTTCTTGATTTTGCTTGATTTGATTAGACGCATTATTAATAGTTTTTTCTTTGGAAAAAATTCCATCCAAGAAAACTCTTTCAGTATCTGTCTTATATTTTTGAGTTATGTAAGATACCACTCTTCCTCTACAAGAACAATTAGAATTAGATTTCGCGCTTACGAGATCGGCTAAAATATCGGGATATCTGTCTTTTAATAACGAAAAAGATGTATCGTCTTCTAAGGCAGCGAATATATAAGCATACAAAAGATGTTCTGGGATTGTGTTCATAATAATAATTATATATTTATAATATTATAAATTCTAATTTTTTTACCAATAATATGTTTTATTTTTTGACCAATCAGGTAAAGGCACCGAACTCACTGGTATATTTGCTTCTGACCACCAAAGATATGAATCTTGATATAAAGGATAAGACGTATAAGTTAATCTATTTGTAAATCTATTTGTTGTAGTGCTTAATAAAGGAAGAAAAAGAGCATCAGTTAACTGCCCATCTAAGACCTTCCACCTTACAATACCAATACATCCAGGAATACCAGGTAAAGCTTGTGGTTGTACGTATTCAGGATATGCTCCAAAAATGGGGGTTCCATTTTCTTCATAGTCTATAATAAGATACTTTGTGCATTGTTTAGCGCCGTACCAATCTCTATATGCATATAAGTCCAGAGTATTAGCTACATCCATAGAAATAGAAGTGTTAGGCGTAGTGGAGATATCTCCTCTTATTTGATTAATTTGATATGGTGAAACTCCACCTAATCGGGTATTTGCTCCATTCCATCTTGCTCCTTTTGGTTCTGATTGGCTCCTTGGCCATGTATTTTGGCTAAAATTTATATTGAAATAATTATTGGAGAATACCCAAAGCCTATCCACATTCCTTCCACACAAATCATATATAAGCATATTATTATAATTAGACGCAATTTGATATGCTGATGGATTATAATCAGGATCACCTATCGTAGGACAGCCATCGCCTTCGTCGGTGGTGCAATATGCACACTTGAATGGTGCTCCGTAGGACTCAATTCTTGGACATATTATTTGTTCATTAAAAGTAGGAGTTCCATAACTATACTGATTTCTCCATTCGGATCTTGGCCTACTCCCCATAAAATCTCCAATATATGTTCCATTTACAACAACTTGAAAATTATTTGTGTAATCATAACCACAACGGCTCATATATAAACCATATACTGAACAACCATCAAGATAAGTCGCAAAGTTTGGGTTATATGGCATTTAATTGATTACACTCTTTTATTTCTTGTGTAATACATAAATAATGGACAATTACAACTGGGATAAAGATTTTGATAATTTTTTAGTAGGCTTGGAGTTTACTTGTGATGATTCGGCTTTTGCTGCCGCTGCCGCTCAATGGCGAAGTGACGAAAGATATGCCAAAAACCAACAATATAAATGCGGCGCTACCTTTTGGATATGCAACAATGGATCTTGTTGTACAGTGTGGTTTTGGCCATTTGCATGCTGCACACAAAAAGATGGAAGTAATATGCAACAGTCATGTACTACTCTATCCCATTGTGATGGTACGTCAGAGCAAGTATGCATAGATTATGATGCTTGTGGTTGCGGAAGTTCAAATGCATGTTGCGGTAGAACGGATCCTCCACTTAATACGGCTGCTCCAGTCAGGACGTTCGGGCCTATTAAACACGACACAGCTGGCCCAACAACATCTGGTCCAGTAGAGCCTCCAATTGGACCAACTCAACCTCCAGCAAACACAAGTGCTCCAGGATCTACAGGTGCTCCAGGATCTACAGGTGCTCCAGCTGCTACGGGTGCTCCAGCTGCTACGAGTGCTCCAACTGGTACGAGTGCTCCAGTAAACACTACTTCTGCTCCAGTAAACACTACTTCTGCTCCAGTAAAGACTACTTCTGCTCCAGTAAACACTACTTCTGCTCCAGTAAAGACTACTTCTGCTCCAGTAAAGACTACTTCTGCTCCAGTAAAGACTACTTCTGCTCCAACTACCACAAACGCTCCTATTTTTATTCCAACTCCAGTTCAACCTCCAGTTGCTACTCTTGCTCCAGTCAGGACGTTTGCTCCAGTAAAGACTTCTGCTCCAGTTGTTACGAGTGCTCCAGTTGTTACTAGTGCTCCAGTTGTTACTAGTGCTCCAGTTGTTACAAGTGCTCCAGTAAAGACTTCTGCTCCAGTTGTTACAAGTGCTCCAGTAAAGACTTCTGCTCCAGTTGTTACGAGTGCTCCAGTTGTTACGAGTGCTCCAGTTGTTACGAGTGCTCCAGTTGTTACAAGTGCTCCAGTTGTTACTAGTGCTCCAGTAAAGACTTCTGCTCCAGTTGTTACAAGTGCTCCAGTTGTTACGAGTGCTCCAGGAACAAGTGCTCCAGGAACAGGTGCTCCAGTTGTTACGAGTGCTCCAGTTGTTACGAGTGCTCCAGTTGTTACTAGTGCTCCAGTTGTTACGAGTGCTCCAGTTGTTACAAGTGCTCCAGTTGTTACAAGTGCTCCAGTTGTTACTAGTGCTCCAGTTGTTACAAGTGCTCCAGTTGTTACAAGTGCTCCAGTTGTTACTAGTGCTCCAGTTGTTACGAGTGCTCCAGTTGTTACGAGTGCTCCAGTTGTTACAAGTGCTCCAGTTGTTACAAGTGCTCCAGTTGTTACTAGTGCTCCAGTTGTTACGAGTGCTCCAGTTGTTACAAGTGCTCCAGTTGTTACAAGTGCTCCAGTTGTTACTAGTGCTCCAGTTGTTACAAGTGCTCCAGTTGTTACAAGTGCTCCAGTTGTTACTAGTGCTCCAGTTGTTACGAGTGCTCCAGTTGTTACGAGTGCTCCAGTTGTTACGAGTGCTCCAGTAAAGACTTCTGCTCCAGTTGTTACAAGTGCTCCAGTTGTTACGAGTGCTCCAGGAACAAGTGCTCCAGGAACAGGTGCTCCAGGAACAAGTGCTCCAGGAACAAGTGCTCCAGGAACAGGCGCTCCAGGAACAGGAAGTGGATCAGGAACAGGCGCTCCAGGAACAGGAACAGGCGCTCCAGGAACAACAACAGGCGCTCCAGGAGGAGGAACAGGGGCTCCAGGAGGAACAGGTGCTCCAGGATCAGGAACAGGCGCTCCAGGAACAGGAACAGGCGCTCCAGGAGGAACAGGTGCTCCAGGAACAAGCGCTCCAAATACAAGTGCTCCAACAAGTGCGCCAACTTGCGCGCCAATTGATCCAAACACTTGTACCTGTGCTAGTAAGGGCGCATATGATGATATTATAAGTGCAGTAGCAGCATGTATTAATAGCGCGGGTAATATACTATGTCCATCATGCACAGGGTATAAGACTAATTTTTCATGCGGAGGTGGTCCAGGATGTCCTCCAAAAATAATAACCTGTTTTACTAAAGGATACCCTCAAGCTGGCCCTACCTGTTATGGAACGAGGTGTGTATTTGCAGGTGGAAAATGCCGAGAGCAAAATACAGGGCAAACATGCTGTAAAAAAGCACAAACTCAAGATTGTCATTGCGCTCAAGGCTGCCCACAAGACCCACCTTGTGGGGATTGGGAAGTAATAACGGTAGATACTAATCTTCGAGATGGAGGATTTACGGCTTAATAATATGGAATATTTTTTTTTGATTGCAAATTCTAAAACATCCGATTCTGAAAAAATAATAGAAAAAATAAAAAAATTAAATACTCAAGAAAATTATAGTTTTGTTTTTTTTAATAGATTTATTAGAGATTTAAAAAATCCATTTTGGTTAAATTTTATAAAAACAAATACAAAATTTAAATTTTGGTTTGTTTCAAGAATGACCAATATTACTGATAATGGTTATCCAAATAATAAAAAAAGCGCCTTGTGGGGTTTATATGGCGAAGAATGTATATGCTCAGGGAAACATAAATTAGATAAATATTTTGAAAAAATTTTAATTTTTGCCAGTGGACAATCAAATATATTCTACCATAACTGTCCAAATAATTTTTTTAAGAAAACTATTCATATAAATGACTATCAAAAAATAAATAATACAAATTTCAAAAATCCTTCTACTGGATTATTAACGTATTTATTTATCAAAAAATATTACCTAGAAAGTAGATTGCATTTAGTAGGTTTTGAGCATATAGGTTTAAAAGACCACGAATTTGAGCTTGAAAAAGTTTATTTTGAATTAGAAAAACAAAATAATCCTAATTTAATTTTTTAAAAAATACTATTTATAGTTTTAATGAAGTAAGTTTTTTTAAATTTTCTTAAATTTGAAATCATCCAAGACAAATTGCCAGGATATCCAACAAATGTATCGACTTTAGATGCTATATATATAATCGCCATAATTGTTAAAACATGATACTTTTCATCATGAGTATTTGTCTCTTTTAAAAATTCATGATGCTGTCCTCCATCAGCATTTGCACATAAAGGTAATTCTTCAAGTACTTTAATATTTTTTTGTTTTTTTAATTCTAAAAATATTTCTTGATCGTCTGTTTGAGCAATTGTATTATTTTTATTATCTTTTAATATTTCAATTGCTTCTGATAATTCAGGGTACTTTAGCCCACAATAAGCCAATTCATAAGGATGATCTGTTCTTCTCCAATATATAAAATTAGAATTATTTAAGTTTATATTATATTTTTTTATTATTTTATTTGCTCTATTTTTAACAGAATCAGTAAAGTTAAAATAACTTTTTAAAATAACTCTTATTAAATTAAAATCTAAATTATTTTTATCACTCCCAATACCCCAGCAACCTAGTTGATTTTTTTCTAAAAATGAAAGAAGATATTTATTATCTATTTTTTTAAAATTATTGATCTGTTCTTTATTTATATAAAGAATATTATCATATAAATTATAATTTTTATATAAATATAATTTCGTAGATATATTTTCTGGCACAATATTATAATAAGCTTTTAATTCTATCAAAAAATAAATTATAACAGAGCAATTTGATCCTATTCCAGCCCAACGGTGTAATGTAAATGTTTTATTTTTCTTTTCATATATATAATTATCAGTTGGATTTTTTGACACTTTAAATGTTATAGTGTCATTATCTTCAATTATTTCCTTAGTCATACCTTTGGGTAAAAGATTCATTTTATTGAAATTATTAATATTTTTTGAAGTTGATACCTTTTTTGGATGATTGTTTAATTTTTGCTCATACAAAATACGACGTTTTTCATTAAAATTATTTTTCATTTATATTTGGCTAATTGCAGTTATACTTATATAATATAAAAAATATGCATAAATATCTAATTCTTTCTGGCATATTTGAATATAATGTATTATTATGAAAAAAATTCGTATAACAACAAACTGGAAGATTATACCAAATGATGAAGAGCTAATTAAAATAATAAAAAATTCATTTATTACAAAAAATAATTTTAATGAAAAATATATCTTGACTCACAAAAATGATTTTGATTATTTAGTTATATTGAACAAATATCATCCTGATATTTTAAAATCCGACATAAAACCATATAAGACTATATTGTATTACAATGAACCATCTTGGCACGCATATATAACTGATAATATCAAAAAAAATTTAAAAATCGCTAAATATATTTGTTATCATGATTGTGATTTATTTAAAGTTTGGGATAGAAATATAGGCGATAAAGCTCTTTGTAAATTAGACATTAAAAATTATAAAAATAATTTCTTAAATATATCTGGACACTTGCCTCATTGGGTCGTAGATATAGAAAAAAATATAAATTTAGATTATTTAATTAAAAATAAATTTAAAAAAACAAAAAAATGCAGTTTTATAGTTTCTTCGAAAACTATGATAAAATCATTTGCAATTAAAACTAACTCGGTCTACGAAGAAAGATTGCTCTTGGTAAAAGACATTTTAGATTCCAAGTTAGATATAGATGTGTATGGTAAAGGACTCATTGAAATTTTCGGGGAACACCCCAAGTTAAAGGGCGAAATAGATAATAAGCTAGAAGCTTTAAAAGACTATCAATTTTCAATTTGTATAGAAAATACTCAAGAAAATAACTATTTTACAGAAAAGCTAACGGACTGTATACTAACGGACTCAACACCAATTTATATAGGCTGCCCGAATATAGATGATTATTTTAATAATATACATAAAGTAAACTTTGAAAATGCTATACAGAAAATTGAGAAAATTTTAAATAATAATTTAATTCTAGATCAAACAGAAAATAAAAAATTATTTGAATTTAAATATAATCTATATACTCAAATTATTGATATAATAGAAAAATATAAAATATGAATGATATTTTATACATAATTGTCCCATATTTTAATTTTTTAGATTGGGAATCTAATAAATTTAATTTAAACAATTTCTTGATAAAAAATAATTTTCCACCCAATGCTAGAGTAGTTTTAGTAGAAGGATATATTAATAATAAATTACCAGATTATTCTGATAAGGTTTATAAACATCTTAAATTTAAGCTTAAAAATATGTTTTGGGCTAAGGAGAATTTAATTAATATAGCTATTAATAATCTACCAAAAGACTGGAAATTTGTTGTGTGGATAGATAGAGATGTGGTTTTTCAAACCAAAACTTGGGTGAATGAAAGCATAGAAAAATTAAAAATTTCAGATGTGATACAGCCATGGAATAAATTATTTTATTTAGATAAAGCTAATAAAATACTATACCCAGATTATCCAAATTTAAGCATTTTCTATACAAAATTGAGCCCAGATTTTTACAACAGAAAGGGTCATTCTGGAATGGGATGGGGAATTAATAAAAATTTTTATAATAAAATTGGCAAAATCATAGATTGGCATATTATTGGTGGTGGAGATGTATCTTTTGCATTTTGTTGTGGAATGCAAAATAAAGAAAGATTAAAAGAAATGCCATCAATTAGAACAGAAGGAATGCAAAGAGGAATTGTCAATTATGCAAAACTTTTTGAAAACACAAATTACGATTATGTAAACGCAACAATTTATCATTATCCTCATGGTATCCAAGAAAATAGACAATATAAAACAAGATGGGATATTTTACATAATAACAACTTTGACCCATCTCAAGATATTTTTTATAATTCCGAAGGAGTATTAGAATTTTCTGAAGACTGGGCAAAAAAAGCCTCAAAACAGATAGAAGATTTTTTTACTCACAGAAAAGAAGACGATTACGAAACAATTTAAGCTCCAATTTAGTGTAAATTGTAAGATGAAAAATAAAGCAAAAAAAATACGAATCACTTGTAATTGGCAATCTATACCCAACGACAATTTATTAGTAAAGCTATTTAATAGTACTTATATTACAAATAATAATTTAAATAAAAATTATATTATAACATCAGAAAATGAATTTGATTATTTAGTCATATTGGGCGGAACCAAAGATAGTTCTTTATATGAAAAAATAAATCCTTCAAAAATAATAAAAGCCTACATGGAGCCATCATGGAACCCATTAATAGAATTAGAATGCGCCTCAAATTTATTTAGAGCAAAATGGGTGCTCTATCACAAACCCGAATTACTCGAAAAGCATTTAAAAGAAAACGTCCAAAAAAAAGAAATTTATTTTAAAAAAAACCCAGGAATGCTACCCCATAGCTTAGAAGATTTAAATTTTCATTTAAATAATAAATATCAAAAAAATAAAAAATGCAGCTTAATCCTTTCAACGAAATTAATAAAAGATAAATCGGAAACAATTTATAAAGAAAGAGTATCAATTTTATCAAAAATTTTAAAAAGCGATTTAGACATAGATATATACGGTCAAGGACTAGATAGGTTCAAACATAAGGATTCAAGAATAAAAGGCTATATACCATTAAAATTAAACGCTTTAAAAGACTATCAATTTTCTATAGCAATGGAAAACACGATAGAAGATGGGTATTTCACAGAAAAATTAACGGATTGTATTCTATCTGACACAACTCCAATATATCTTGGTTGCAAAGATGTATTTAATTATTTTAATAATATACATGCGTTCGATCTAAACTCAAACCCAGTAGAGTATATAAAAAATATACTTGATAATAATTTAATTCTAGATCAAACAGAAAATAAAAAATTACTAGAATATAAATATAATTTTTATATTCAATTAATTAGTTTAATAGAAGAATATAATATATGATATCCGCAATTATAAGCTGCATGAATCGAACGGATAGATTAATTCCAATGTTACCCACTTGGACTGAAGTAGATAAAATTAAAGATATAGTAGTTTTAGATTGGAGTTCAAGAGAGCCAATTTCAGAAAATAAAGAAATACAAAAAATATTAAAAAATTCGAATAAAATCAAAATAGTAAGAGTTGACGGACAAAAACACTTTCATTTAGGTAAATCCAATAATCTCGCTTACACATTTACAGATCCAAAAAATAAAATTTTATTGAAATTAGATGTGGATTACATGAACATAAATAGCAAATGGATAGATTCTCTCGTTTACATTAATGGGTATTTAAAAAAATATTTTATTGTAGGTTCATATAAATTCTACAAAAGCTCCAATGGTTTTTTATTAGTAAATAAACCTGAATTTGCAAAAGTTAAAGGGTATAATGAAAATCTATTATCGGCTTGGGGTTGGGATGATGTTGATTTACATAAAAGATTATCAGATCTTTTTTCTCACGATCCCTCTCATAGAAAAATAGAATTTTTTAATATTAAAGACTATATCTACCATATACCTCATGACGACGATTTGAGATTAGAGAATTACCCAATAAAAATTAAAAGCGATCTTTTGAATAAATCTGAGGCAGATAAAGATAAAAACAAAAATTGGGTTTTTAAAAAAGTGAAAGTGCTCGAATCACGCGAATCATATCAAAGAATAATTCTAGAGGACTAAATTATATGAACGATAATTTATATGTTATAATTCCTTATTTTAATTTTTATAAAAATATTTACAGAATTTCAAATTTACTTAAAGTTTTGAGTTCTTTTAAAAATTCTAAAAATTTCTTAAAATGCAAAGTCTTCATCGCGGAAGCGTGCCACGAAGAAGTTCCAATAAATAAAAACGTTAAATGGAATGAAGATGATTCTTTTTTTGAGCTGGACGAAACAAACGCTCACGTCCCTCAAGTTATGGATTTTACTAGAAACTTAATGGATAAAAATTATGAAAAATTAAATAATATTTTTTTACAATTCATAGATAACAAAAATTATTTTCATGTAAAATACCAAATACCCCAAAAAATTTGGATTAAAGAAAATTTAATTAATCTAACAATTAAAGAACACTTACCTAAAGATTGGGAATATTTTTGCTGGATAGACGGAGATGTTATTTTTGATAATGAAAATTGGATAAACGAAACAAAAGAGCTATTAAATCAGTTTGATATTATACAAATGTTTTCTACATGCTTTAACCAAATGAATTATAACAAAAAAAACTATGTAGGGCACAATGGATATATCTATACCGAACGCAAAAAAGAAAACAATAATGATTCATTATTAAATAGTATGTTTATTACGCATATGGGATACGCATGGGCCATGAATAGAAAATTGTATGAAAAAATAGAAAAACTATGGGAAGTTAATATCGTTGGCGCTGCAGATAGTGTTATCGCTAGATGCGCTATTCAAAAATTATCAGAAGAACAAATTTTAAACACTGAAGCATTAAATGTAATTTATTCTCCGAATTATGGTAAAAAACTTTTGGAATACTATTCAAAGTTTAAAGATTGTAAATACGGCTTCTTAAATAATAACTTATTTCATATATATCATGGACAAATACAGAAAAGACAATATATGGTAAGACATAAAATTCTTCAAAAACATGAATATGATGATTCTTTTCTAGAGCGTAATGAATTTGGAGTTTTATATTTAAAAAATGAGAGCCTTGAAAAAGAAATAGAGCAGTACTTAATACACAGAGAAAATTAAAACATTTTTTAATTCTAAATTAAAATATCCATTTACTAAAAGCAAAACGTCAAATATATACTTGACGAAACTAATTTGGTTATATATAATATAATAATATGAATAAAATTAAAATACTATTATCGATTGGACTAATTTTTGGTTCTTTAACGTTTGCTGACACAGGCTCAACAGTAGACCCGAATTTTATAGGTCCTCGTCTTGAGTCTAACTCAGTAGCAGATGGTTTTCTAGCTGCTGGAGATTTAGTATTTGTACGTCCAATCTCGACCGCGGCAACCATTGGTGCTTTTGGAATTTTTGCGATAGTGGCCCCATTCACAGAAATGGCTGGATGCACAGAGGAAACTTACGAAGGTCTTGTAGAAAAGACTGGAAAGTTTTCTTTTGATCGTGATCTTGGCGACTTTAAAAAGTAATATTTACTAATAATATTTAGCCAAATATATCCTTATTTCCTAATAGGATATTCACAAATATATAACTATATTTGCTAATAGAAAAAAGCCAAATATATGAACAAAAAATGTCCAAATATGAACGAATGTCGGCCAAATATAGGGGCTGGAAAAGGGGATAAGCCAAGAAATTGTTTCTCTGATAGATTTAAACAAAACTATGATAGTATAAACTGGTCAGATGAAAAAGATAAGTCGTTGATTAAAAAAGAATTAAAAAAGCAAAACAACTCATCTACATACATTTACAAATAATATATAGAGTATTGACAGATTTGACAAAAAGTAATATACTCTTACTATGAGAAAAGGAGTTTGCTGTATTGTATTAAGTCTAACTGAACAAGATAATCCTATCAAGTTCAATACTATGACTTATGCTCGTTTTTCTGCGATGGATAGGAAAGAAGCTCTTTCTACCCTATCCTCTAGAATATTAAACAATATGCTAACTACATATCACTATATCAAATATTGTGCAGACCATAATCATACATACAGAATTTCTTCTGATCTATTTCCTCTTATTACTTATGATAAAGCAGATGTTAAGCTCGAATATTTACCAGATTATACCCGAATACTAGCATCATTTGATAGTATCAAGAAACTAATACAATCTAGAAATGTTAGAGTATCTTGCCATCCTAGTGAATTTAATGTTCTTGCAAGTGATAATGAAAACGCAATCACTAAAACAATCAAAGAATTAAATCACTATGGTTGGTTTATGACGCAAATCGGTTGTCCTCTTAACTATGATTCTCCTATGAATATGCACATACATAATTCTAAAGGTGATTTAAATAACATAGTAAAGAAGTTTATGAGTAACTTTGAAAAACTATCAGAAGATGTTAAGTCTAGATTAGTTATTGAGAATGACGATAAAGATACTTGCTGGTCAGTTAAAAAACTTATGAAGTATTTTCATTCTGTTTCTAATATCCCTATTACCTTCGATTATCTTCATCACAAATGCCATCCAGATAATCTATCAGAGGAGCAAGCATTTCATCTTGCACGAATTACTTGGGGCAATCATACTCCACTATTTCATTATTCTGAAAGTATTGATGGTCATAAGAATCCACGCAAACACGCAGATTACGCAAAAAACTTGCCAAACACTTATAATTATGATAATATAGATATTGACTTTGAGTTAAAAATGAAAGAACAATCTTTTGCAAATTTATGAAAGAAAGAACATTAATCAAACATTTTCCAAAAGGAAAAGAAGATATTGACAAGTATTTTATTGTAGACGAAGAAAATCAAAAGGTTTGGAATCGTAAAACTGGAAACGAATTAAAATTTTATCCTAACAGCGATAATTACCCAAGATTTAGCATAAGAATAAATGGAAAGCAAATTCATATTAAAGTCCATCAATTTTTTTGGTATTATAGATATAATGATCTTCCAGTAGAATTAGATCATATAGATAGAAATAGACAAAATTATAAATTAGAAAATTTAAGACCCGCAACAAAAAGACAAAATAATCTTAATTCTGATTACGATAAAAAAACAAACAAGCATCTTCCAAAACATATTTATAAAGTAAAAAATAAAAATACTTTATTCGTAAAAATAGACGGAAAATATCTAGGTTGCTCTACGGACTTACAAAAAGCTATCGAAATCAGAAATAAGGCTTATGAAATTATATTTTCCGAGGAAGATAAAAAGTTTTTATCAATCTAAATGAAAGTATGCGTAAAATGTAAAGTCTTAAAACCTATTACAGATTTTAGACTTCATTCTAAAGGAGAAGGAATTAATTATCGTAGACCAGAATGTATAGAGTGTGAAAAAAGCTATCAAAAGAAAAGAACTGCTAGTAAATTCAGAGAAAAAGAAAGACCACAAATAGGAACTCCTTGTGATTGTTGTAGTAGAACAGATAAAAAATTGATATTAGATCATTGTCATATTACTGACGCTTTTCGTGGTTGGTTATGTCAAAATTGCAATTTAGGTATTGGAAGATTAAATGATTCTTTACAAGGAGTAAAAAATGCTTTAAAATATTTGGAGAAATTTTATGACTCATAAGTTATATGAAATGTTTATTGTTATATTAGGTGTGATAGCTAATATTGTGCTTATTATAAATGCAATTCATCATTGGTAATGAATAAATATTTAATTGTATCAGATATTCACCTTGGAGATAAAGATTGCAAGGCTGAAATTTTATTAAAAGTTTTTAAACAAAACAAAGCAAAAACAATTATAATTGCTGGCGATCTTTTTGACCACCACAATCTTCATAGGTTAAATAAAACTCATTGGAAGGTATTATCTAAACTACGAAAACTTTCTAAAAAATGCAAGATAATTTATCTGATTGGCAATCATTGTTTTCTTAAAGCAGAGTTTATGAGTATTCTTCTTGGTTTTAATTGCAAAGACGAACATATTATAGAATTAAAAAATAGTAAAGTATTAGTTGTTCACGGAGATGTTTTCGACATTTATTTTACAAAATATAAATGGATTACTAATTTTATTGTTAAAGCCTATTACTTTATTAGACATTATACTCCATTTGCAGATGATTTCTTTAGATTATTTAAACATCATACAAACGATTTTGTAGAGAAAAGCTCGGATATTAAACAAAACGCTTTGAATTACATCAATATGAATAGATATGATAAGATAATTTGCGGTCATACCCATCTTCCAGAATATAGCGATAAATACATAAATACTGGAAGTTTTTGTGAAAAAGAATGTAGCTATGTTATTATAGATAAAAAAGACAAGATAACATTGACAAATATTAAATAAAAGGTATCATATAGTATATGGGTTTATTTAATTATATCAAAGTTGAGCAAGATTTACCTCTTAACGAGGAATTAAAAGCTCTTAATATTGACTTTAAGAAAGAAGAATTTCAAACAAAAGAACTAGAAGAAAGCCTTATGTCTACCTATATTATCCGTGATTATAGATTATTTGAATTAAAAATAAATAGTCATTGGGAAGATAATCCAGACTATGCAAAAGATGGCAGTAGATTTGGTGAATTTTTTAATAAGAATAAATTGGTAGAAGATAGTAGAGAAGAAGTTTTTAGAGATGATTATACTGGCACATTTACTTTTGGTGCTTATATCTCTGGTAAAACTAAAGAAAGCTATGATTACTTTCCAGACTGGAAATGTGTCGTAGTCCAAGGTTTATTAACAGAAATATCCTTAATTAAGCCAATAGAAAAAAATTCATCTAGACAAAGAATAGAATCTCTAGAAGCCTTTAAAAAAGAATTAGACGATCACGAAAGAAAAATGAGATGTCCAGTTTATAGTTTTTATTTTAAATATTATGTTAAGGCTATGAATGTTATTGAATGGAAACTTGATGCTGGAATAAATACTATCATAAGATTCTTCAACTGGTTGCGATGGAAAGGTATTAGAAAAATAATAAGGATTTTAACACCAAGATGAAAAAGAGCAAAAGAAATAAAAATACTTTTAAGAAAATCTTTCCTACGAAAGAGATACTAGAAAAACATCTTTTTATTGATATAGAAAAACAAGAAATTACAAAACTTTCTACTGGAAACAAATTAACTTTTCGTTTAGCTGGTAGAAAGAACAATCATTATCATACAATTAATTTTTGTTTAAAAGGAAAATCGTATAATTTTTTGGTGCATCGTTTATTTTTTTATTGGCATTATGGATATTTGCCATATCAAATAGATCACATAGACGGAAATAGTCTTAATAATAAAATTAATAACTTAAGAGAGACAAACGACTCTAATAATCAAAGGAACAAAAAGAAAAATAATATTAGACTTGGTAAAAAGACATCTTCTAGACATAAAAATGTAACTTGGGATAAAAGAGGAAAAAAATGGATTGCCAGAGTCAATCTCAATAAAAAGAAGCAAGGGTTAGGAAGCTATGAAAATGAAGATGATGCTGGCGAAGCCGTTAATCAATTTTATATAAAAAATAATTTGATAGATTACGCACACTTTAATGATACTCCTCAACAAAGAATAAGAGAGAATAATCAATTTGACCCCTTACCACCAGAGATGAATCATCTTAAAGATTTATTTTTAAATATTGAGCCTTTGGTAGATTTTAAATGAAGAAAAACACTCATATTTTAGAAGTTAAAGAACAAGACGGATATCAATACATTGAGTTGCCAGATTCTTTGATGAAAAAAATGGGATGGAAAATCGGTGATACGATTGATTGGCAAGATAACAAAGATGGTAGTTGGAGTTTGTTGAAAGTTGTAAGTCCTTCTAAATCAAAAAAAAACAAAATTTGACAGCTTGGATAATCCAGTATAAACTGGAAGTATGAAGTTACCTACAATTTATAAAAAGACTAAAACTGGCAAAGTCCAAGAGTGGACTATTGAAGTTAAAGGGAATCAATACCGCACAATTTCTGGTCAAACAGATGGCGAAAAGATCACTAACAAATGGACAGATTGCGATATAAAAAACGAAGGTAGATCAAATGCTACTACTCCAGAAGAACAAGCAATCAAAGAAGCAGAAGCAAAACGCAAAAAGAAATTAGAATCTGGATACTTTGAATCTGTCAAAGATATTAACAAGGTTCAATACTTTGAGCCAATGCTTGCACAAAAGTATGAAGATCACGAAATTAATTATCCAGTTTATAGCCAACCTAAACTAGATGGTATTCGTTGTATTGTAACAAAAGATGGAATGTTTAGTAGAAATGGCAAGAAGATTATTTCTGCACCGCACATTCGCCAAAATTTAGATTTATTCTTTAAAGATTATCCTAATGCAATTCTTGATGGTGAGTTATATTGTGATAAGTTTGCAAATGACTTTAATAAAATTTGTTCCCTTGTCAAGAGAACTAAACCTACTGATGAAGAACTAGAAGAAAGTGCTGATAGTATTCAGTATTGGGTTTATGATGCTCCTAAAATTGGAATAATGAATGAGAAAGATTCTTTTTATCAAAGATATGAATTAGTATCTGATGCTCTTACTAAAAGAAAATATACAAGCATAGTTGTTGTAACTACTTTAAAAGTAAATAACGAAAAAGAACTTACTCAAGCATACGAAATGTATGTAGAGCAAGGCTATGAAGGTCAAATGGTTAGATTAGACCGACCTTATGAGAATAAGCGTAGCAAGTTTCTTCTTAAAAGAAAAGAGTTTATGGATGCCGAATTTGAGATTAAAGGAGTCCAAGAAGGCGAAGGCAATCGCAAAGGAACTGCTGGATATATGGAGTTTGTGAACGCTCAAGGAAAATACTTTAAGAGTAATATCAAAGGTGATTTTGGTTATCTTAAAGAAGTATATAAAGAAAGAAATGAATTAGTAGGCAAGAAAGCTACAATAAAGTTTTTTAATTACACACCAGATGAAGTGCCAAGGTTTCCTTATGTTGTTGCTATTGATAGAGATAGCTACGAATAAAATATTATTTGACATCATTTTAAATTTAATTTAAATTCAATATATGAAATTACTAGAAAAACCAATCAATGTAGTCGAGTCCGATAGTTTTGAATCCGTAAGTTTTGGAATCAAGCAATCTGGACTTCCTTATATCTTCAACATCCTTCGCAATCAGTTGTATTCCAACAAACCTCTCGCAGTTTTGCGTGAGATTACTTGTAATGCACAAGACGCTAATATCGAAGCAAAGAGCAAGCGTCCTATTGAGATTAAACTTCCTACGAAGCTAGAACCTACCTTAACTATCAGAGATTTTGGTAATGGTCTTTCTGCTGATGATATTAAGAATCTTTATTGTTATTATGGTGAATCTACCAAACGCAATAACAATTCTGCTATTGGATATTACGGCATCGGTAAATTCGCACCATTCAGTTATGGTGATAACTTTGTTTTGATTTCTTATCACGATGGCAAGAAAACTACTTACAATGCTTTTATTGATGAAACTAAAATTGGTAAGATCGTTAAGCTCAAGGATGAAAAATCTTCCGAGCCTACTGGCGTTTTGATTTCTGTGCCAATCAAAGAAGAAGATACAGAAACCTTTTTGTCTACTGCTCAAGAATTATTTAAGTATTTCAAGAACAAGCCAATTATCAAAGGTGCAAGAAAAGAAGATTTGTCAGAAATCTATGATCGCACACCAGTATTTAAAGGTAATGGTTGGGCTTATTATAATAACTCTGGCTATGGTAGAGAATCTGTTGCGATTATGGGAGTTGGTTATCCTATCGAAACTAGCGATGTGCAATTCAAAGAAGATTCTGACGAGCAAAGTATTTGCTCTCAAGGATTTGAAGTAGAGTTTGAACTTGGCGAACTAGATATTACTGCAAGCCGAGAGAATCTAGAATATACTGAAAAGACTAGAAAAGCTATTAGAGATAAATTCCGTAAAATCAAGAAAGAGATGGCAGAGTGCATCTCTCAACAATTTAAAGATTCTACAAACATCTATGATGCCAAAGCTCTTTATAACGAAGTCTTTGGGACTTATGGCAGTTTGGGTTATATTGTTCGTAACGCTTTAAGCAACAAAGTGACTTGGAATAGCAAAACTATTACTGATAATCATATTGATTTCAATGATAAGATTGCGAAGATGATTGAGAATGGCAAATTGACTTCAAAGTTTTATCAGAAGTCTCGCAGAAGCACAAAATTAAATTCAGAGAATGAAGCCAAAAGGATTCTTTGCGAAAAGACACATAAAGTCCTAGTCAATGATACTGGTTCAGCTATGGGAGTAACTCATCGTCTTGCTACTCTTTGGAATGAATTAGGAGACAAGATTGATGGTGCTTATGTATTTACATTCGTAGATCAAGCAACGAAAGATACCTTTAACAAAGAACTTGGTATTGTTAATGAGAATTATTTGAATCTTTCTGATTATGAGAAGATTACTATTCAGAAGATCAACTCTGGAACTAGCGTTGTAACCAGTAAGAATCCAAAACATTCTTCTCAAATCTTTAAGTTTAAGCGTAAAGACGCTACGAATTGGGGAACAAATTCTAATAATTGGGAGACTATGGCTATGGATTTAGCTAATGATACTGCTATCTATGTGGAGATCAGTAACTTCCAAGCCCAAGGCAAGGAACACGAATTTAGAAATGGGACTCTAAAAGATATTCTTGAGAAGTATGAAGAACTTACTGGCGAGAAACTTCCAGAGATTTATGGAATCAAATCTAAAACTTTTGAAGCCAAGAAAAAGATTATTACTAAAAATAAAAATCTTACAAGCCTCTGGAAATATCTTGAAGATGGAATCCGCAAGGAGTATTCTAAACTATCACAGCAAATCACAGACAAGAACCATTGGGATAAGCACAATGGAGAAGATAATGGTTTTGCTGATCTTGTTCAAAATCTCCACAAGAAAGAACTACACGAACTTATTGAAAATCAAAATTCAGAGTTTGCACAATACTTGAGTGCGATTATGTTCTATGCGAAATCGAACTTTAAGAAGGTTGGCGAAGCTCTTGGGTTTTTAAAATTGGCTGAAATTGATATTAAATTCGATCAAGTCAATCCAACTTATAATTTGGATACTCTCTTAAAGAATATCCAAAGCAAATATGAAATACTCGATGTATTTATGCCTCATACTTCTATGTGGCAGATTAGCGAGAAGAAACAAATGACAAGGATTGTAAATTACATAAATGTCATTGACAAAAACTAAAAAAAGAGAGAAAATACAAAAAATGAAAATACCATATATATTAACAGATCGTAGTCTTACTATCGTTCTTAACGATGAGCCAAAGACTATCACTAGCGAAAATCCAGTTTGGAATGACGCTATCACCGCAATCAGAGAAGGAAGGTTTAGCGATCTTCCAGATATTCTCGACAAGAGCAAAGCTATTGCACGATTCTCTCACGGCAAGATTGAAGTCCGTGATGGTCTTGTGACTTATGCTGGCGAAGAAATTCATAATATTGTTGTAGATAGAATCTTAAACTTTATTAAGAATGGTTTGCCTTATGAGCCTCTTGTTAAGTTTCTTGATAAGCTAATGGCAAATCCTTCTCGTAGAGCAGTTAATGAACTCTACAAATTCTTGGAGCATAAAAAAATGCCTCTCACACCAGATGGCGATTTCCTTGCATATAAGAGTGTTAGAGCAGATTTTACTGATTGGTATAGTGGCAAACATAATTTTGCTATCGGCCAAGTCCGTGAGATGGCAAGAAATCAAGTTTGCGATAATGCAGATGTTGGTTGTTCTGCTGGTTATCACGCTGGCTCAGAAGAATATGCAAAAAGTTTTAATGGTGGTGGTAATCTTGTGATAGTTAAGATTAACCCTGCTGATGTTGTATCTGTTCCAACAGATTGTGAATGTCAGAAACTTCGTGCATCTAAACTAGAAGTTGTTGCACTATATCGTAAATCTCTTGACAAAGAACTTTATGATATTGCTTATGGAAACTTTATTCATCCATATAGTCCAGAAGCTCAAGAAGCTATGCAAGAAATGTATGATGTAGACCCCGATGGCGAATACGATGATGAAGATGAGGAAGATGATGTTCCTAGTTGGGGAACTGATGGCACACTTAAAGCGAATTATCACAATAAGCGTGACCCTCATACTGGAAGGTTTATTAAGGGATAATGAAGTTAGGTTTGCACATTGATTGGTGCATAGGGAGATGGTTTGGTAGGAACAATAATCTTGAGATTAGAGTTACCCTACCGACCATCTCTCTCGGTTATAAACAAGAAGATGATGATAAATGGTTTGGATTTAAATTCAATTTAAGGACAGACATATCATTTGAATCATACGAATATGGAAAAATATTTACCTTGATTTTATTTGGATTTGGAGTTAAAGTAAGCAAGTTTAATTTATGAGTGAAGAAGATAATTTTAATTGTAAAGCTGGAAATCAGTTGAGAGATACTTTATATAAAGATATATTAAGATATGCTCACGAAAGCGATATGACAGCTTATCAAGTAATTGGCGTTTTAGAATCATTGAAATTTGATTTATTAAATGCTATGAGAAATGTTGATGAAGGAGGAGATGAAGATGAAATCTAATCGTGGTCGTAAAAAAGGTTCGTTTTGTTTTTCAATGGTAACATTGAGTGAACTTAATAAAGTATTGAAGCAAGATGCAGTAGTTATCGTATCAAAGAAATTCCTCGACAATTTAAATATAAAAGGAATTGAAAAGGAAGTCAATACTAAAACCTATAATAGTTTAGAGCAACCTATTGATTTTCAAGTAGTTTAAACAAACTTCTTGATTAGAATTTAAAACCCATATATAAAGGTTCTATGGCAAAAGAAAATTATTCAGAAATAGTTGGACAAGAAAAAACAAAAGGAAAGTTAAACTTTCTACTTGAGGGATTTGAGCAAACAAAAATTATGCCTCATCTTCTTTTTGTTGCTCCAAGAGGTTGCGGTAAAACTATGATCGCTCAAGAGACAGCGAAGATTATGAATAGAGAAAGGAATGTTATTGTTAATTGCTCTACAATCAAAAATGTTAAGAGTTTCTTTAATCAAATTATGCTTCCTTATGTTTATGATAAGAATACTACAATTATCTTTGATGAAGCAAGTGAATTGCCTAGAGATGTGACTATGGCACTTCTTACTATTTTAAATCCTAATACTAATAATCAAAATGAATTTACTTTTGAAGATGGGACTTATACTTTCAGATTCAATCAAAACTCTTTTATCTTTTGCACAACAGAAGCTCAAAAGATTTTTCACGCTCTTGCCGATAGACTTTATAGAATTGATATGGAAGATTATTCTTATATTAGTCTTGGTAAGATTATTCAGAATAACTTGAAATCTAAAAGTCAATTCATAGAATTAGATGTTATTGATGAAGTCGCTAGTGTTTGCCGTGGTAATGCTAGACAAGCTCAATCCTTGGCGAATCAAATCTCATCTTATTTGATGAGTAAAAAATCTAATAAACTCACTATTGGAGGTTGGAGTGAGATTAAAGGCAAATTATCCATCTACCCTCTCGGTCTTTCAGAAATTGAACTTAATATAATTAAAATTCTAAAAGAACACGGAGAAGTTAGATTAACCAATCTTTCAGCTAAAACTAATCTTACCAAAGATATGTTGCAAAAGAATGTTGAAATGTATTTGATGAGAAATAATCTTATTGAGATTCGTCCAACTGGTCGTGCTTTAACTAAAAAAGGTCACGATTATCATAAGGAGCATCTTGAAAAGCGTTAAAATTAAAAGCAAAAAATACGGCACAATTAGCGAAGTTAAATACTATAATAGTAAAATTAAAATGTTTTATTGCTATATCCCTCATCTTGATATGAATATGCACATACATCCTTCTGCTTTTTTGCTTGATATTGGAGAAAAAGAGCTAGATAATCTAAAAATGGAGATGTTACTAAATGAACAAGAAAATAATTGATAAAATTGATTTAGTTATAGAAGATATTTTTAATCTTCAAGAATTAATAGACTTCGACACATCTGATTCTAGCGAATACGATTTGGATTCAGTAGTGACTCTACTAGCTAAAATTCGTGGTAGAGTAGCGAATCAAGAGGATGAAGTAGAAAAAATTGATCTTAAACAGCTATGACATTACATCCTAAAATTAAAATGATTGCAGAGGAGTTTGGTGAATCCTATGAATGGATTGCTGGTGATGAGAGCTTGTTTATTAAGGTCGGTAATCATTTCATAGATATTGTAAAAGAAAGATTAAAAACTTGCAAGCTAGAACTTGTAGAAACTCAAGAAAAAAACGATCATACCTATCTTTGGTTTCGTTCTCCAGAGGAAAACGAACCAGTTTATGATTTTGAGGATGAGGATGAGGAATGAATATTTATGTTACTGGACATAATTGGCTTGCTAAAGTAGATATTAATACTAATTTAATAGATAAATCTGATTGGTACAATGAGGCTTGCACAAGAGCAATAGAAAGCGTTCTAGATCAAGAAGAAAAAGATGGAGTAGAATTAAAAATTCAAGATTATGATGATTTTGGTCTTGGAATTATTACCTTGACTTACGATGAAAAAGACATTAAAAATGAGGGAGAACATCGAGTAATGCTTACAAGTAATATTCTAGCCAACGCTGGGCGTTGGGAGCAATATAAATTCTTGAAGGATTATGAGGAAAAATGTAAGGAGCAAGGATTATGAAACATAAAATATTTTGGGAAAAGAATAGCAGAGTTAAGGGTGTTGTCCCATCTGCACAAATTATCAATAAAACATCCACGGATAAATTTCCTTGTGATGCAGTAACTATTCGTATGTATAATCTTAATGATAAAAACCCAACGGCAACCGCATATTTTTATGGGAAAGAAGCTCAAGGAAGCTCTTGGAATGGAAGCAATTATACTTATGCCGAAACTAAATTAATGGTTACCTTTGATAAAGATAAAGAAGGTTATAGCTTTAATGGTGGAGCTAAATCATTCTCTTTACAAGACATTAAAGAAGTGTTAGATTCAGTAAGGGAAACATTAAACAAATTATGAGTCAAAAACAAACATTTGAAGAATTGATGCGATCTTTTAGATTTCACAAGAATCCTATTTTAAACTGGTTTCTAGGTGAACTCAGTTATTACTCTCATACTTATCTTAATGTTAAGTGGGGATTAAAAAATAAACTTCAAAAATTAATTCGTGGATATTCTGATAGTGATTGCTGGAATCTTCCTCAATCTACTGCGAAGTTTATGCTTCCAAGAATCAAGCATCTTCGACAAAACTATCATAGCCTTGCTAATCGTCACCATTTAATTATTGATGATAAGATTGTTCCTTATGTTGGTAAAGAAGATGATTTTGTATTTAATACAACTCTTGGATGCCACATTGATAAAACAACTGGCTTGGAAATTTCCCTAGATCAAAAAGAATATGAATATGTATTAGATGAAATTATTTTTGCACTCCAAACTATTGTTGATGAAGATGATATTAATGTAAGTCTAGAAGAAGTTTATGAGGTTTATCCAAAAGGATTTGACCCAATTAAAGATAGACAAATGTTCTTGACTCGTCAAGAAGATGGCACAAGTTTGGTAGAATTTGAAACAAAGGACAATATTCAACCAGATTACTCAAAATTAAATAAAGCCTATGAGCGTCAAAGAAATGGATTGATGCTCCTTGGCCTTTACTTTAAGGACTTATGGGATTAAATTATGAACAACGATAGAATACTATTAGACATTAAAAGAAGTTTGGTTGATATATCTCAATCACTCTATAATTTATCACTTGATATTAACAAGATTACAAGGAAAATAATTGAAGAAGATGAAAAAGAAGAAAAAAAGAATGACAAGCGAAGAATTTGAGAAAGCTATGAAAGCTCAAGGTAGATTGGTAAGCAAAGTCTACTATCGTATCACATTTAAAGGTGTGGGGCTTTATATTTTAAATTCATTTAAGTTTAAATTGTTTCCTAAATTTTTTTATATGAATGGTAAATACTTTACTGAATGTGGATTTAATTGGTTGGGATGGATTTTTGAGTTTCAATGGAATAGATAATGAAACCTAGATACGACTTTACTAAAGGAAAATTAATTTCATACGATGGTGAAATTATCGAGTTTGCTGGTTCAGCAGGAGTGGACAAGTATCCAGATCAAGTGCAAGAAATAATGGATTTATTTGATTTTAAAAAAGGCGAATACCTTGTGACTGATGAAAGCTCTGTTGGGGATTTTGAAAAACAGAATATGAATCCTAAAAAACTTGCAAAATTTAAGAAAAAATACGGATTCAGTTTGACAAATAAATCAAACATAAGTAAGATAGCTGAAAGGATGTATAACTTTAGACCATTTTAAAAATGTATGAAATACACAATAACATCGCAAGACAAAGAAGCACTAACTGAATTTGACCAGATAAAAGAAGGAGAAGTTTTTTCTTTCTTTGACCCCGAATCGGTTCAGCGAGGCAATCACGCAATCTATATGAAGATTAAAGTTCCTAATACAACAAGCGTAAATATTCTAGATTTAGGAGATGGCAAGGCTTATGACTTTTCTAATAAAAAGCGTAACACACTAAATGACCCCGATGAGCAACAAGGCAATCGAGTTTATAAATTAAACGCAAAAATTAATATTGTTGTTTTATGAGTAAAATCAAATATACATATTATATAGAGCAAGACAAGGATAAAGATGGAAACCTTGTGCAAGGTTGGTCAATTTATAAAACTCCATTAGTTAAAACTATTAAACTTAAAACATTTAAAAAGCTAAAAGATGCAGATACTTTTCTAGATAAATATGAAAGTAATTAGATACATAAAACAATTAGAAGATGAGTTTGGAAATGACCTTGAATTATGGGGAGCTTACGAGGAAACTCGTAAAGACAATTACCCCAATGTTGATTTCATTGATGCTAAATTGTTAAAAACCTTTCCAAGTCCTTATCACGCAAGGAATTGGATGGAAAATGATGGTAAGAACAATTAATTCTTTGACTTAAATTAAATTTAAATTATATTTGAGTTATGGATACAACTAAACCAGATCAGTTTTTCGCCAGCTTTAACGAGCTTCATAGTCACAAGGTAGAAGCCTATAAGCAGTATTGGGAAACCCTTAAACCTTTAACCAATGAAGATATTTTTAGGCGTTATCTTTTTGCTTTCTGCTCGGTTCATACTACTTGGGAAGGCAACATCAAGGGTTATCTTGCTATTCGTGATTTTATTTATTGGAGATACAACCGCAAAGAATTGTTGAAGCGTCTTACTCGTTCTGGTGTTGGTTGTCAGAATGAACGCACAGATTATATTTGGGATTTTGCAAAAGATTTCTGGCAGAATCCCAAAGACTTTGTTTGCTATAACAAGAAGCACTATATCAAGGTTCGTGATAGTCTTGTTGAGCGTATTCGTGGATTGAGCTATGCTAAAGTTAGCTTTGCTCTTGAGATGATTAATCCCAATCACACCAAAGTTGTATGCGGTGATGTTCACCATCTTCGATTCTATGGTATGGAGAATTTAAAATATACAAAGTCAAAGGTTGGTGCGTTAAAATATAAAGCGATGGAAAAGCATTGGATTGATAATTGCGATAAATTAGGTGTGCCATCTTATATTGTTCGTTGCCTTATGTGGGACGATATTCAAAAACAAGCCGATAGTGATTATTGGGGATATGTTCTCAAGCCATTTTAATATGAAAGCATCATCTTATTTTACTGATGGAGAGATTGAATTAGCTATGGGAATCCTTGGAGATTTATTATCTAATAAAGATTTTTTAGATGAAATTTCAATATCTCACGATGCTACCGATAAGTATTATAAATTAGTAGACAAGATAGATGTTTATTTTAATGATTTTAATTTACATAACGAAACTCCACAAGAATGAACCTAGAAGATTTAATTGATCGTAAAATTCTTTACTTGAATTACCCTATCAATAAGTATTTAATTCAAGAGGGAAAAGTAACAGAAATTTCTCCCGCCAAAAAATGTATTAAAATAAATGCTGATTGGCATTTGAAGGATAACATTCGTATCATAGAATTATTTAGCGAAGATGAAAGGCCAAAGTTAGGATTTGGTTTGACAAAAAATGAAAAACAAGCAAAATAAAGATATGGAAAAAGCAATTAAACTTTTAGAGGAGCTTGTTAATCAAGCTGACGAAGATTGTCCTCAAGATTGTAGAACAATGCACTTCACTAATGCTCTTGAGGAAGCTAGTGAATTTATAATGGAGTATAAAAACACAAAATGAAAATGGGACGAGTTTGTTTGGATTTAAATTATATTGTAGATATGGACAATCAAGAAATGGTTGAACGAGCTATTGAATGTCTTTATGAAGATTTGATGCAAGGCGTAAAATATGGTAACATCACTAACTGGATTGATGTTATCGAAGATAAAAACGCAAAAAAAAATATGATTCCAGAGTTCTTATTGGAGAAAGAGAATGACTAATCCAAGATCAAAGATTCTATCAGACCTTAAAAGAGCATATCTCAAAGAACATTCTATAACTCTTGTGGATAGGATTCTTGGTTATTTAAATAATCTAACAGATTTTCAACTTTGTCAATTATATTCTGAAAAGTATGAAACTAACCCAAAATATATAGCAGAGCAGTTTGAGTTTAAATTTTAATATTTAATTAGAATTACTATGATTTATATAGCGTATAGGGGAAGATTAGGCAATAGATTAATTCAATATTGTTTAGCGAGAATACTTTCCAAAAAATTCAACGAACAAATTTCGCATCCCGAAATAAAATTTTTCAAACCACGATATATAACAAATTATAAAATTCATAAAAAAAATATTTTAGTTGATGATAATAATTTTTTAGAGATTTTACAATTAGAAAATTTAGAACCAGCAAATCTTGTTTTAAGTGGATATTTTCAAGATAAGTTGTTTTTATCAGAATATCGTAAAGAAATATTACAATTAATTAAATTTACTTGGGAAGAAAAAGAGGGTATATTTATACATTATAGGCTAGGGGATTGTTTGACCAACAATAACGGAAGTATAAGGCTAATTCCAGCCCAAGAATATTATATGTATTGTTTAGATGAAATTTTAAAAACCTCAAATCAACAAGTTTATATATCTAGCGATTCGCCAAACCACGATAGAGTTACAAGTTTAAGCAAAAAATATAAAGCAAATATAATTAATTTTGAAAACCCGATAATCGCTATGTTTTATGGTTCTCAATTTAAAAATAAAATTTTAAGTTTAGGAACTTTTAGTTGGTGGATTGGTTTCTTGGGTAATCAAAACAATATATATTATCCCGATGGTAAAGAATGTGGATATAACAGAAATATATTTAACCTAGAAGAATGGAAGTCTGTAAAAAGAAAAAAATATTTATTGAAAAAAGAACAAAATTAGAATATTATATATTATATGGAAGAAGAAGTTAAAGCGATTCGCACAATAAAAGAGTTTATCTCTTGGTATGAAGCAAAAGAAAATATTAATACTGAACAGAGTTTGCAGGGAGATTTAGAGCTTCACAAGTTTTATATTAAATTTAAATACATTCTTGAACAAGAAAAAGAAGAAAACAAAAGAATGGGTAATTTTTTAGGATAAATCCTTGAAAGATCAAACCACATTAGTTAGCAGAGTAAATAAAGAGCTTCAAGAGCTAGAGAATGATATTACAGCTTTAGTTGAATGGCACGATAACAACTATAAAGATATTTCTGGAATCAAATGGCAAGAATTAGACGAGGCTCAACTCCTTGTTCAAAAAATTAAAAAATATATAAAAAAATAATACTTGCTTCTGTATTAAAATACAAGTATAAGTTTATATATGGCAACCGCAAAAATTACTAAAACAAGGAAATCAATAAAATCATTTATTGAAATGAATTATAGTGATTATGCAGACAAGATTCTTCTTGCAGATGGATTCGATAATTGTCTCATAGGTTTTACGCCTAATGATAAAGGGAATCCAGTAGCAGTTTATGATAAGTGGAAAATGATTAAACAATTATCTAAAGACTTGAAAAGTGATGATGGTGAAGCTCTTGAGTATTTTGAATTTAATATTGAAGGTGCTTATGTGGGAGAATTTACTCCTAAATATTTGGATAAATATGAATAAAAAAATTAATTGGGTTAATCTAGTTTCTTCTTACGCATTATTTTCTTTTGGTTATAGTGCGGTTATTTATATTATCTGGAATTATCTTTTCGCACCAGTTTTTGATAATTTGACTTTATCTTATTTACAAATTATTGGTGCTTATACGATTTGTAGAATTTTATTTGGTAATACTAACACAAATTATATTAGTAATTTTTATAGTCCACCAACTCCAGACCTAGATAAGATTGATGGCTACTTAAAAGAAATACAAGCAGATTTAGACAAAGAAGCAGACGAAGTTGAAAGACAATACGAAGATTTAGATAAAAAAGATTAGTATGAACTTCAATAAGATTATTGAGGTTACTTATGCCTTGATTAATAAGCATAATGCAGATTTAAGATGCCGACATTTTTCTTTTATTCTTGACCGCAATCGTATTATTAGTATTGGAATGAACTCTACCAAGACTCATCCAATGAATTTAAAATACAATTATGTAAATAAAAATAAAGAAAAGATTAGCAATATTGTTGGAACTCATAGCGAATTAAATGCAGTTATTAAACTTGGAGAGGAAGATTGTTCTAAATTAACCCTAGTTAATACTAGAATCAATAGAAATAATGTCTTAGATAATTCTTCTCCTTGCTCTGGATGTGCTGATATGATTAATCAGTTAAATTTTAAAAATGTATATTTTAGTAATCTTAAAGGTGGATTTGATAAATTTAATTTGACAAATAGTTAAAATATATATAATATTAATCATTATGGCAAACAGACCCAAAACATACTTTGTTAAAATGACAGACAACATTAATGGAACATTTACCATTAGTGAGGCAAAGGTTCTTGATAAGGTTAATCAACACACTCGTCATTGGCGTTCCTTTGATAAGCGTAAATTGACTAGCAAGCTCCGAGTTGCTGACATTCTTACAAAGTAATACTATTATAGGATACATTCATAGGGATTAAATGCCCCTATGGGTGTAATCTATATTATTATGAAGTCTATAAATCATAAGGAATTATTTAGTCGCTAGAAGAAGTTAATCTAGCTTGACATTTTAATCAATTTAAATTAATCTCAAATAAGTCGAGGACAAGTTATGAAAATACTATGTAGAATATCCGTTTTGTTGTTAGCCTCTTGTATATTATTCAAGAGCGAAATAACATCATCTTCAAAGAAACCTATTATCTTTAATAAAGATCAAATGGTTGATAATTTTATTAAAACTAATACTCCCAAGAAAGAAATCAAGGTTCGCTTAACTGCTTATTGGGCAAGAGGTTCTGATACGGATTCTTGGAGTGCAAAGAGACAAAGCTCTACTGGTGCGACTCTTAAACCTAATAAGAGCGTTGCAGTAGACCCTAGAATTATACCTTACTTCTCAAGACTTTATATTCCTAATCTTGGATTTAGATTTGCTCACGATACTGGCACAGATGTTATTAGAAAGAAAGCTAGTCACGGCAAGTATCCAGTTGTTGATATTTTCTTTATGACAGAAAAAGAAGCTATGAGGTTTGTTAATAATAATCCTAAAATAGTTAAAGTTGCTGTATATTAAAATGATTATTGATGATAGCGTAACTTTTTTTGGTGTTTATTTTTATAACTGCACATTAAACTTAAATACCATAAAAGCATTACAAAAGATAATGGATAATTACAAATACAACAATTTAATTCTTTGTCAAAAAGATCAGTTTGGTGGGTATCTTTTGACTCATAATGTATTTAATGATAAGAAAATGAGAGATGTGCAAAGTCATTATTTTAAAACAAAAGATTCTTTAAAGCAATCATATAAAGATATGCTTAATAAATTTTCTAATATAGAAAAAACTTTTTATTTGATTTGTTCTGAATATAATGATATAAATGAAACAGAAGGTTTATTATCAAAATGGAGAGAAGGAATCCAAGAAGCGTGTAATACATAATATGCCTTCTAAAGAGAAAAAAATGACACTTTTAACAGATCATTTAGAAAGTTTAAATTATTGGAGAGATCAATTATTGGGTTTAGAGAAATCGTATTATAGTAAAGACCCCGAAAAAGAAAGAACTTGCCGTAATATGATTAATAAATATTTAGATGATGTTTTAGATCATAATAAAAAAATCAAGGAAAAGTCTAAAAACAAGGTGTAATAGTTGATAGAACAAATTTATGGAAATCGCAATTTTATCAGCTTGTTTTATTTTAGGTGGAATTTTTGGAGTCCGTATATGAACTGGCTTACCGACCTTTATTGGAATATTCGTCTTAAAATTGAAGATAAAATTTATGAATGGCAATCTAATCGTGAATTAGCTAGACTTGAAAAAGAAGATGTTGCTTTTGCTGATGAAGATAATAACGAAATTATAGCTAGTTGGGAAGATGAAGAAGTAGAAGTTAAACCAAAGAAAAAGAAAGCCAAAAAGAAAAGTGTTAAGAAAGTTAAAAAAAGTAATTAATTTTATTTTAAACCTCAAATTAGAGTGTGGTTGTAGAGGTTGTAAGCCAAGGTATAAAGCACCAGTCAAGAAAAAATGCGATGGAAAATGTGTTTCTTGTAAATGTAAAAAAGATTAAAAGATTCATTTAAAATTTTCTTGCTTTTTTATTAAATTCTTTGTATAAAAGAGGACTATGGCATTAACAAAACAAGACTTAAAAGAAATCAGAGCATTTCAAGCTAATCTAAAAAACTCTGGTATGAATCCTTGGGGTAATCTCAAGCGTGGTAAAGATATGAAAGTGACAAATATGGGCAGACCCAAGAGGGCTATCTACAATAAAGAAGATGTGAACGAACAGCCCAAAGAAGAAAAGTTTAAAAATAAATAATATATATTGACATTATCTCAAATATATACTAATATTAACATTATGAATACAACTCAAACTCAATATACTTGGCAAGTCAAAGCTACGACTGGTCAGCTTGTTGTTGCTCCCAAGAGTTACCCAACTCTCCGTGGTGCAAAGATCGCTAGTAAGCGATTTGCCAACAAGACTGGTGGTGCGGTAGTTTCTGTCTCGGTCAAGTAATGTAATGGTAGGATAGATGGTTCAATCCCACTATCCTATCATATAATTTTATGTGGACTCCAGTAGAAATTTTTCTTTTAACATTACTTTTGAATCATTCGCCAACAAAAAGCGAAAGACTTTCAGTAAAAGAAGTTATTCAAAATCGTGAAGCTCAATTAGTAATAGAAAGCGTATCGTTAAGAAATGACTTTCAGTATTAAAAGAATAATAGGTTTTGTATTATATTGTTTATTTTGGATACTTTTGGCATACTTGTTTATTGGTTGTGTAAATACATCCTATAAGACGATTCCTAGTGCGATGAGTGAAGATGCTCAAGATTATCCTACAAAATATAATATGATGGATAGTCAAGATGGTCGCAGAAATCCTAATGCTCAAGTAAATATTTTTGGTGCGACCTATTGACGATTTTTAAATTTGCAGTATATTGAATATATGAGCAAAACTAAAACGAAGAAAACTAATATAGTAAGAATTGAAATCAACAGAGGTATGGCAGAAGTTGTGTCTAAACCAGCAGGGGTAGTTGTTGAGATTGCTGACTTTGACAATGAAGATCATATTGAAACATACGGAGTTAGGCAAGTTATCAAATGAAAAAGAAATTCAAGAACGCATTAAAGTTTTACAATAGTCTTTCGGGAGATGAGAGAGAAGTTGTTACTCGTAATTATGTTGAGATGAGTAAAATGGATTTAATTGAGCTTGTCTTTCAAAATAGACCTTATTATGATGATCTTGAGAAGATTGTAAATTCTCATAGAAAAGAGTTGGCTCATATTCAAAAAGAAATACTTGCAACCAAGAAAGATCAAAAGAAGAAGTTAGCAGAATTTAAAAGTGGCGTAAGATATAAAGTAACAATCTATACTATCACAGATGATATTAGTAACAAACACGGCTCAAGCTCCCAGCATATTCTTGAATCTTATGCAGACGAAGCAGAGAATGATGCTCACGGATGCGTTACAAGAGAAGAAGATGAGGAATATCTGACAGATGCAGAATTAGACGATTGGGCTGAATTTAACGGAGCAAAAGAAGAATTAGCAGAGTGGAGAAAAGAAAGAGAGTTAGAACAATTTGATATGAAAGGTGAGGAAGTTGTCAAGAGAAAGTCTAGAAGGTGTTCCTAGAATGAAGAAAATTAAAAAAGATAAATACACCTTTCAGTATGAATATGCTGATGAAATTGGCAGAGAAACGAATCATAAGATTACTTTTAATGCAACAACTATTGATGAAATTTGCTGTAAGTTAAGAGATTTTCTTAAAGGATGCGGATTTTCATTTGACGAAATAGGAGTAATAGATTATGACAAAGAAGATGAAGATGAAAAAGTTTAAAAATATCAAAGAGTTTCTTGAGACTTGTTCCGAGGGTGAAAAAGAGTATGTCTATGATTTGTATAATAATGCTTCAGTAGCAGATTTAATTGATTTACTTTTTGAACATTTGCCAGCAGATGAGACTATAAAAGAAATTGAAGAATACAGAGAAGAACTAGAATGGGACGATAACGAAGCTAAAAAATCAAATAAACTCAATAGAAAGTGCGATTGTGACTTTGTTGGATGCCAAGGTTGTTAAATGAAAAAACAGATTCCACAGATTAAATATAGCAATCTTAAATCTATTACATCTTATGTTGCAGATTTACAAGGAGACGAGAAAGCATTTAAAATACTAAAGAATGTTGGCAAGAAGGTTATCACAGAAGAAGAATATATTATGATTGGTTTTAGGCATATATTCTCAAATTCAAAAAATAATAAATTTGAATTGACTTCTCTTAATAAAAAGTTAAAATCTAAAAAGAGATGAAAAATAAAACAATATCTAAAAACGACCCTTACCATCTTAAAGTAGGTAAATTCAAGAAAAAGAATGTATTTGATACTCAAGTAGATATGGGAGATCGTATGAGAGATTTTTTCCTTGGCTTGGGCAGAAGGGTAATTACAGAAGATGAGTTTATTAATATTGGTTTTAACTATGCACTAATTAAAGGCTTGGGCGAAGCGAAAAAAACTAATAAAAAATCAAAGAAAGGTCGAAATTAAAGGCGAAATGATTTTTTTATATTATGGATAAAGAATTAGCTTTAATTTGGGAAAATTTAAAACAATTTGGCTATTTTTCTCCTTATATTTATCTAAAAAGTGCTGGACATAAAGGTTTAGGAGTTTTTGCGAAAACTGATATTCCGCAAGGTGTTATTATAGAATATTGTCATTCTTTTGTTTTAAATAATGCAATTAAAGATATGCAAGATAATAAATTAAATCAATATATTTATACTTTTCATTCGGGCAAAAGGGGAATTATACCAATGGGATTTGGTATGATATATAATAGTGCTGATAGTCAAGAAGAAGCAAATGCAGAATATGTTGCTTTTGATCAAGAAAATCTTGTAATTTATAAAGCTAAAAAAAATATTGACAAAGATGCTGAAATTCTGTTATGGTGGGGAGAGGATTATTACAACTATTGGTGCAAAAAATAAATAAAATGACATTTAATAACTATCAAGCCAATGCTGGTCGAACTGCTTTTTATCCAAGAGATTTAGCGGGTGATGGGTTATACTATACTACTTTAGGGCTTGTTGGTGAAGCTGGTGAGATTGCTAATAAAGTTAAGAAGGTAATGAGAGATAACAATGGAAACCTCTCAAAAGAAAATAAAGCTAGTATTGCTGATGAACTTGGTGATGTGCTTTGGTATTGTGCGAGTTTAGCAGATGAACTTGGTATGAATCTTGAAGATATTGCAGGAAATAATATAATTAAACTTGCAGATAGATTAAAAAGAGGTAAAATAAAAGGAAGTGGAGATAAAAGGTAACAAATGATAATTTCTAATAAAGAATTGACTTGTGTTAATTGTGGCAGAGTTGTTACACCAGAGCAAATGAAAAAAGATGAAGTGCGTATGCACAGATATAAAGATGACTTTTATTGTGAGCTATGCTATGGAGACATAAGGGAGCAAATATATAAATCTATGAATGAGGGAGAAAATCTATGACTCAATTTATTAACGCTAACCCATTAGATTATGACGCAAAGTATCCTCAAAGCGTTGATACTAGCGTAAATGAAGATGCTAAAATGTTTCTTATGGAACGAAATGAAGGCAAAGAGGTAGCGTTTCAGATTGAAGATGGAACTCAATACTATGGTAAGATTAGCTATGTGCCAAATAGTGAGCATTATTGTGTTGTTGTCGATAAGAATGGAACTCCTTGGGAATGGTATGTTAGGGAAGAAGCTGTAAGATTTGTAGAAAATACTATCAAAGAAAGCCTTTGGCAAAATCCTTTAGTATAATGAATTTGATAGTGCCATTATTAGCGGTATCGCTTGTGGGATGGTTTGTTTATCTATTAAATCAAAGATAATATGTTCCTTATAATTAATGATAATCTGACTTATACTGACCTAAACCTCACTATTAGCCTTGATCTTGCAATATTCTTATGCAGTTTCTTGGCACTATTCTTTTTGAACTGCTTTATTTTACTTGAAATAAAGGCTATTAGAAGGTATATTAAAAAGAGAGGTGAAAAGTAAGATTATGTCTTTATTAGGTATATATTTTGATATAGAAGGGTATGTATTCAAGCCCTTTTACCTACTACTAGGGGTATTATACTTTATTGTATTAATAACTTTATTAGGAACTTTGTATGTTGTGCTATACTTAAGAAATACTCTAGAGAATGTGTTAAATAACATAGAAAACAATAGAAAGAAGTATAATAAGTTAAAATAGTATTGGTTATCCCGAAAATATATATTTACAAGCAAGTCAAGCATAAAATTATAAAAATATCTATTATTTATATAGTATATTACTTAAATGAACCTAGATTTAGAGCAACAATTAAGTAAATATTATGAAACTATAAAGAATCCCTCTTATAGACTAGATAACTGGATAATAGCTAATAATGAACTATATAATATACTATATAATAACTTAACTATAAGTAATATAATATCAGTTAGTCAAACTACAATTAATGAATTAGTAATAGTATTTGATACTAAAAAAGAATACTATGTATTCAAATACAATAATAACTATATATGTTTGAAGATTAGTCCAACAGAATATGGATTAATAACTCAAGATTATCAATTATTAGCAGTAGAACAAAATGCACTATATACTCTAATAAATAATAAAGAAACGGCAAGATTCAAAGAGCTATGCAAGTTATTGAAGTGGAAGATAAGCAAAAGAGCAAAGGATGATTTAAATTATTTTAAGAATATTTAAATTAATTTAAAAAATTTTATTGACTTTTGATTATATTTGTTTTATTATTAAATACTTGGAAGCCGTGACCCAAGGAAGCATAGGTTGGTGGTTATCCTAAGCTCATAAAAAACCACATTAACTAAAAGCAAATAACCAAATACTAAATAATATGCCCGAAATAACACAAACAACACTACTCTTATTAAGCGGATTAGCAATCCTTCATTGGATGCAATTTGCCAAATAAATGATATCAAATAATCAAATAAGAGCTTTGTCAGAGGACGAGCTAACTTATCTTTTTTATTGCTGTAAAACTGAATGGGATAGTCTAAATATGGGTTATGATTTTGATTGGTATGTGCTTAAAGCATTTAGAAATAATATGATACATAATTTATTAAATAAACATAGTGCGAACTTGACAGATGAAAATAAAGGTATTATACTACAAATACTAAATAAATTGGAGGCAAATATATGAATCATTTAATAGCTTGGGCAATTCTTGTAACAGCTTTCAGTTCGGGGCTATATCCAATTTATAAATTTGTTAGATCTAAATATGTATCCTATGATACAAATCCGATTCGCTATTGGTCAAATAGAAAGCAAAGAGTAAAGAAAAGATATAAGACTCTTAGAAGGTATAAAGCTAAAAAGCGAAATAGCTATCTTGCAGTTATAAATAAATATAAATTGACATCTCGTAAATAAAGGTTATATATAGTTATATGATTAATTTTAATATCCCATCGGAAGATCCCATTGTTCATTGGCCTAATCTAAAAGTAAAAGATCAAAATGTTTTAGATCTTGGGTGTGGAAGGCATGGATCTGGTTGGGATTTAATTGATGATAATGGGATGCCAGCTGGAGCTTCGGGTGCAACACCTTTTTATTTTTTAAATAATTGTCAAGCAAATAAAGTAGTAGGCGTGGATTTATCTAAAAGAGACATAGATTTTTATAATAAAATAAATTCTTCACCAAATATAATTTTTATAGAGCAAGATCTAAGCGTTCCTAATGCAGATGAAATAATTAAAAATATAATCAAAGAACACCAAATAACATATATTAAATCTGATATAGAAGGATATGAATTATTCTTTTTAAATTTCAAAAAAGAAGATTATCAAACAATAAATGGTATTGCGATTGAATATCATAACTTAGAGGGAAAGAGTTTATTACTATCACATTTTATTTCAATGGGATTTACTCTTGATGCCGAAGGAATTTATAATGATCAAGTTGGGGTTTTAGTCTTAAATAAGAATTGACTATACTTAAATAAAGGTTATATTAATTATATGAGCCAATATACAGATGAAAATTTTAAAAGAGAAGATTGGGAATTAATTCAAGATGCTATTGTAGATCAAATCTCGTACCTTAAGCATAAGCAATCTTGGGGGTACGAGGAGCAGGTTGAGCGTCTAGAAGCCTTGCTGGAAAAAGCTAGAATTAGTAGATTAGTTGCAAATAAGGGATAATCAAATAATGAATTACTATTATATTTTTGGTGTTATCCTAGTAGTATATATTTTAAATATTTTCTTAAACAGGGATTGACAAAGTTTAAGTTTAGATTATATTGGATGTATGAGCAAAACATCTAAATCTAAAAAAATCAAAATGCCAAAGATGACAGACATCATGGCACAAATTAAAGCAGAGCAAATCAAAAAAGGAGATAGAGTAAAGTATCATTCTAATCTATTATTTGATACTCTAGCACAAACAAAAGTATCTTCTATTGAAGTATCTTTTGAAGGTTGCGGAGACTCTGGACAAATCGAATCAGTAGATTATACAGATGCTAATGGCAAGGGCATAGACGAAGCATATCTTGATAAGGTTATTGTTAAAGGTTCAGCTAAAACATCCTATCACAAATGGGACGAAAAGACAAAAAAGCTAGTCAAGACAGAAGCCACAGAAGGAAATGTCAGAGAGATTATCGAAGAGATATGTTATGATAAGTTAGGTGCAAGCCACGGAGGTTGGGAGATTAACGAAGGTAGCTATGGAACATTCTACTTTGATGTCTCTACTCGCAAGGTGCGTCTCGAATACAACGAGAGGATAGAGGAGGTTCGGACTAGTGAGGAGAGTTTCTAATGGCTAATCCATACCATCATTCTGTCTCTTCGTCAAAGAAGTGGGGTGGAACTCCAGAAGATTATCAGAAGATTCACGACTGGTTCGATGAATCAAAGATGATGATGGCAGACTTTAGACATCGTGCTTTGCGACATCACGCCGAGGGTATCTTTATGTGTGAGAGGATATTTGGTCACACCATTACTTTAAGTAATGGAAAAAAGATTCCTACTCGTTGGGTTGGCGAACAGCATGTAGCAGAGGACTTGGGATTTATTCCATCTATGCAAGATTGGCTTAAACATATTATGCCAGAACCTTGGATGGGTAAGACAAAGAAACTTGACATAGAAAAGCAATTAGTATAATATATTGTATATGAAAAAATTAAACTTAAGTTTATTTCTAATACTATTTGTTTCTAGTGTTTTTTCTCAAACACCTTACGATAGAGTTGCTATTGAGAAAACTATTAAACCTAACAAAGCAACAAAAAATATATATTTATTTGTTAATCCTCTTGTTCAAGATCCCCACCAGTGCCAAACCACCTGTGTTTCAATGCTGTTAGGTTATGGTGGAATTAATATAACCCCAGCCAGTATCGAAATGGCATCTACTGGCAAGTTAGACGGAACTCCTACTATGTGGAAAATAGTAGAAACATTATTAAGGGAATGGAATATTCCATTAAAGGTTTCTAGATATGAGGCCAAGTATTCTAGCGTAGACCATATTGTTGAGTTCTTTAAGGAGTTGTTAGATCGTAATACGCCGTGCTATTTCTTGGCTAATTATCACGCAATCGTTGTTCAAGGTTACGACCAAGGTACGAGAAAAATATATTGCATTGACCCTAGCCGTTCGAACTCTATTGTTCTCGTATTTACCTACCAAGAGTTTATGAATTATATTCGTAACTCAATAGAGTACAAAAAGAATAAAGGTATATTAATCGCACACCAATCAACTAAATTAAACAATTTCTTTTATCTAGAAAATAATATCTTTATATTTAAAGGAGCTTTAAGATAATTTGGTGAGGTGGTTTGGTCATCGGTAGTTGCTTCCGTTAATAGCAAATCGTTTGGGAATACCGAATAATTCTCGTGTAATAACTATTATGAATGATTTTAATATTTTAAACGAGATAAATGAATGTTTGATAATAGCAAACCAATTTCAGTTTGGACATAATACTTTTTCTAGAAATGTTAGATCTTATCTTTTGTACAAAAAAATAAGTTCTTTATATAGAAAAGTAGATAATTTTGAACTAGCAACTTATTATAGTTCACAAGCGGAAACTGCATTATCTCTAATAGAAGATGGTGAATACAAAAACAAGCTAGCTCAAGTTGTATCAGACGATTTTCCTCCTTCATTATTTTTAAAAGAAGTAACTAATTCTACTGAATAAATTTTTTTGTTCTACTATTTGTTGTATTTGTGTTATAATAGATAGTATGAGTAAAAAAGAAATGGAGAAAAATCTTAATTATGGTGATTGCAATAATATTTTCTGTTTTTTCAGTGATGTTCTTGAGAGCGCACTTCAGAGTGTAGAAAAAAGTATTGACCTAATCGTAAAAAAAGATTAAAATATAAACAGTAGAAGGCACACTCTCATTTGCGAGAGGGTGCAAAGAAAGAGAGCGAGGCGCCCTATATTTCTTTCGTTCCTTCTACGTTGATTTCCGCACAGAAATCAAGGATTGGCTGTTGAGGTGATTGCGGGATTAACCTCAACCATATATCCCTTGAGCGTTTTTTGGTGTCGCAGAAACCATTTATTTTCGTGTAATTTGAGATATGAAATACAAACAATTAAAAGAATACTTGAATACCCTAACTGAAGAACAATTAAACCAAGATGTGGTGGTTGTAGAAAAAACAGATTATGCTCCTTTAGTTTCTTATATAGATTCAGCTTTTGTGGTAGAAGATGGAGATACTTTATCTTACGAAAATCTTTTAAATAAAGTAGTATTGTACGTTCCTAGATTGAATTAATCATGTATATTATGAGTTATTTATAAATAATCATTGACTAAATAATAATTTAAGTTATATTTGGTAGATGACCACATATAAATACATAGCAGACTATATAAATAAACCTACTATATTTTGTTATATTGTAGATTGTGTGATAAATAACAATCCTTATTTGTTTGGTGGCGAGTATAATAAAAAATTACTAAACAAGAAAGTATGGATGGCTAAACAAGTATTTCCTCATTGTGAACCAACTCAATATACTTATTTCAAAACATTCAAAGAAGCAAAAGATACATTAAATAGATGGGGCGCAAAGTGGGAAAGGGTTTGACAAAATAATAATTCAATATGAAAATACTTAATCAACAAGATAATATAGATTATTCTTCTTATACTATAGAAGATAATAATAACATATATAGTGTTGTTAAACCATGTAAAGGAACTTGGGTAGCTTTTGCAGGAGTAAAATTATCTGTAAGAGATTCAGAAGGAAATATTGTTCGAGATAAGAATATTATTGAAAATATTAACAATTTAATATTTTAAAAAAGAAATTGACTAAATAATAATTTAGATTATATTCTATTTATGACTAAAACATTCAAAATAGGTGAGTATGCAGTAGGAGGAAAGATCAAAGTATCTATTCCTAAAACCTTAACTAATATAAAGATAGATGTTATTGATTCTAATTTTGGCACAGGTCAATTAGTTAATCAGTATATCTATTATAGCTTTGATAGGATTAGAATTGAAAGAGATTTGTTTCAAATAGTAAGTGGTTACTGGTCAGATCAAATACTAGCATGGATTAATAAAAGTTGGCAAAGTCAATTAGCCAAAATATAATTTGACAATAAATATAAAAGGAGTATATTAAAACTATGAACAACACCGAAAAACCCCTAAAGAAATTCACGATTCGTATGCAACGCAACCAAATCGCAGAAGTGGACATCGAGGTGGAGGCCACATCAGATGAGGAAGCGGTTGATAAGGCAACAGAGATGGCTGAAAATTGCACTGATGCTAATGGCTTTGCCCTTGAGTGGGATGAGGTTGATTATAACTTCGAAGCTATTGATGTCGAGGAAGAAGAGGAGGACGAAGATGAAGTCTAGTGAACAAATTACTAAAGAAATCAGTGATAGGATTGTAGAATACAAAGCTCTTATGATTGAGCATGATAATAATCAAAGTGCAGTAGATGAATTAGAAAGTGCAATTCATGAACTAGATCATCTATTAAGGTGGATTAATGAGTAATACTCCTTTATTTTTCGCTATTGTATTAAGCATTGTTTTTGCTATTTATATATATTTTAGCTACAATGAATAAGATAATTAATTATATTATATGGATAGCTTTTGGCCTTATTATATTTGGCTTATTAAGATTATTTTTATGAGCTTTGCACGAGATATACTAACAAATAAACCTGTAATATGCTTTGATGAATTGCTACTAGCTAAATATGAAATAGATAATAGTGTAATAAGAGATAGTGAAGATACTAAAGAGTCTAGTTAATATAGTTTTGTTTTTCTTATTATTTCCTCTGATATTATTAAGTGATATGATAAATGATGATTGACATAATTTTAATTTGGGTTATAGTTGGTTTATGAAATTCGAAGTAAAAGATACTACTCCAACTAATACAATTAAGCTTCATTATCCTCATATCTTATTAAAGATTATTTTTGGATTTCACGACTTTAATCTTGAAGCTAAAGCGTTTGTTAGATTAAACTCTATTCAGCGTGATGAAGTTGGGAAACTTATCATATCTAAAGAAGATAAAAATGATATTATATCTAAAGTCAAGAAAAAAATGTCAAAAAAGTTTAATGGCACTTTTCCTAAAGCATTAAAGTATTGTTCTATATATTCTAATAAAATACAAGATTATAGCACCCCTAATGGCACTCGTTATTTAGAAAGCTGGATTATATCTAAAACATATAATGATAAGAATCAATTAGTAGAGTGTTTTTGATTTGACATATATTTAATTTACTATATTATTAGCCTATGAAGCTAATTAATACCACCTCATATTGTTCTGAAAAGTTAAAAGAAATTATCAAATGGTGTATGCCAGAAGGCGTATTCCTTAAAGACATTAGAAAGATAGATTTTGGTAATACTAAATTAAATTGGCATGGCAGGGCTTGGGGAAGCATGAGAGTGCATATTGGTGTGCCACGATACGGCAAGTATATTCGTCCTTATAATACAGGAGGCAGAAGAGGCTATTTAAGTGTTGAAACATATAGCTGGGAAGAAGGTTTAATTGAATTAATTGCTCATGAATTAAGACATATATATCAATGGAAAAAAGGTAAGTATTATCATGGTATTAAAAAGATAAGAAAATATAACATGGGTACACGAGCTAAATTATGTGAAGTAGATGCTAGTTTATATGCTAAGAGAAAAGTAAGAGAGTATAGAAAAAGTAATTTTAAATTAAATTTGGTTTGACATAAGTAGTTGATTATTATATAGTTACGTGGGCGGGCTCCCCGCGCGCGCAAGTCGTTGATAGGTAAGCATTTACACAACAACAGTAAAAAACTTTAACAGGATTGGCAAGTGTCTGATAATCAGAATCTTATGATACGAAAAAAGTTCTTGTCATAGTTTAAAAGTGTGGTATGATTAACATATGGCTAGAACAACAAAACCCGCTCAAAGTGTATACGATTTCGATGTACACCAAGAGCCACTCCTCACAACAGACGGCAAGAGGACAGGATACTTCGGGATGGTACGCCGTGATACCCCCGAACCCATGACGCTCGGAGTTTGCACCGAGCAGTATGGTGTGGTGAAGAATGCAGACCTCGTAACGATGGTCGAAGAGTCGCTAGCGCAGAACAGTATGCTCGCCAATCACAACTCCAAAAAGTTTGTGGTTCGTGATGGATCCCGTTTCTATGCTAGCTATGACTTCCCTGAGTTCAAAACTCAGTTGAAGCCAGTTGGCAAACGTGCGGTTGGTGATGTGCTTGGTTTGAGATTGACTGTTAACAACAGTTATGATCGCTCCAGTCGCGTTTCCCTCTCGCTTGGCTTCCTCCGTTTGGTTTGTTTGAACGGAATGAAGTCGTTGACCAAAGAGTTCAGCATGACGAAGAGACACACTCTCGCCGTGAATCTGGATTTTATTGGTGATGCATTGGCAAACGCACTCTCCAGTGTTGATACCTCTGTAGCAATCTTCAACAGGTTGGCGCAGAAGGCAATCACTGATGAGCAGGGTTTGACATTGCTCACTAAGCTGGAAGAGAAGGCTGTCATCTCTGCTAAGGTGCGCGAAGGCATCGAAGCAGTTTGGCGGAATCCTTCTTACGAGGAGGATCATGATCGCAACCTGTACAACTTGTACAACGCCACTACGCAGTTTTTAACTCGTAATGTCGCTGACGAGCGGTACGAGTATAGCGAGAGGGTCAGCACCGACTTGCTCAAAGTCTTCAGCGGAAAAACCCGCGACGAAGAGCTCCTGAAGCTGGTCGCCTAAACTAAAACGAAACTTTAACAGAGGCGGAGGGCAAAACCCTCCGCTTCTTTTTGCTTTTTTATTGACATGCATAAGTCGTTATCTATCAAGTATTTACAGCGCGAGGGACCCTGCGTTTGTAACTCGTTATCTATCAGAGGCTTACAACACTTGACATTTATATTATTTATGTTATAGTTATGAGATGAAAGCAAAGCATAAAGTATATTATAACTTACATAAGAAGTGTCTTTCTATTATGCTTCGTGGAAAAGTATTAGAGCATAGCACAGAATTTTTTTTGCGTGATGTTGAGTTTAGAGTGAGTCAAGCAGGGCGCTCCAGGGTTCTAAAGGAACAAAGAAAGAATGTACACGCCTTTGTATGTGGGACTCCAGATGATGGTTGGCCTATTGACCAAAATGAAAGAAAGGTAACCTATAATCCTTATAAGTATAACAGCTTTGTTTATTCTGATACCTTTGAACCAGTATATAAAGCAAAATGGGTTGGAGTTATTAATAGAGATATTTTTGTCTTGAATTAATCTAAAAGTATAGTAAGATTATCTAATGGAAATCACTAAAGCCAAGAAACTAAAGGAGGGCGGTTACGCACTATACGCAACTGACCCTAAAACTAAAACCGAAACCCAAGTTGGATATATTGGAGAAGGTCTGACTTTGGAAGCGTGGCTTCCTAAAGGAGTAAAAATTGAAAACTCTTGAAGAAACATTTACTAGCAGAGGCTTTAAGTTCACGATGGTTGGTCGTGATGGCGATGTTGCTATCTATAAAAAGCGACTCGATGAACCAGACAGCGAAGCTTTTAACTATGAAGTGATTGCTATTAAGCGTCACAATGGATATGAGATTGCAGGTGTCAAGATGCCTCCTGCTGAAATGTATCCGTCCGATAGTCAATGGGGCGATTGGGCTTATACTTGTATTGATCGTGAAGATGCAGACAAGCGATTCGTTCAACTAAAAGAAAAACTATCAGCTTATGTTGCAACATCAACTTTAGCTAATGGTGAGAAGCGTGGTCGTGGCCGTCCTCGCAAAATTGATTTGACAAAAACAGAACTTGTGGTATCATAACAAAATGACATATAAATGTGCAGTAAGCGGTGAAGCACTTTCACCAGAGAGAGTTGAGGCTCTGCAAGTCCTCGGCGTTCCAGAGAGTCAATGGACAAAGAAAGAACATAGTCAAACAAAAAAACTACGAGCTGTATATGCTGGTGACGATGGCAGTAATGACATTGTTATTTGTGATGCAGTAGATGGTGGCTCGATGTTTGATAACGCAGTAGCGTTGGAGGTAGAAAATGAATCTTAAGTATATCGTTTTGCGAGACGGAATTCGTGTGAGTGAAGATATGCACACGAAGATTGAAGATGCTGAACACGAAGCGGAGTTTTGGCGTAAAGTCATTCGCTCGTGGCCTGATGGAACGAAAGTTACCATCAAGAAAATCGGCGGATAACTTCGGAGGCTGACATTGAGCTACGGCTTAGTGTTGATTGCTAGGGTCGTCTAACTGGTTAAGACCCCACACTTATAATGTGGTCGCTCTAGATTTGGGCAAAATGTAGGTTCGAATCCTACCCCTAGTATGTATTATATGTAAGTACTTAATGTTCAACCAATTATTTTTATTGACTATTTTTCTGATTCTTGTATATTAAACCTATGACAAACAAAACAGCACCATTCTATGTGATGAATGTGTTCGGTCAAGACCGAGCCGTTATCCTAAACACCTCAATCCGTATGTGTACGCCTAAAGAGACTTGTTCTCTTAAAGAATTGGAGAACATCTCCAAGGCTTTTGGAGTAGAGTTCTTTCAAGTACCAAAACCTTCTAGCTTCCCAGCGAAAGTAGTAGCTTCGTGAAAGATGGGCTTGTAGCTCAATGGTTAGAGCAGAGCACTCATAATGCTTTGGTTGGGGGTTCAAGTCCCTCCGAGCCCACCACTTCTCCTTGTGCGGATTGGATGCTCAACTCTTATAGTAAGCATGCTGAGATAACTCAAGAAGATGTAGAATGGTATTTAAAAAACAAAAGCATTGACAACAAACAAAGATAGGATAAACTAAAACTATGAAACTTATTAAACAAAACCTCGGTGCCCATTGGGTCATCGGAATCAAAGGCAACAAGGACGAGATTGAGCAGTTCCACAATCGAGTCTATAACTGGGGCGGAACAAACGGAGAGCTTCAATGGATGAGCAACGATTTTGCTTATTTTTGGATTACTCTAGAAAAGTTGGAACGAGTAATGTTTAAGTATGTTATGAATGGCATCACAGATAAACTTGGTAAGAAGTTTCGTGGTGCAAAAGGTGGATTAAAAGGAGTCGTATCTAATCGTGTCAAGAATACTATTGATAATATTCCAAACGAAACATTTGTTCGCACAGCACAAGTCGAGGATATATATTCTCTTGGAACAATCTCTGCGGAAAAATTAGATACTGATAGCTAAACAATCCGCCTAGTAGCCCAATGGCAGAGGCAAACGACTTAAAATCGTTCAAGTGTCAGTTCGAGTCTGACCTAGGCGAAAATCTTTTGCTTTCATAGCTCAATTGGATAGAGCAACGGATTTCTAATCCGTAGGTTGCAGGTTCAATCCCTGCTGAAAGCGTGTAATAATATATTATGATAAGAATACATCCAGTATATTCTTTACGTTTATTAAGGCGTTTAAATGTTCCTATTAATACAATTATAGATGTTGGCGTACAATATTCTACTCCATGTCTTAAAAATACTTTTCCAGATAAATTACATATTCTATTTGAGCCTGCTGCTAATTATTGGAATAAAATAGAAGAATCTTATAAAGATATAAAATATATTCTATATAAAATAGCTTTATTTAAAGAAGATAAAAAAGTTAATTTGAAAAAAAATGGAGAGCTTTATAGAATCACAGATAATAATGAAATCGGGTTAATAGAAGTGCAAGCTAATAAACTAGACACAATACTTAAGGATACAAACTTCGAAAAGCCTTATCTTCTTAAACTAGATGTAGACGGAGCAGAACTTGAAATATTAGAAGGCGCACAAGAAACATTAAAAGATTGCTCTACAATATTCATAGAAGCTCACCCAAGAGATTATTTAGAAAGATGTAATGCAATAGAAAAATATGGTTTTAAATTATTTGATATCGTAGACTTTCGTTATCATGATAATAGACTAGCTCAATTTGATTTGATATTTATAAAAAAAGATCTTCTACCACATAAAAAACAAAAATTTGATATAACTAAATGGAAAGCGCTAAGATAGCGCACAATAGAAGGATTCATCAAAATAGTAATTACACATCTAAAATAACTTTTACCAAATATCTAACAGGATAATATAAATACTTGAAATATTTCCTAAATGCCTGTAATATAAGTTGATATGAAACATCAAAATAGATTAAGTAAAATACTTGAAAAAAGAATCTTACAAGACGAAGATCCCAAAATGATAGATCAAATAGATAAATTCTTAAATAATCTAGAAGTTGTTTTTGTTAAATGGGCTAAAGCTCATCCCAATTGGAAAGAATCAGAAGAATAATTAATTACTGTAACTGGTTTAGCATAAAGTAGTTACAAAAGATCCCTCCCTGCCGTCGTAAGTCGTTGACCATCAACGAGATTTAACTAAAGATTTTTCTTGTGAAAAAACAAAGCTGTGGTATATTTAAGTATGAACAAAATCAAATTAGCAATCATATACGCAACCTCATATCTGAAACACTTCGTCCTTTTCCTTTTTGGGCAAAGGTATTTAATCGAATACAAACCCTACGGCAAGAATGATGTCTATACTTACATCATCGGCAAGCCTTCTTCTCATACCATCAGCAAGGCAGGGAACAAGCTATTCACTAGCTTCTGCTTTTCTGGTCGTATGGATTCTGGCGTGAAGCAATTTCGCTACGATAGAATTACTGGCGGTCTCTCACCAGTCTAACAACAGAGAGATTAGAGGGTTTATTATTCTGTTCCCTCTATCCTTCATATAGAAAGGGCGAGGCCTAAAAACCTCGCCTTTTTTATTGCACATAAACAAAGTTATGTTAAGATAGTTTTAGTTCTTCGATATCAGAGAAGGTTGACCGCAAGGTTGCAGTTCTGGAAAGTTTCTAATGGAAACATTAGTTATATATAACGGAATGCCAATACTTCTCGAGCGAGTCTGACTAACTCCATAAGAGGATGAACCTGCCAACGCCCAGAGTCTGAGGCAAATTAAAAGAGCAGGGTATTTCCTTTACGAATCATGAGCGTAAAGGGTCGAAGAACTAATTTTTATTACGCCATTTTTCTCTATGATGGCAAACCCAATTTAACAGAGCTTTTTCAAAACCAATATCGTGTCCTGCTTTTTCGCTTTCGATCCATTTGTGTTTTAATATCTCTTCGCGTTCTTCCATAAACTTTTTATACAACGCAGAAGATTCAAGTAAACCAGATACCCTCATAACTTATATTACACTATATTGATTTAAAATCAAATATTTTATCTCTTTGATAGTTAAGCACTTACAACGCAAGAGTCCCTGTCTTTATAAGTTGTTGATAATGAGAGAGTTATTACTCTCCCATATCACGAGCATGGTCAGCATCAAGCTCTGCCTGAGTTTCTAAGGCTCGTTCCATAGCTTGATCGTCCCACATTTCTTTTGCCCAGATTTTTAGTGTTTTTTCGTCATCGAATATGTTCATCATATTTACCTCCTTTCTTTCTATAGATTATCATATTTTTGTTTTATGTCAACATTTTTATTCTGTTGATTATCAATGACTTGTGAAGGCAACCTCCCTCGTGCTATAAGTTGTTGATGGTGAATGAGATTTATTAGTAGACAAAAAAACAATTTCTGATATATTTAAGCTATGAAAGTAAATGAAATCATCACCGAAAAATTCATCGAAGCCCTCAACAAAGGTGTCATCCCTTGGCAGAAACCTTGGAAAGTTTTTGATCTCTGCAATGGAGTTTCAAAAAAGAATTATAGGGGGATTAATCAATTTTTGCTACGGATGCTCGCTTCTGATGATTTCTTTTTTACATTCAATCAGATTAAGGAGCTAGGTGGGAGAATCAAAAAGGGTGCAAAGTCTCACATGGTAGTTTATTACAAATTGCTCAAAACTGAAAGCAACAATGAAACCAAAACTTTTCCAATGATGAGATTCTATAAAGTTTTTGGGTTGAGTGATATTGAGGGCATGAAGTGGAAACAGCCCGAAGTTAAGAAGTTGGATTTTTCACCAGTAGAAGAAGCAGAAAAGTTGATCAACAAGTGCATCATTCAGATTAAACATGGTGGCAGTCGTGCCTGTTATTATCCGCAGGAGCATAAAATTGATCTTCCTCCAAAAGAAAACTTCACCAGCGTTGAGGAGTATTATTCCACAGCGTTCCATGAGATTGGTCACGCTATGCACAAGGCTACAAGCGATGAAGTGAAGAATGGATTTGGTTCACAGAATTATAGCAAAGAAGAATTGACAGCAGAAATTTTTGCGAGTCTCTGCCTTAACTTCTGCGGAATTGATTCAGAAAAATGTTTCAACAATTCTGCGAGCTATCTTTCGAGCTGGCTTCAAGTATTAAAGAAAGACATGAACTTTATTATTTCAGCTTCTAGCAAAGCACAAAAAAGATTTGACGCTTTTATTGGTAGAAAAGAAAGCGAAGAGATTCCACAAGAAGAAGCTGTAACTGCTTAAGTATTAACTACTTACGCAAGCGGGGTCCCTGCCTTCGTAAGTCATTGATAGTCAATGAGATTTAACTGTAAAAAAAACTTGTCACAAGAAAAAAAAGTGTTAATCTAATTCTATGTTCAAAAACAAAAAACAAGCCGAAGAGATTGTAGGTACACTCTCAAAACCCTCGAAGATGCCTGGATATGCTTATTCAACGCCCGCAAAGCGTTGTCTTATCGGGCAGAAAATGCGGAATGTTGTAGGAAGCATTTGTGCTTTTTGCTATGCTCTTAAAGGGCGTTATGTTTTTCCTAATGTTCAGAAAGCCATGGAAAAGCGTTTCGCTTCTCTTACTAACGATTTGTGGGTAGATGCTATGACATACTTAATCGGCAAAGTTAAGAATCCACATTTCAGGTGGCACGATTCAGGAGACTTGCAAGGTGTGTGGCATATTGAAAAGATCGTGAAGATTGCAAAGAATCTTCCTCACATTTCTTTTTGGCTTCCAACTCGTGAATATGCTTTCGTTTCAACTTATATCGAACAAGGTGGAGAAGTGCCTAGTAATCTTACCATCCGTTTGTCTGCTCTTATGATGGATGGCCCCGCACCCGTAGGAATTGCACAACGCCTTGGCTTGTGTGTTAGTGGTGCAAGCAAGTTAGGAAACTTTAACTGCCCATCTTCCAAACAAGGCAACAAGTGCGGTGATTGTCGCAAGTGTTGGGATAAAAATGAGTTTGCAATCGACTATAAAAAGCATTAAGATGTCTAGATGACATTATTTTTAATCTTATTTACCTTATTTACCATCGTACTTATTAAAAAATCATATGAATAAAATCGAAAAATTACTAAACGAAAACCTAGAATCTTTTTATCCTTGGAACGATTCTGATAATCCTCCACTCGACACAAACAAAAGCTTTGTGCAAAAGCAGAGAGAGATTGACGAAGTGTTTGAAGGTTGGCGAGCGAGTATGTAAAAAACTTGCTGGTGTAAGTCTTTGATTATCAAGGATTTACATCGGCAGAGACCCTGCGGTTGCAAGTCGTTGACTATCAATAACTTAGCGACGCTCTATAATTGATCTTATTAAAGCATAAATTAATTGCAAAAAAACCAATCCAAAGTATGCATAAACACAGATTAAAAAAGTTTGCATAATTATTCTCCACAAAGATTTTCGTCACCAGCCCAACCGAAATCTTCCATCTGGAAGCACCCGCCATTGTAATCCTCGTCAGTGCCGTGGCCAGCAGAAGCCATAGCAGAGTCGAAGTCGCCATCCATAGAATCGTCTGGCTCGTTAGAGGTTTCGGATTTGATAGCGCGATCATCCTCGCGCATTTCGTTAAGGATGTCGCGCACATCCTGCGAGCCCAACATATGTTGAGCCATCCATTCCTTGAGAGACGCTTTGTAGTCCATATTATTTTACCTCCACAATAGTTTCGACCGAATCGTAAACCCCACTCAACGCATCGAGCATCGAGTTAACCACATCATTGGAATTGATGTAGTCAAAGAACGCATTTGCGTCCGCATAAACTTCCTCGCAGGTTTCCGTCGCTAGGGATGTGATTTGATTTGTCATAGATTAAATGTATCACAGATTTGATTTAGCGCAAGATTTATTTTGTGAAAAAGGAAATAGAAGAATATCTAATAGCAAATAGCCTCGATCTTTTGGCTTCATTCAGTTTTTGTCGCAAGATCAGCATTCGTAAGTTGTTGATAGTCAAAGGTTTACGCGCGCCCCCTCCCTGCGCTCGTAAGTCGTTGATGCTTAGAGGCTTACAAGAGGTCTCTGAGATTCAAACAACTCGCAGAAAGATAGTAGAAAAATCTTTCACGCAGAAAGTTTTTTGCATAACCATTTTTCACGGCAAGTCTATAAGTTTTTTTATTTAGTTTGAAAAGGATTTTTTTCATTTAGTCTCCTTTATATTTCGAGGATTCGTTGAAACTTCCTATGAAGTTCATCGTTCCATTTTTGCGTTCTTCGCATTGTTTGAGAAGTTCGGGAGTCATTTCGACTTCGGTCACTTCATCATAAAAAGCTAGGACACTTCCAACACCAGAGATTCTGGAAAGGCATTTTTTGTTAGAGGTTGAATTGAGCATTTCGCAGATTGCGATATGGTTTTCGATTTGGTAGTATTTTCCTACTACGAGGTTTTCTATTATGTTTTTCATATACTTATAATCTATCACACTTTCCTATTTTGTCAAACTTTTTTTCTCTTTGATTATTAACGATTTAGCGATACCAGACAAGAGAATCTGTATCGACATTATACAATCCGCTACGAAGATAAATGGTTGTCCATTTACCTTTGTCCTCACCTTCGAGGATTTCAGCAGTTGCAGTCATAGTTTTCCAACCGATTGTAGAAGGGAAAACCTTTACGAGTAGTCTTTCGTGACCATATCGAAAAGTATTTTCATCTGTAGTTAGTTCTTTATTTATTGTTATCATTTTATTTTTTCTTTCTTTGTTATTTCTTATCTTGTTATAAGTATAGTTTAGCATATTTCAGAGAAAACGCAACAAAAATCTTCATTTAAATTTCATTGATCATCAACGAGTTACAACGCAAGGGCCCCTGCGTCTGTAAGTCATTGTCTTCTAACAACTTACATCAGCTAATTTTGTCAAACACCAAACTTGTTACGATATTGATTATATAGGTTTTGATATTCTTCGCCCCATTCTGATTCACCAGCTTGGGCGATAGCTTCTTCTATCTCTTCGAGTTGTTTTTGACCCCTACGATAGTAGTATGAGTCTTCACTCATTTGGTAAGTCCAATCGTGATTCTTTAAGAGTTCTTCGAATTGTTGAATGTTCATTTATTTATTTTCCATTAAGTTTTGCCTTTAGTAAGGCGTGAGCTTTAGCCTTTTCAGGATTATTCTTTTTCCATTCAGACCATCGCTTTTTGCGATTAGCCCAAAGAGCTTGATTTTTTTCTTTACGTTGAATTTCCCATTCTTGGGAAGTTAGTTCTTTTTTATTATCTTTATTCATTTTATTTACTTTCTTTCTGTACTAGTGAAGCATTGTTAAGGTTGATAGTTCCAACCTTATCTTTATCTTTACCTTCTAGGAAGGTTACAACTGCAGTATTTGCAGAAGTTTTGTAAGAAACTTTTACTAGAGTTCCTTCGTAAAGGTATATTTCACCAAAGTAAGTTGGTGTATTGTTAGAGTTAGTTATGATGGATTCATTACTATCCATATTTTTTCGCATATTTTCACGCATTTGTTTTCGTTGAAAATTCCAATTTATCATTCTATGTGTCATTTTATTTTTTTCTTTCTTTGTTATTTGTTATCTTTTATCTTATGTATATAGTTTACCAGAAAATCCTCAAAAGTCAAATTATTTTTTTCATTTATTTTTCGTTGATTATTAAGCACTTAGGATTGAGTAAAAGATTCCTGCCATAAAAATTGCCCAAATTAGGATTGCTGTTGCGAAGATTCCTTCTTTGTTCATTTTTGTGTTTCCTCGTGAGCTACTTCGACTTTGTGTTCGTATTTTGCGAAACTTTCATCGAGTCTTTTTTGGGATTCTTCAACGGCTTTTTTGAGGTCAGCCGAGGCTTTGTCTAAATTTCCGAGGAGGATTTCTAATTTTGTTTTTCTTTTCATACCTATAATTTATCACATTTTAGAAATTTTGCAAGATATTTTTTCATTTAAATTTCATTGTCCATCAACGAGTTACAACGCAAGGGAGCGCCCCGTCCTAAGTCGTTGTTACTCAGCTACTTACAACTTATAGAACTTGTGGTTGCGTATTGTAGCCACTAGCCTTGCGTCCCTAGCCCACCTAGGAGCGACGCTGATAGCGTGGTAATGGTTTGCACCCTTTACAATGTCTGGCATCTGTTTATGGATGACTAGGTCAGCAAGGTATAGAGCGTTCTTACCTTGTGCCGTTGCTAGTAGTTTCTTCTTTGTTGCCTCACTTACTCCACCATTCCAGAAGCTGAATTGTTTGGGTGATAAGCATACTTGTTTAGCTGATTGCTTACGCTCTACCATTCGTGTTTGTATGACGCTAGCAACGCCCGCCATTCCTTCGAATGTCTCGCCCCTAGCTTCGCCTAGGAGCGTAAGTGCTACGATGAATAGTTCTGCTGTCATAGGATTAATCCCTTCCGTTACTTACTGCACCGCAGTAATCGCTAGGTTTCTCTGCACTGATAGTGCCGAGGCTATACCCCTCGGAGCTACTCGCACCCCAAAGGAAGCAGGTCTGCACCATATCATCTATAATGCTCTGTGCCTTGTCTGTTGCGAGATCAAGGAGTCCACCTTTTCGACCCTTTGCGTTAATCTTGTTCACGAATGCGTGAAGGGCAACCTTAACAAGAGCCTTCTTCACATCATCTGGATGAGCGTAGAAGTAAAACGCTTTGCCGTTGCCCATATCGTGCAACTTGCCGTTAGTTCCTTCCCAATTATAGATGCTATTGAAGAAGTGATTGATTTGTTTGATACTTCCTTCGAGAAGGTAAGCATTGTTTTCGCCGAAGGTTTGGTAACTGATTTTGAGGTTTTGTTTCATAGGTTCTATATTGCCTTTCTGGATTGGTTTCGTCAAGTAATTTATTCGATGATATGAGAGATATTCGTTACAGCGAGAAACGCTTGTTTCTCCTTCTGTAACTTCTCGTATTCGCTGGCTACTTTGCCAAGTTGGATTACTGCTTGGTTATGGTTGCTCATAGCTTTATCTAGGTTAGCTAGGAGTCTTTCGAACTTATTCATTTTTTTCTTCATACCTTTAATCTATCACAGAATAGGAATATCACAAGATATTTCTTCAGTTAAATTTCATTGAATATCAACGACTTACATATGGCGTACCCCCATTAATTAAATCAGACACAAGAAAGACACCCCCATTTTTGAAAAATTATAAGCGAGAGCGTTTGGAATAGCGTCGTGGGGGTATAAAAATCATTCTCCCCATACTAATAAAAGTATTCTTCTATATAGGTATACCCTACCCTTTTTTTAAAATCTATTTAAATTCAAGCTTAGAGTATATCTTTACAAGGCAAAAAAATCATCGGGGCTATTTATTCTTATAACTCTTTTTGTATATATAAAAATCCTATACTATAGTGTAATAACAATTACTATGAAAATTAATTTAAAAACAATATTATTAACAGTTATGCTAGGTAGTTTATACTACTTCTTATCTCACAATAAAAACAATAAAACAGAAATCAAAATCAAACAAAAAGAACAAATAACAATTATTGATAAAAAACCTTCAAAATTACCCGCGCCCAAGGTTTATATTTCTTGTGCGCCCCAGAATAGACTAGGGGTAACAAATAACTGGAGGAGCAGATAATATGATAGCTTCAATTCAAGAAATAACCAAACCATTTCAAGAGGCGAATATTAGACCAAGAAATTTTGTAATAGCAGACAAAGAATACTTTTGCCCAACAAGAGAAACAGTAACTAATCTAATATATCCAGCTTATGTTTGGTGGTTAAAATCTTTAAAATTAACTAAATGGACTCATAAATGGGATTGTGATAACTTTGCAGACGCTTTTAAGTTGTTTGGTTGTGGATACCACTATCAAAACATCCAAGATGATGCAGAAGGAATAGCTATTGGAGTTATTAATTATATGGCAAATAGCCGCGCAGAGAATGGCACAGCAGGAGGCCATGCCATAAATCTTATATATACCGACGATGGCAAGAAAGATGATGGCTCCAATAATATAGGAATGATATTCCTAGAACCTCAAAATGGTAAACTTTATAACCTAAAAGCAGAAGAATTTAATAGCATTTGGACAGTTTATATTTGACAAATACAAATATTTAATATAATATAAATGCATGAAACTTTTATTATCTTATTTATTTTATTATTTAGGGGATATTATAAGCAGAACAACTATGGTTTGGGGCAAAGGCTTTGGTTACCATACTTATAGTAAACTAATGAATTTAAGTCTTACTCTAGATAAAGAAGGCAAAATCTGGAAATACGTTAAACCAAAAACTAAAAAAAGAAAAAAGAAATGAATTGGATTAAAATATTAAATTTTATTGACGGAGTTTTTGAAGAAGAAGAAGAACAACCAGTGCTAGGAACTCTTTATAAAATCAAAGGAGAAGATTTGGCATTTAGATATATTAGATACTCCCAAGAACCATTCTCAACAAAACCAATTTATCACTTTAAACATCATCAACTAAAAGAGCATAAATTTAATAATCTTTCCAAAATAGAAAGAAAAGCTAACAGTGAAGAGATTAGAATATATAACTTAATCAAATCTCACGTAAATAACATATGTTAATTTCTCATAGATATAAATTTCTATTTGTTTCTATTCCCAAAACTGGAACAGTAGCTATGCAAAAGGCTTTGCATCCATATGGAGACGTTTTTCATACTACAAACGCTCCTTCACCTTTATATGTTCATGGTAAAGCTAAGGATTTAAAAAAATATTTTATTGAAAATGGATGGAATTGGGATGAATATTTTAAATTTGGTTTTGTCAGAAACCCTTGGGATTCACTTGTTTCTCAATATTTTTATAAAATTAATTTTGCTGAGAGAGAAAAAACTAATGTACCACATAATAAATTGTTTATGTTATATTGTAAAAGATTTAAATATTTATGCAAAGATTTTAATTCAGCGGTAATATCTAATATGCTTACGACTACTAATCAAAAAAACTGGGCATTTGATGACGAAAACAAAAATTTATTAAATTTTATTGGAAGATTTGAAAATATAGATCAAGACTTTAAAATAGCTTGTGAAAAAATAAATTTACCCCAAATTGAACTTAAGCGTTTTAATCGAACAACCCATGAAAATTATAAAAAATACTATACAGAAGAAACAATAAAAATTATTGAAAAAAAGTTCAAAGAAGATATTCGAATATTTAATTATAAATTTGATGGTTTTACAGAAATTATGTCTAGCGAAGATTATAATAAAAGGATTTCCAGCATTAATCAATGATCTCATTTATTACATATATAGTATTAACATATTATTCAATTAATTTTGTATTATGGTTGTATAATGTTAATAAACCAGAATATCAAATAAACGATTATTCTCTTATTAAAATAGCCCCTATTAATAATATTAAAAAAAAAGAAATTATATCAGAAGATATTCAAGAATCCAAGATAGCAGACAATACAAAATTTACTAATAAAATTTATAAAAAACATCTGAGTGTTCGTGTAAACTATACACAACATGATCTGGTTTAATACATTACTAGGACTAAGTGCTCTTTTTGTAGCTGGTTGCGGAGCATTTTTCTCTGTCAAAGGAATAGGATTACTATTCTCTGGTAGTTTTTGGGCAACAGTCTTAATGGCAAGCAGTCTAGAATTTGGGAAAATCATGGCGACCAGTTTCTTGTATAGATATTGGAATAGAATAAATAAATTAATTAAAATATATTTAACTTCAGCAGTTGTTATCTTAATGGGTATTACTAGTTTAGGAGTATTTGGCTTTTTGAGCCAAGCCTTTTATTCAACTAAAAGTAATAATGACGCTATAGAGTCTCAAATAAATCTTCTAGAAAATAAAAAACAATCACTTAATACTCAAATCAACTCTAATAACGAAAGGATCAAAACCCTAACAGATACAAGAAAAAATCAAGAAGTTAATTTAACAAAAGCGCTAGATCAATCGACCACAACAACAATAACTAAATCTGGAGGTTTATTTAATAAAGATACTCAAGAAAAGGTAATAGATAAAAAATCTGTAGAGCTAAAAACTCAATCATTAAACTCTATGCAATCTAGCATATCTTCTTTAGAAAATAATATAGAAAAAATTAATATTAATAATAATACTTTAATAAACGATATTAATATTATAGACAATTCTCTCATCGACCTGCAAAAACAATCAAGTAAATCAGACATAGGGACATACAAGTTCATAGCAGAAGCTTTTAATGTAAAAATAGAAACAGTAGTAAAGTGGTTTATATTGTTTATAGTTTCAGTTTTTGACCCATTAGCTGTATGTTTAATTTTAGCTTACAACATAGCTTCAAATAAGAGATATGGAATCGAAATAGAAGAAAAAATTATAGAGAAAATAATAGAAAAACCAGTAGAAATAGTAAAAGATATATACCATCAGTACAAAAGGGGTACAAAAAAACCCCACAACTCAGACCTAGCAGACCCAAGTATTAAATATTAAACTAAAGCGTAACCTTTTTTAAAATTTAATTTTAAAGAAAAAGAATTAACGGCTTGCCCGTGGTCAAATCTTTTAATAAAATCTGCACCGACTTTTGGCATCAAAGCAATATATTCTTGATTCTTCATTTTAACAACTACATGAGAAGGAAGAACGGAAACACTGTTTATTTTTCCTTTCATTTCTTTTTTAATAGCTCTAGCTATGGCGCAATTTTGAGGATTAGCTTTTTCACCCTCAAATATATTTCTTTCTGTTATATTTATATTTTTATTCATTTATTTTCCTTTATTTTATAATCATAATTATCACTATCTTCAGTAACCCATTTGGGGCTATTTTCAGCAGTATAAATATGAGAATTTATTTTTCTTTGCAACAATAATTCATTTGGTTTTGTTGCGAAGCTTGGATCGAACACCCTAATCCTATTATTAGGTTGTATTGCAAAATTACCATTATCGAGTTTTATAACATGACCAGCTTTATGTTGATCTGCTCTTTGACTAAATCCAAAATTTAATTCATTATAATCGCTATGAGCCCAGTCGAGAGTAAATAAATAACGGCCCATATATTCTTTACCACTTCTACCAGTATATTTAATTATTTTATTTTCTAGCAAATAAAAATTTGTTACAGATATATGATAACTAAAGCTATCCCAAAGCTCTAATTCAGCAAGCTCCATATCTGGAGCATCTTCTATAGAACAAAAAGCACTTATAGGCGCATGCCACCAAATACCACCATCTTCCATAAGAAAATTAAAAAGTGGGACTTGGCTAGGTAAACTTGTAACTCCAAAAATTAAACATTTATATTTTTTATCGAAACTATCTTCTTGATTTCTTAAATAATTTCCTCTTACAAAGGCTTCAATTGGAGGAATATTTGCGTTTAGATATGCCACAGCTAATTTATTTACACATAATATTAAATTATAGTGTAAATATGAATGTAAGCTACATGTCTAAAAAGCATAAACAAAAAGAAGATAAGTCCGCTCCCGTTCCTCAAAGAGATAAAATTGAAGGTTTCTTAAATATTCGAGAATTACAATGGACAGATAATCAGAAAACATTCATACAACTTCTTCAAGATAAGAGCACTAAAATAGTCCTTTGCAAAGGTCCAGCTGGTACAGCTAAAAGTTTACTGAGCGTTTATGCTGCTTTAAATGCTATTAATAGTAAGAAAATAGGCGAAATATTCTATGTTCGTAATCCCGTAGAGAGCTCTTCTCATAATCTCGGATTTCTTAAAGGTGACCTTCATAGTAAACTTGATCCTTATTTGCAACCCCTTATGGATAAACTTCACGAACTACTACCTAAAGGACAAGTAGACATGCTTTTGAAACAAGAAAGAGTAAAAGGATTACCAGTCGGATTCTTAAGAGGATTAAGTATCAACGCAAGTTATATAATATGCGACGAAGCCCAAAACTTAAGCGTAAATGATCTTTTACTTATTAAAACTAGAATGGGTAAATTTAGTAAGCTTATATTAATAGGAGATATACGTCAATCTGATATTAAGAATAGTGGTTTTGAAAAAATTTACAACCTTTTTGATGATAAAATAAGTCGAGAAAAAGGCATACATACATTTAAATTTCGAACAGAGGATATCATGAGAAATGATATTCTAGCTTATATTATAGAAAAATTCGAAGAACTTAAATAATTGAAATTTTAATTAATTTAAAGTATAATTATATTATGCTTAAAGTATATTGTTCTCAATGTGGTTCGCCTACATCTTATTCCGCTGTTAAACCTAAATTTTGTAGTGGATGTGGGCGCTCTTTCGATGGTACGGTAGTTAATAAAATACAAAATCAACAACCAGTTATAATAAAACAAGAACCTATTAAAAAAAATATACCAAAAATTCAACCAAGAGCACAAATTGAAAATTATGATGATGGGGATGATTATGAAGGCCAAGAAGTCAATTATGTTCCAGAAATTTCAAGGTTGGATTGCGAAATAACCGAATCAAAACCAAAGGGAACTAAAATTAAAGATTTAGCTGGAACATTAAAAGATTCAGAAAGATCAATAGAACCTAATTCTATTATTAAAAGTAAAAAAATGTCAAAATCTGAAAAAAAGAAAGCGGCATTAAGTATCTTGAAAGAGGGAGCATCTATTCGCGTCAAGAAATAATTGAGACATAAATAATGGCGAATAAAAAATTAATTTTTGAGAATCATATTAATCAAATTGACAATGAGATCTTAAAAAGAAAAAATAAATGGAATCTACAGAGCATTTCATGGATGGACTTTAGCGATGTTTCTCAAATATTAAGAATACATATATATAAAAAATGGCATTTATATAATTCATCTAAACCATTAGCTCCATGGATAAATAGAATTATAAGTAATCAAATTAAAAACTTAATAAGAAATACTTATACAAATTACGCTCGCCCTTGCCTTAGATGTGCTGCTTCAGATGGCGACGAAGGTTGCAGTATATATGTTAAACAATGTGTTAATTGCCCACTTTATGCGAATTGGATAAAATCGAAAAAGAATGCTCATGATACTAAATTACCAGTATCTATAGAAAATCATTTAAATGAAGTACATGAAATCAAAAATGAAATTTTAGATTTAGAAAAAACAGCAACAAATATTCATGAAAAAATGAAAAAAATACTTAAGCCAATCGAATGGAAAGTATACAATTATTTATATATAGAACATAAAAACGAAGAGCAAACAGCGAAATTAATGGGCTACAGAACAAGCGAAAAGAATAGAGTAGCTGGATACAAGCAGATTAAAAATATAAAAAAGAATATTATATCTAAAGTTAAAGTTCATTTATATTCTGGAGACATAGACATAACATGAGCGAAGACGTACTAATCCTAACAGAAGAACAGCAATTAAAATTATTAAATGAATGGAATAATCGCACGGATAATCCACCATCATTAGTAGAATTAGTTCAATTAGCTTTTGGTAGAGACGACCTAGATGGCAGAAGTAAAGAAGGAAAAGCTGTTAAAAACTTTCTAGCTAGTAGACAAATCAAACCTAAAAAAAGTCACGAATATCAAGCTAAAGGGCTCCTAGAATTACCACAAGAACAAAAAGAATATATAAGTAACAATTGCAATACAATGACAGGATTAGAAATGGCAAAAATTTTATTCAAGAATGATAATCTTACTAATTTGTCTCAAGAGACAAGAAGCATTCTAGAATACATGAAAAATATACCTAGCAATATAAAATTCAATAATACAGAAAATGAAAACGCAGCAACAGAAGGTTATAAACCACCCCGCAGCGAAGAAAGAATGATAGCAAAAGTTAATAAATATGTTCTAGATGGAATTGACAAAAATAAACTTACTCATAAACATAAAAAAGAAATTAATTCTCTAATTGGTTATATGAATACTCACAGATTCATTCATCAAACAAATATTTATGATAACGAAGGAGATAGAGAGCTTTTCGAAAGTAGTTTCGTCAGATATACTTACGATAAAGGCGATCTTTCTCAAGAAGAGGTAGATCAATATATAGTGCTTTGCACAGAAGTTGTTATATCGTCAAATATTCAACAGACAATTAATGTTTTGCAAAATCAAATAGAATTATCAATGCAAGAAGATGGAAAAATACCCATGGCACTTGTAGAAGCGAGTAGTACTGCTCGTAAAGAATATAATGATTGTGTTAATCGTCAACAAAAATTAAATAATGATCTCAAAGTTAAGCGCAGTGATAAGTTAAGCAAGCAAGTAAAAGAAACTGCATCAGTTATCAACCTTGTCCAAATGTGGAAAGAGGAAGAGAGTAGAGCAAAACTACTTAAAATGGCTGACATGAGAAAACAAACCATAGAAAAAGAAATAGACCGTTTATCTACAATGGATGAAGTAAAATGTAAAATACTAGGGATCTCAAAAGATGAGATTTTAAATGGATGAGCGTAATATGCAAAGTAGATGGTAAGGAATTTAAAGACGAAAAGAGTCTTCATCTTTCGTTAAAAAGCTATGGTTTAAATAAAGTAAAATATTATCAAAAATATTTTGAGCGTAGAGATCTGCTTACTAAAGAGCTTATTAATTTTAAAACAAAAGAGCAATATTTTAATAGCGATTTTAATGACAAAAATAATATGAAAAAATGGTTGAAAGAACAGTCAATAGAGAAAGCCCAAGAGTATTGTAAGTCTTTACTAATAAAAAGAAAAGAAGATAAGAAGCTCACCTACTCTCCATCGCAAGTAGAACTAAGAACTATAATGGCGCCTTCTATTATTTTTTACAATAAAATATTTAATGATTATTATGACGTCTGTTCTTCGATAGGTTTAGAAAATAAATACATACATCCAAAAAATATTATACATCAATTTAAAAATAAATTGATTTCAAGAGATACAATATACGTAGACACAAGAGAACAAAGTTGGTTAAAATTTGATATTCCATTTGAAATAAAAACCTTGCCATTTGGCGATTATTCTTGTAGTAACGATAATTGCAATTGCTTTATAGAAAGAAAAAGCTTAAGTGATTTTATAAGCACTTTAAGTGTTAAAAATTTTGATAGATTTAAAAATGAAATTAAAAAAGCTAAAGAAAATAATTCTTATATTATAGTAATGATAGAGGAAACGCTAACAAATGCTTTAAGTTTTCCTTATTTGCCTCATATAAGTAAAAATATTAAAGCAACACCAGAATATATATTTCATAATGTTAGACAATTAATTCAAGAACATGATAATTTGCAATTTTTATTTGTTGACGGCAGAAAAGAAATGACAAAAATTATAGAAATAATATTCGCTAGTAAATGTTTTTACAAAAAAATAGATTTACAATTAGCATATGATATGAAACTACTATGATATATTGTCCAGATAAATATATAAGAGAAGTTAAAGATGTTAATGCCGAATTAGCGGAACTAAAGGGTTATCTTAATGATAAAGAAGCGAAAATTAGTTTAGCTAAATTTCTTAGAGCTAATATCGGATTTTCTACTGAACTTATTAGCGGAGTCAAACTCGCTCCTTATCAAGAAATTCATTTAAAGGCTTTATTAAATAGAAATTTTAATATGTGCGTTTTTGGTCGAGGTTGTGGCAAATCATTTATAGCTGCAGTATTTTGCTTTCTTCAATGTATATTCGAACCAAATACAAAAATTCTTATAGCTGGACCAACATTTAGAACTGCAAGGTTTATATTTAATAATTTAGAAAAAATTGTAGAAAGTAAAGGGGCGGAATTATTATCTCAATGTTTTGGAGCAAAAGCTAAACGAAACGATCAATTTGAATGGCAAATTAACGGAGGAAGCATTGTGGCAATCCCGCTTAATGGTGAAAAAATTCGAGGCTTTCGAGCCAACATTCTTGTTTTGGATGAGTTTCTTTTGCTACCAGAAGAAATTATTAAAAACGTTCTTATGCCATTTTTAGTTGCCCCACAAAATATGAAAGAGCGAATGCAAATTAGAGAACTTGAAGATAAACTTATATCAGATGGATTAATGAAAGAGGAAGATAGAATGGTATTTCAAAATACTAGCAAAATGATAGCTTTGTCTTCTGCAAGTTATACTTTTGAAAATCTTTATAAAACATACATGGAATGGTCGGAAAAAATAAATAGCAAAGAAAGAGGAGAGGCAACCTACTTCGTAAGTCAATTGAGTTACGAAGCTCTTCCAGAAGAAATGATTGATAAAACAATTATTGAAGAAGCTCAAGCTGGTGGTTCTAGCCATAGTGGATTTTTGCGAGAATACTGCGCACAGTTTACAGATGGAAGTGATAGTTATTTTAATGCAAAAAAAATGGAAGAATGTACTTTAAAAAAAGGAGAATCTCCCCACACGTTAATGAAAGGCGATCCAAAGAAAAAATACATATTAGGAATTGATCCTAATATGAGTGATAGTCCTAATGCTGATTATTTTGCTATGGCAGTTATGGAGCTAGATGAAGAAAAAAATCATGGAGTTTTAGTTCACACTTATGCTGGACTAGGCACTTTAAAAAATCATGTTAATTATCTTTATTATATAATTAAAAATTTTAATATTGTATTTATGATTCTTGATAATGCAGGATCAGACACATTCTTGGCTGCATGTAACGAGTCAGAATTTTTCAAAAAAGATAAAATTAATATTAAATTATTAGATATGGATTCTGAATTAGAAGGAGATGAATATAATTTAATGTTAAGAAATTGCAAAAATCAATACAATTTAGATAATAGAAGAATAGCATTTAATCAAGTATTTACTAGTAATTTTATTAGAAAAGCAAATGAATACCTGCAAGCTTGTATAGATTATAAAAAAGTATGGTTTGCTAGTAGAACTTCTTCTGATGAAAGTTTTTTTAATCACGCAATATCTTTAAACATACCCATTGATTTAATGAAAACAGAAGATAAAAAAGATTGGACTTTATTAGATTTTATTGAAAATCAAGATGATTTTATTTATCAAACAAAAAAACAATGCGTATTAATTGAACACTCTGCTACTAGTAGGGGTAATCAAAATTTTGATTTACCCCAACATTTAAAAAGAAGTTCTTCTGCAAATAAAGCTAGAAAAGATAATTATTCTGCATTTATGTTAGCAAATTGGGCCGTTAAATGCTATAATGATATGATGGCAACACCTAAAATAGAAGAAGTATCTACTTTTTTGCCTAGAATGATAAGTTAACGTGTAATAGAATTAAGTAAAATGGCTAAAAAATCTCAAAATAAATCAAAAAGTAAGAAAAACGAGGAAATCCAACCATTAATGGTTTCTAACGCTTCGTATCAAGAGGTCGTGGCTTCTTCACAAGATACGAGGTCGAGAAGAAATTTAGCAGCTAATATTACTAGGACAGATAGATACAAAAATATTGACGATGGGTTAATACCTTTCAGATATTCAACTGGAGTTAAAGCTAACTCTAATATGAATGTAAGAGATGCTGTTATTTTATGTCAAAAGGCTTATTATAATTTTGCTATATTTAGAAATACTGTTGATTTAATGACCGAGTTTTCTTGTAGTAATATTTATTTTAAAAATGGTAGTCAAAAAAGTAGGGATTTTTTTAGTGCGTTATTTTCTAAAATTAACATCTCAGAAATGCAAGATAAATTTTTTAGAGAGTATTATCGTAGCGGTAATGTTTTTATATATCGTTTTGATACAAAAGTGCAAGATGAAGATATTGTTAAAATTACCCAAACATTTGGTTTAAACTCAAAAGCTAGCGTTTTACTTCCTTCAAAATATATTATTTTAAATCCAGCCGATATTCAAATCGGAGGAAGTATTAATTTTTCCGTAGGAAGATATTATAAACTACTTAGTGATTATGAATTAGAAAGATTAAAAAGCCCAAAGACAGATGAAGATCGAGAAGTATTAAATAGTTTACCACCAGAAACCCAAAAATTAATAAATCAAAAAACAGTTGGAGTATTAACTTTACCATTAGATAGAGAAAGATTAGCGGCAGTTTTTTATAAAAAACAAGATTACGAGCCATTTGCTGTTCCCATGGGTTTTCCAGTATTAGATGATATTAATTGGAAAGCAGAAATGAAAAAAATGGATATGGCATTAACACGCACAATGCAACAAGCAATACTTTTAATTACAATGGGTGATACTCCAAGCAACGGAGGAATCAATCAAAAGAATCTAGAGGCGATGCAAAAACTTTTTGAAAATCAAAGTGTTGGTAGAGTTTTAATTGCGGATTATACAACAAAAGCACAATTTGTTATTCCTGATATTGGAAATCTTATTGGACCACAAAAATACGAAGTTGTGGATAGGGATATTCAGATGGGTTTAAATAATATTCTTATTGGTAGCGAAAAATTTGCTAATCAAACGATTAAAGTACAAGTATTTATTCAAAGATTAAAACAAGCAAGAGAAACTTTTATTAATGAATTTCTAGTTCCAGAAATTCGCAGGATGAGTAAAGATCTTGGTTTTAAAAATTATCCAACTCCTCACTTTGAAGATATTGATATTAAAGATGATATTCAGTATTCTAGAATTTATACAAGGCTAGTAGAACTTGGGATATTAACTCCAGAAGAAGGAATTCAAGCCATAGATACTGGAGTACTTCCATCTGCTGAAGATTCAGCTTTATCTCAACAAAAATTTAGAGAATTAAAAGACCAAGGACTTTATCAACCTTTAATTGGTGGAAGCGCTCAAGCTGGTTCAGCAGGAAGACCAGCTGGAAGTACTGGAATTCCTCAACAAACTAAAAATATAAAGCCAATTGGAGAAGGTAAACAATCAAAAGCAACATTTTTTGATTTAGATAAAATTAAAAATAATTTTTTACTGGCTTCTAAATTACAAGAAAAAATAGAAGCAAGTCTTAAAGAAAAACATTCTTTACGTAAACTTTCCAAACAACAAAAAGAAGTAGCATTTGAAATTTCTAAAATTATTGTATCAAATGAAAATCCAGAAACTTGGCAAAATGTAATTGAAGAATACATTAAAAATCCAAAAGATAAAAATATAGAAAAAATTCATGAAATACAAAGCATAGCGGTAGATCATTCTGTAGATAGTTATATTGCTAGTATTCTTTATCATAGCAAAAATATAAAGGGATAACTTTATGGCTCAAAATTTAATAAGATTAAAGCAATTAAATACAACTGAATTAAGTGGATTTTTTGCGTCAACGATAACAAACACAGGTGCTTTTGTAGATTCATTGGGTTTATTACCGTATCAGTTTCCAAGTTCAACAGGAATAAGAAGACATGTGCCCTTAGATTTATTTAGCACAACCAGCGTAATACCAGTCTCTGGAACAATAAATTATTTTCCTTTCCTAATCAAGAAAAAAACTACTGATCCCGTAGCTTGCGTTGAGATGACTGTATATTCGACATTTAATCCAAAAGTAACTATAGGTATTTACGATGGACGCAATGGTTTTGAAAATGCAAATTTAATTGCTTCTGGATCTATAACTGGAAATATTTCTAATACTGGAATTTATAGAACCACACTAAACGGAACTTTCAATCAAGGTCCATACATAATTGCTTCTATCTTAGAAAGCGGAGCAGGGTCTACTTTTAGAGGGCCTTCCTCTCATGGATTTAGAGAGCATTTTGGTATAAATACTGGATCTAGCACATTATTTGGAGGAACAGCTAACACGGTTCTTACTAATTCATTAGGCCAAACTGGAGCTTCTATTTTACCACAAAATATAGGATCTGGGGTTTGGTATGCAACAGCAGCTAACGTATTAAGTCCATTAGTATTTTTAGAATATTAATTATCAGATATTAAAATTAATTTAAAATCTCATTTCTATACGTGTATTATATATATAGAATGAATTATAATTCTGAACAATATGGCTTTGAGCAAATCAAAGTCAGAAAAACGTATAAACCAAAAGTCCGTAAAAATAAAGGTTCAGAAAAATCATTAGTGTTTTCTAAAAAAATTATATCAGCCTTGGAGGATAAAATCAATCTTCATAATAAAAACAATAATAAACAACTTAAATTAGTTGATTTAAAAAAAGCCTATAAAAGCGGATTCAATGGAAATAAAAATTTAAACAAAGAAACTTTAGCTCATGTTAATATGACATTAAGAATTTCAAGGGGTGAAATTAGTGATATTATTAATAATTTTAAATCTAGCTCTTTTGAAATAATTGGCTCACAATTTATTGTTAAAGGCGATTTAATTCCTAATGAAAATGACTACAAACAAGCAGAAGAAGATATTAAAACTTATAATTTAGAAGACTTTGATTTTCAAAGTCATGAAGAATTATATCTCGAAGACGAGGAAGATCGTGTAACATATGGATTAATATAATTATGAAGAATAAAACTAAATTTTCAACCATTTTTTCTAATTTAAAAATTAGACCAGTAGTAAGCGAAGAAAAAGATAAATATTTATCTATAGCTTCTTTAGATAAATTAAGGAAATTCTTACCAGATATTAATACAGAAGATAATATCGATCTTCTTCCTATTGCATTTGACGCGTGCGTAGTAAATCGTGTTAATAAAAACGGCGATGTTATGGATGGAATAACCGCCGCTAAAGTTACTAAAAATTTCGTTAATAAACCAATTAATGTTGAGCATAATAGAAATCAAGTTATTGGATGCATACTTACTGCTAGTTTTAGTAAATTTGGATCTAATGAGAGTTTAGATACAGAAGAAGTAAAAGATATAAAAGCTCCATTTAATATTACTTTAGGTGGAGTTATATGGAAAGTAGTAAATAAAGATTTAGCAGAACAAATAGAAGAGAGCAATGATCCTACTAGTGAAAATTATATGAGTATAAGTGCTAGTTGGGAATTAGGATTTAATGATTATAATTTAATTGTATTAGAAAATGGCGAAAAGAATATTGAAAATGGACAAATTATATCTGACGCTAAACAAATTGAAAAATATCAAAATTCATTAAGAGGATTTGGTGGATCTGGAAAAATTGATGAGAATAAAATGGTATATAGACAAGTTTTGGGTAAAGTTGTTCCCCTTGGAGTTGGATTAACTCTTAATCCAGCTGCAGACGTACAAGGAATAGCTATCCAATCAGAAGATAATAATATTATCGAAAAAGACGAAGAAGTAGAAGCTGGCATAATCACTCAAGAACCAGGCTCTACAGAAAATAATATTTCCCAAGAGGAAAATTTAAATGTAAAAAAAGAGAGGATATTTATGAAAATAACAAAAATCGAAGATATTACAGACGCTCTTCTTAAAGAGGTAACGGCTAGTTCTGTTACTGAATTTATTGCTGAAGAGATTAAAAAAGCTAATGATGCATTCGTAGCTGAAAAAAGCGAAAAAGAAAATGAGCTTAAAGCTGCTAATGAGAAAATTGCTAATGTAACTGCAGAACACGAAGTAGTTAAAAAGCAAGTAGAGGAAGTGAGTCAAAAGCTAGCTTCTCTCGAAGCCGAAAAAGAAGCAAAAGCTAAAGAAGAAATATTCACAATGCGTATGGCTACCCTAGACGAAGAATATGATCTATCAGATGAAGATCGTCAAGTCCTAGCCGCAGACATTAAAGATTTAAGCGAAGAAGCTTTTTCTGCATATAAAAATAAAATGGCAATTCTTATGAAAGAAAAAAACAAGAAGTCTAAAGAAGAAAAAATGCAAAAAGAAAAAGAAATGAAAGCTTCACTACCAGTAGAAGAAGTTAAAGCTTCTGAAGAAGTAGTAGCACCACAAATTTCTACAACCCAGGAGGTTGTCGAACAAGCTGTTGATAATGGATCAAAAGCTTCCACAGAAATTCCAAATTCAGTTCCAGCCAGTCAACCAAGCGTAAAAGAAAAATACGCTTCGGCTTTCGGTTTGGACGGATTTGAATTAACAAAAAAATAAATAAGGAGAAAAAAATATGGCACACGATCTAAGACCATTCAGAGATTATGACGAACACGATGTCATTAATCTTTTCGCTTACAGCGGAGACAGTACACAAGTTGTAAAAGGTCTCGTTGTTAAGCTAGAAGCAGGATTTAATCCTGGCACAGCAGTAAATAGCACTCCAAACACCGCCCTAGGCAGTGTTGGAGCCTCTTATGCTAATACCGTTTCTGAAAGATACGGTATCTCAAGCAGAGTATCTACTGCAACATCAGGCAGCAACGTTCTAGGATTAACTCTTATGGACGTTCGTGAATTTGATGAAAACGGTGAAAAACTAGTTTTCAATCCTCGTAAAGCAGCAGAAATCGGCGCAGTAGTAAGTGGACAAGCTGTACCAGTTCTTACAAAAGGACTTGTTATGTACAGTGGCACCAACGCTACCGCTGGTCACCTAGCTTACGTAGGTGCAACCGCTGGAGAATTAGCCTCTGCAGCAACTCTACCTGGTTCCACAGTTAAAGTTGGCAGATGGTTGAGCACAGCCGTCAACAATGTTGCTCTACTCAAAATTGAGCTCTAATCTTATAAAGGAGAAAATTTAAAATGAAATTAAGATTAAAAAATACCCCAGAACAAGTTGAACTTGTAAAAGCAATGGGCAGCAGAGAAGGTTCTGTAGCTAAAGAAGCTACCGAAGCTTTTGCAGCTTTCATTGGACCAGTAGTAAACAAAGTTCTAATGCAAGCAGCCACTGCTTCTGCAGTTTATACTGATCTTCCATATGATGAAGATGACTCTCCCTCTATCCCACTAGATCTATATGCTGGTGAGGGCGAAGGATATGTTACCACTTTCAGCCAAAGCGTCGCTGGTGGTCTTCCTACTTCAACAGTAGAAGGATTCAGCGAAATGAAAGTTTCTACCTATCGTTTAGATAGCGCAGTAAGCTTTTTGAAACGCTATGCTCGTCGTGGCCGTCTTGATGTTGTTAGCAAAGCCGTAGAACGCATGAGCAATGAAGTTCTTGTAAAACAAGAGCGCAATGCTTGGGCAGTAGTTCTAAAAGCTCTTGCCGCTGCTACTGCAAACATTGAAGCAGTAACTGGTCTAGGAGCAACTCCTGGAGCAGCCTTCCAACTTAGCCATCTAAATAAACTCGTAACAAGAGTTAAAAGAATTAATAGTTCTTATGCTGGCGGTTCTACAACCGATTCCTACGGATTAACCGATATCTTTGTCAGCCCAGAAGTCAAAGAAGCAATCCGTGGTTTTGCCTACCAACCAATGACAACTGGTAATACCAATCTTGCTGATGGTGTCCGTGAAGAAATTTATCGCGGCGCTGGAACCCAAGAGATTTATGGTATCACAATCCATGAGTTAGTTGAACTTGGTTTAGGTAAAAAATACGGAGTTCTATTTGATGAATTCGCAGGCAGCACCTTTGATAGTTCAACTGATGACGTTGTTATCGGTTTAGATCTTACAAAAGATGCCTTCGTTCGTCCTGTAGCTCGTCAAGCAGAATCAGGTGGAACATTCACCGCTCTTCCAGATGACCAATTCCTATCTCGCTCAGAAAAGATTGGATTCTATGGCTTCCTAGAAGAGGGCCGTGTTTGTATCGATTCACGCGCTATTGCTGGTCTAACTCTCAAAGCCTAAAGCTTAGAGTAGTTCAATTGAAAAGCCCAAGGGTTCATCCCCTTGGGTTTTTCTTTTTTTAGATATATTCATGTTTTTTCAATATAATAGATTAGGAGATAATCATGCCTAAAAAATCAAAATTAGATACATTAAGTCAAGTTCATGGTAAAGTCGAAAAACCAATTACCCTAGACCAAGTATGGGGAGATACTGGTAGAAATAAATATGGGACACTTGATCCGAAGGAATACGACCAAAAGTTAAACGAATATAATAAGAGCGATTTACAAGCTCATGCAGTTAAAGTTGGATTAGTGCCAATAGATAATAGAGAAACTTTAATTAAAAGACTAAAACAAGAATTCGCTAGACACATCTCTCAGTTTAAAGCTAGACCAGACGTTAATAATTTAAAAGGTAATTCAAAAAAAGCAAAAGATATTTTGTCAGAAGGTCGTTGATTTTTTAAAAATATTTCTTAAATATTATGCTTACGTGTAATATTTTAGATGGCTACGATTTATAATATCAATTATACAAAAGGCGACACTCTAAATATCCCTTTAATAGCTAAATATAACTCTGGCGATATTATTGATTTATCTTCATATTCCTTAAGAGGATCTGTTAAGTATAGATATTCTTCTACTAGTTCTATATTAGATTTTAATATTATCATAACAAATGCAGAGCAAGGATTTTTTACTTTATATGGAGCAGCACAAGATTCTTCAAATTTTCCAATAGTAGAAGCTTTATATGACATAGAACTTTTTAATGAAAATGATATTTTTGTAACTAAAATATATCAAGGTAAATTTAATATATTTCCAGAGGTAACATCTAGTACACTTACTCCAATTGAAGGAGGAGGTAGTGGAAGCGGAACGCTTGCACCAACAGTTGCACCAACAGTAGCTCCAACAGTAGCTCCAACAGCACCGCCAACAACTGCTCCAACAGTAGCTCCAACAGCACCGCCAACAACTGCTCCAACAGTAGCTCCAACAGCACCGCCAACAACTGCTCCAACAGTAGCTCCAACAGCACCGCCAACAACTGCACCAACAGTTGGACCAACAACTGCTCCAACAACTGCTCCAACAGTTGGACCAACAACTGCTCCAACAACTGCTCCAACAGTTGGACCAACAACTGCTCCAACAACTGCTCCAACAGTTGGACCAACAACTGCTCCAACAACTGCTCCAACAGTTGGACCAACAACTGCTCCAACAACTGCTCCAACAGTTGGACCAACAACTGCTCCAACAACTGCTCCAACAGTTGGACCAACAACTGCTCCAACAACTGCTCCAACAGTTGGACCAACAACTGCTCCAACAGTAGCTCCAACAGCACCGCCAACAACTGCACCAACAGTTGCACCAACAACTGCTCCAACAGTAGCTCCAACAGCACCGCCAACAACTGCTCCAACAGTAGCTCCAACAGCACCGCCAACAACTGCTCCAACAACTGCTCCAACAATTGCACCAACAACTGCTCCAACAGTATCTACTTATAAAATATTTTATGGTACAGTATCTGGTCCATCAACTAACGTACCACTTTTAAATGATTCTCAAATTAATTCTTTACAAAACTCTGTAATATCTCCTGATTTAATAGGAAATTATCAAGGAATTTATAACTGCCCAGCATTAGCAAATGGTTATAAATACATCTGCTATCCAGAAATTTTACCAACAATTTCTACAAGTATAGATTACGACAGTACTTCTCCATCTCCATTTGATGCAGTTGTATTTAATGATTTTAATGGCTTGAATTATTATATTGTAAGTGTAACCGTAAATAGTATTCTAGTCAATTATAGGGTATATAGAACCGCTAGTAGATCAAATAATTTGCTCAGAATACAAGTAACATAATAAAATGAGCAAAATACCTAATAGCATTAATGTAGGTCAGCAAATTGCTCCAAATTATACAGATGATACATTTGCTTTATTTGATCCAATTTATGGAATCGGAGGATTAAGAGAAGTAGCAAGTTTAACAGAAAGAAACAACATATCTGCAGAAAGACTTAGAATTGGAATGTTAGTTTATGTTACTAGTGAAAATAAATTTTATCGTTTAGTTAGTTTTTCAGAAAATCAAAATCCACCTTATGATATTATAACTAATTGGGAAAATGTAATATTTTTAAATAATAGTGAACAAACTATTAGTGGAACCAAGACTTTCGCTTCTCGTCCAAATGTAAATGGAACAGGGTTTGTTTTAAGTGGCGAGACTTTAACTTTACCAACTACAGTTGCTTATACAACTGGAGATCAAACTTTAAGTGGAACCAAGACTTTTGCTTCTCGTCCAAATGTAAATGGAACAGGATTTTTGTTAAGTGGCGAAGTTTTAACTTTACCAACTACAATTGTTTATACAACTGGAGCTCAAACTTTAAGTGGAACCAAGACTTTTGCTTCTCGTCCAAATGTAAATGGAACAGGGTTTGTTTTAAGTGGCGAGACTTTAACTTTACCAACTACAGTTGCTTATACAACTGGAGATCAAACTTTAAGTGGAACCAAGACTTTTGCTTCTCGTCCAAATGTAAATGGAACAGGATTTTTGTTAAATGGAGAAGTTATTGGATTAATAAATGGAATTCAAACTTTTAGTGGAGCAAAAACGTTTAATGTTCGTCCAAATGTAAATGGAACAGGATTTTTGTTAAGTGGCGAAGTTTTAACTTTACCAACTACAATTGTTTATACAACTGGAGCTCAAACTTTAAGTGGAAATAAAACTTTTTCAAATCAAATAGTTTTTGGAAATGAAAATGGCAGAGGTGGTTTTATTTCTGGAAGTACGAACGGTGGAGATTCTAGTTTAGTCATAAACGCAGATGGTCCTGAAGCAAAATATATATATTTAAATGCTAGTCCAGCATCAATGAGACTTGGAGAAGATGGAATACATTTCAATGCAGGTAATGAAGATTTAAGCATTAATGGGGCTGATTCAGTTTTAATATATGGAAATGGTGATGTATATGCTCCTAATATGTCAGCATATTTTAAAAATGCAAATATTAATAATTTATTAAATATTACTGATACTGGAAATTACCAAGTTGGTTATATTTCTGGATATACTCAAGAAAATGGTGAGGTAACTCGTTTATATATTACAGCAAATGGCGGATTAGAAAAAAATTTAATTTTAAGCGCAGAAGGTCAATCATTAACAATTGGAAGAGATGGAGGTTTAAATTATGGAAATAATACTTTCGTTATTAATGGTAATGGTGAAGATTTAACAATTCAAAACGCAGATGTATACGTACAGAGAAACGCTTATGCTAGTAATTTAGTTTACAATGTTGGTGATCAAATTATAAGCGGAAATAAAACATTTCTTGATAATATATTAATCAATAATCTTACAGTAACAGGAACAAGAACAATAGCAAATACTGAAGAAAATAATATAGATAGTAATTATTTATTATTAAATATAACAGGCGGAATAACAAACGGAGGAATATATTTTGTAACTGGAGCAGGATTCTCTGGAGTAAATAGCTCTGGACCAATAATTGCTTATGATGCTAATATTAATAAATTCAGAATCGGAACAGGAATTAGATCAACAAATATTAATTCATTAAAAACAATAGCAGCCGTAGAAGATGTTGTAACTCTTGCTGGTAATCAAACTATTTCTGGAGTTAAAAGTTTCAGTGATCAAATAAAATTTTTAAGAGAAGGAGCAGCATACCCATTTAATCCAACAATTTCTGGAGGAGCTAGTATTGATAACGAACCAACTTTAGATATTGATGCTTTTAAATTAAATTTACGCGCTGGTTATAACAAATCAGAATATATTGAATTGGGTGGTGAAGAAGGTAGATTAAATATCAATACAGTAGCAGACACTAGTACTTTTAATCTTGGAACCGTACACAACGCTTCATCAAATCTATCTTACAACATAAGTTCTCCATCTATTAATTTATATGGTCAAGTTAATGGTCAAACTGGAACTTTCCAAAAACTTTATGCAGACAATCTAGTATACAATACTGGTAATCAAACTGTTAGTGGATTTAAAAATTTTCCAGATGGCATTACAAGTATTACTGAGGATGGATACCCTGCTTCGACAACTTTAGGCTATGGTGGAATAACTATATTTAATGGAGACGGTAATAATACTGTATTAGATAACGGTAGTTTAAGATGTCAAACTGAAGCTTTTACAATAAAAACTGAAGATTATGATCCTTTATATTTAGGAACAAATAACCAAAACAGATTAACGATAACTCCAGATGGAAATATTGGTATAGGCACAGATGATCCATCTGAAAAATTAGAAGTAGTTGGGAATATAAAAGCAGACAATTTAGTTTACAATGTTGGTGATCAAATTATTAGCGGAAATAAAAACTTTACTAATGGTTTAAATATTAACAATAACCCTTTATTCTATTCACAACCAAGTGGATTTTTTAGTGGAGTCGCAGTAACTGGAAGTGGTGATGGAGGATATTTTATTGGTAAAACTAAAATTTCACAAAATACTTTAATCTTAAAAGACGAAAGTTTTGGAAAAAATCATGTAACAAAACAATCAATAAGAAATTGGCAATCAGTTGCAATATCTGCAGATGGAAAATATCAAACAGCAGTTACAAATATTGCTGGTTCCATTTATATTTCCAATGATTACGGAGATACTTGGCAAGAAAAGGGACCAGTTCTAAGTTGGTTTAGGATTGCAATGAGTAGCTGTGGTAAATACCAAACAGCATCTACTTATAATTCGCCTTTTGGAGATCTTTATATTTCTGATAATTATGGACATACATGGACACAAATTTTAACAAATGTAACATCTATTCAAAAAATTGCAATGTCTAGTGATGGTAAAATTCAAATTTTTGTAAGATATACTACAAGCGAATATAGCATATCTAGAGATTATGGAAAAACTTGGACAAACGGAACAGTAAATAGCACAAGTGGAGTAAAAGGAGTTGCAATAAGTAGCGATGGAAAATATATAACTATAGTTGGTGCGGGTAGCATGGATAGAATTTATACTTCTAGTAATTACGGATTAAATTGGACGACAATAGGATCAATCGGAACATGGAATTCAGTTACTATGAGTGCGGATGGAAAATTTCAAGCTGCTGTGGCAGGTGGAACAGGATACGTTTATATTTCAAACGATTACGGAAATACTTGGACTAGAAAAAATAACGCAGGATCTAGGCCTTGGTTGTCAATTTCTATGTCTAGTGATGGCAAATATATAGCTGCAACAACTAATGGTACTTACAATTATGTTTCTTATGATTATGGTGAAAATTGGATAGTTAGTTATATAAATAATCGAATAGGAGGATCTTATTATACTTGTAATGACATTGCGGTTAGCAGTAACGGTAAGTATATACTTACAGCTGCTCAAGGTCAATATATTTATGTTTCTAAAACTGAAGAAAAAGTAGATGGAAATCTTTATACAGATAATGTTTATGGTAATAATTTAGTTTATAGAAGCAGCAATCAAACTATTAGTGGAGTTAAGACTTTTGCTGATCGTCCAACAGTAAATGGAACGGGAATACTTTTAAGTGGCGAAATGATATTACCAAGCAATATTGTCTATACTACTGGCTATCAAATTATAAGTGGCATGAAATCATTTAATGATCAATTAAATGCCATAAATGGATTCACTTCACAATCAGTATCTTATTTTAACAATACTGTTATATTAGGAGAACAAGATACTTTTAATAATATTGATGTGATATTATATGATGCTAACAATAATGAATATTATCAAAAAATTAATGCAGTTGAGCATTTGTTTAATTTACAATCATTTAATGGTCAAACTGGATTCGCAATTGATATAACTGGCGGCGAAATATTTCATTATAATAGTGGATATCAAAACAAAATATCAAATATTTACTTTAAATCTGGAGCAATTGATTTAAATAATAATAATTTAATAAATGCTCGTAATTTAGTTTATAATACTGGAAATCAAACTATAAGCGGCGAAAAAACTTTCAAAACTCGCCCAACCGTAAATGGAAGTGGAGTGTTTTTAATAGGTGATAGTTTAGCGAATTTGCCTTCATCGTCAGATACAATAAATGTTAAAACTGGAAATTTTTATCAACTTAATACTGATAATCTTGTCGTAAGTGGAACAGCTACTTTTAATAATATTAATTTATCAGAAATCGATAGCGTTTATGTTTCTGGAGCAGATGTAGTCATAGACTATTCTGGTAATGACTTTTTCAAAATTACCCCAACTGGCATTTTATCAAATTTACCAATTGTTTTTGGAAATAATAATGTTAATAGTGGAGCCAGTAGTAATTCTATTTTTGGAGGTTATTTTAATACGATAGGAAGAACAAACAGAGATAGTTTCATTATACATGCGGGTGCAAATAGTATAACTTCAAATTCTGGATCGTGGAATACTATTAATGGAGGAAAAAACAACGACATAACTTCTGGAAGTAATAATTATATTTTTGGGGGCCTTGCTAATGAAATAAAAGGAGAAAATTCATATATAATGGGTGGAGAGTTTAATTTTATTTCTGGATCATTTCAAAAATTATTTACATATGGAGGAACTGCTATTGGAGATTATTCATCTTTAATTGGTGGAACTTTCAATACGATCCATGGAGGACAACAAAATTTAATTTTAGGTGGAAATTATAATGATATATTTACAAGTGCAACAACAGGAATTAATACTATAATAAATAGTTGGAGATCAGCTATCCAGGAGTCATCTAAAACAAATCTAATTATAAATGGAGCATATAATAACGCTTCTGGAGATTATAATTCAATTATAAACGGATTTTATAATAAAAATTATGGAAGGTATAATAATGTTCTTAATGGCTATGATAATACAATAAGCGGCGCATATTCTACAATAATTAATGGAAAAAACAACATTCTTAATGGTAGCAGTTCGACTGTATTGTGCGGTTCAGATAATACTATATCCAAAGATGGTTCCGCAGTGATAGGAAATAAAAATTATATTGATCATAGTGGAGCTGTTCTCATTTCAGATTCTACTTCTAGAGGAAAATATTCAAAAGACACTAATTCATTATCTATAGATTTTGCTAACGGGGTTTATTTAGAAAATCAAGTTTCTATTTATGATTTAAGGCTTAGAAATAAAAAATATACAGATTATAGTTATCGAAGTAGTGATTTTGTATTTTCTACTTATATGAATATCGTGAACAGTACTTCGCCCGTTAATGCTATATTAACATTTGTAGAAGATACTAAAAACTTTTTTGTTAAAAATATAAATTCTGGGGTACTAAATATAACTTCTAATTATTTAATTGATGGCCAACCCTCAATTACTTTATATAAAAATGAAAGTGCAGAATTTATGGGGATTATGCGAAACGATTATACTGGTTGGGTAATAATTGGTGGAAATCAAGGAATAAATTAATATGGCTTATTTAAATAACAAATTAAATTCTGCAAATTATGTTACAGTAAAAGTAACGGACGATGCAATTATTAATGGGGATAATTTACTTTTAACTTATTCTTACGCTAAAATTTCAACACCAAACAACAGTGCATTATCTTCTTCTAATAGACTAGCTATTATTCTGCCCCCAGCGATTTATGATCTGAACAATAGCTTATTTCCATTTTTATATTTAGATACTCAATATGTAGATATTATAGGTAGCACAAATGATAAATCTAAGCATCATATTAAAAGTAACTTTGCGGAACCTTATTATGGTACTTTAATACAAGAAGCAAATGACGTTAAATTAATTAATCTAACTGTAGAAAATACAAATACGACGTATCAATTAGTTGGTGATACAGCAGATATATCGAGCTATTCTCCTAACGATAATTTGAATCTAACATATATAGAAAATGTAGAATTTAAATCAGATATAAATCATTGTTACCCCATGAGAACTTTTGGTTATTATGATGGCACATATATAAATGTCACAGCAGGAGATTTTTCATTTGGGTACAAAGGTGGAGCAAATGGAGTTTTTGAAAATTGTAAAGGTGGAAGTTTTTCATTTGGCACGCTTGGCGAAGCAAATGGAGTTTTTAAAAATTGTCATGGAGGGGATAGATCTTTTAATTTATAATAATAAATTATAGTGTAATATATAAAAATACAATGAGCAATCAAATATTTTATATCTCAGGAAACAAAAAATTTTATATAAATGAAAATTCTGGAGTTTTAGTTTTAAATAATTTAAATTTAGATTCTCCAATAGTTTTTAATAATAATCTTTTTCACTCATCTCAAGCAAGTGGATATCTTACTGGAGTAGGGTATACTGGAAATTATGATGGCGGGTATTTCTTAGGTAAAAGAAAAATATCTCAAAATACAATTAGATTAATAGATAGTAGTTTTGGTAGCACTTGGGTCTCCAAAGAGAGTAGTAGGCAATGGACTAGTATATCAATCAGTAGCGATGGCAAATATCAAAGCGCAGTTGTTTTTCCTGGACAAATTTACGTTTCCTCAGACCATGGAAATACTTGGGTCGCTAAAGAGAGCAGTAGGCAATGGATTAGTATTTCAATCAGTAGCGATGGCAAATATCAAAGCGCGGTTAGTCTTTCTGAACAAATTTACGTTTCATCAGACTATGGAAACACTTGGGTCGCTAAAGAGAGTAGTAGGCAATGGAGTAGTATTTCAATCAGTAGCGATGGCAAATATCAAAGCGCAGTTGTTGGTAATGGACAAATTTACGTTTCATCAGACTATGGAAACACTTGGGTCGCTAAAGATAGCGCCAGAGGTTGGCGCAATATTTCAATCAGTAGCGATGGCAAATATCAAAGCGCGGTTAGTTTTTCTGAACAAATTTACGTTTCATCAGACTATGGAAACACTTGGGTCGCTAAAGAGAGCAGTAGGCAATGGAGTAGTATTTCAATCAGTAGCGATGGCAAATATCAAACTGCTGTAGCAAACAACGAGTTCGTTTACATTTCCTCAGACTATGGAAACACTTGGGTTGCTAAAGGGAGTAGTAGAAGATGGAGTAGTATTTCAATCAGTAGCGATGGCAAATATCAGAGCGCTGTTGTTGGTAATGGACAAATTTACGTTTCATCAGACTATGGAAACACTTGGGTTGCTAAAGGGAGTAGTAGGCAATGGAGTAGTATTTCAATCAGTAGCGATGGCAAATATCAAAGCGCAGTTAGTTTTCCTGGACAAATTGACGTTTCTAAAACAGATGAATTAATAGATGGAAATCTTTATGCTAACAACTTAGTTTATAATACTGGCAATCAATTTATTAGTGGAACTAAAATTTTTACTAATCCCATATATTTTACTAGTGGAGATAATTATCCATACCCAGAAGATATTTACAATGGAGATGGTCTTGGAAAAGCTGGTGGAAGCATAGATCTTCGTGGAGGTGATGGAGGAGGAGATGGATGGGCAGGATTTGGTGGATCGATTTCTTTAAGAGGATCAGATGGAAACGATGGCCAAGGAGGAAATGGAGGATCAATTTCTATGAATGGAGCCCAGCACGATGGTTATGCTGGAAGTATAAATACAGATGGTGGATATGACCGTCCTGGAGGATCTATAAATACTTCAAATGGTGGTGGATCTATAGATTTAAGAGGTGGAGCTAGGTTAGATTCTATAGGAGGAGATGGGGGGAGTATATCCTTAAGAGGAGCTGATGGAAATGATTTTAATGGAGCTGGTCATGGTGGATCTATTACGGCTGATGGAACTGCTGGTGGCGGAGGAGGTAATGGACCAGCAAACGGTGGTTCATTAAATATGTCTGCTGGAGATTATATTGGAGCACATGGTGGCTCTATTAATACTTCTATTATAGGTGGGTCAATTATTACAAAAGGTTTTATCAACCATGATACTCCAAATTATACTTTATATTCTGGTGGTTCAATTAATACATCAGCATCAAATAGTTTTTCTGGTGGCTCAATTGATCTTTCAAGTAATGGTGGAGCAAATTTTTCAATAAAATCAGCAAATCTTCCAAATGAAGCGGATGGTTCAATTTATAACAAAATAAATGATAGATTTTATATTCGCAAAAGTGGAGTTTGGGAAGAAGTAATAACAAATAATGGCAATCAAACTATAAGTGGAGTTAAAACTTTTGCTTCTCGCCCAACTGTAAATGGTACTGGAGTTTTATTAAGTGGAGATATTCCGTATGTTCAAACCAATTCATATTTCTATGTTGATGCCACTAGAACAGATTCATATATTGAAAATGGAAATATTTTATATCCATATAAAACTTTAAGTAGCGCTTACAATGCAGCAAAAAATATTGCATCTTTTAATAACCCAACTTATATAACGCTTCTTAGTCCAATAGCTGAAAATTTAACTATAGATAAAGGATATATTAATTTAGTAGGAAATAATACAAATAAAAATGATCCAATTAGAATAACTGGCTCATTAGTTTTTGCAGCTACTGGTATTGGTTCAACTATAACAGATAATAATTTTTCAATAGCTGGGTTAGGAGTAACGGCCACTTCAAATAATAAATGTATATTATTTTCTGGAAATCACCCTCAAAGATTGTTTATTCAAGATTGTTGGTTGATAGCAAAAGATAATGGAACTTGTTTATATTCAAATAATACAAATACAACTTCAAGATTGCAAGGAGATATATTAAAACTTAGTCCAGAAGGAGTAAATACAACAGCAATTGATATAGTAAGTGGAACATCTTCGATTTCTTTTGCTGAGACTAGTAGTTCTGCAAGTGTTTTAGCTTACGTTAGAAATAATAGTACTTTAAATATAAGTAACTCTCAAATAGAAACAGCTGGAGTAAAAGCTTTTCAAGTTGAAAACGCTGCTAGATTAACTTTATTAAATAGCGTGCTAACAAATACAGCGAATACTTCGACTGGAATATTTTTAACAAATGCAGGTTCTACAGCAGTAGTAGTTGGTTCAGCAATTTCTGTTCCAGCAAACGCTAATAGTTATGCTATAAATGGAGTAGCTAATTCTTATCTTTTTTATAAAAATCTTTATTTTAGTATAAATGCTGTTGGCCAAAGCACAGAATCAAAAATTGGAAATAATATTAATAAAAATTTAATTAATTCATATGATCCAGTAGTTTATAGTATAGGTAATCAAACTATTAGTGGGATTAAATCTTTTATATCAGGAAATTTTGATGATTTAACTTTAAATAATACATTAGGTGAGGCTAAAATAAAATTTGGAAGAGATGATTGGTATTTAGCATGTAATGGTGGAGATCCTATTTATTATCTTAATGGACCTAGTCTAATTACATTAGATGCATATAATGGAGGCATTGGCTTAAACGGTCTATTTCTTTCTTTTAACCAATATAATCTTGCTACATATTTCGGTGATAAGGGCGAATATGTAGACTTCGGATTGAAAGATAAATCCATAAAATTTTGGGATTATAATTCTAGTCTAGATCAAGTAGAACCTAATACACAATACAATTTTAAATCTGGAGTTAGTGGCTCTATTCCAGTTGACAGTGAAGTTGTTCATAAAACTGGAGATGAAACTATTTCTGGAATTAAAACTTTTGCTTCTCCAATATATTTTATTAGTGGAGAGGTTGGTGGTGGCTCAATTACGATGTTTGGAAATCTAGGAGAATACGGATTGTATCCTTCTATTGCTGGTTCAATCGATTTAAGTGCAGGAGTAGGTGGCGATGGTGGAAGCATTAACTTGCGAGGTTCACAAGACGCCGATGAAGGTAATAAGTCATCTGGAGGAAGTATAGACTTAAGCGCAGGAGCTGCAGATGGAAGTCCTGGTGGCTCAATAATATCTATAGGTGGTGCAGGAGGTAGTCCAGGTGGAACTTTAAATATGTCAGGGGGCGAGATCGGCGGGGGCGGTTCAATAACTACTTCTAATGAGGGGGGCTCAATAACTACTTCTAATGAGGGGGGCTCAATCAATACCTCAAATGGTGGTGGCAGTATCAATACGGAAGCTGGTGGCGCAATCAACACCTCAAATGGTGGCGCAATCAACACCTCAAGTGCTGGTGGCAGTATCAGCACCGCAAATGGTGGTGGCAGTATCAATACGGAAGGCCGCGGTTTTATTGAGCTTGGGTCAGGCGATACAAGAACTACTCTGAATGGTAGAGCACTTTATACTTCCAACTTTCCACCAGATCATATCGACGGAATAGTGCAGGGGCCGCAGACGATCAATCTTCCCGATACCAGTGGGACTTTGCCCATTGCTTTGATTAGTGCATCTACGGCACTTAATTTTGGAAGTATTAACGGTAACGGTGCTTTTGCTGATTTAACCATAACACTTGCTGGGGCGGTCACTACTGATGTAGTTTTTGTTACTTGTTTGAATGGACGAGGAGCTACGGATGGACAACTTATCTTTGAAGCGTTTGTATCCGCTACGGACACGGTTACTGTTAGAGCGCATAATCCGCATAATAATGCAATCAACCCAGCATCCTATAATTTTAGAGTGGGGATTATCAGAATCTCATGAGCTACAACCGAGGCACCAACGACTGGCGCGATAAATCCTCCAATTGATATTAATTTTGGAGATCAAGTTCAATTGGCTCTTAAAGTACCAAGTTATGCGACTGGCATGAGTGGGGTTATAAATTCAGTAGATGTTACTTTCTTTTATTAATAGATTAGTATTAAAAATTATATTATAAATAATATTATATATTGAATGTTTTTCACATTATAATGTGTAATCTATTATGAAATTATGCTATCTCATATATTTGGCCCCAATTGGAGATCCAGTATATCTGGAATATTAACTGTTGTAGCTGTATCTACTGCTATGTCGATACACATGGATCCATCACTAGTATCTTTTTTACCAAATCACATAGAAAATTATATTGTAGCAATTTCAAGAATTGTAGCTGTTGTTAGCGGAATAATTTTTTCGCTCACAGTAAAAGATGCAAAAGTCACAGGAGGCACAGTAGCTTCCACGACTGAAGCAGAAGAAAGAATACATCCACATGGAGATAATATATGAATAAATTACAATTAGCCGCAGTTGCTCTCTTGAGCGTATTTCTTGGTGCTTGTGCCACAACCCAAACTGGTCAAGTTGATCCAGCGACAAGTGTTTCAAATGCGCTACCATATGTTAAGCCAGCAGTTATATTAGCTTGTACCGTTGTTCTAGATCAAGCTGTTTCTGGGAATGACAGAATTGAAAAAGCTAAAATGATTAATCATGTTGCCGTTATCGTAGAAGGATTAACAGTTGGAACTGCGCCAACTCCAGAACAATTACAAAAAGCTTTAACAGATTATCTTCCAGAAGAAAAAACTCATTGGGTAAACTATGTTAGTATTATAAAAGATATTTATGCTCAACAATTTGCAAGATTAGATGGCAACACTACACTTGCTATTAAGGTACTTAACGCTATTGCATCTGGATGTAAAGATGCGACAGCAAGTTACGTAGAGTAATCATGCCAACTGGAATAATCCAAGCTTTACTCTCCGCAGTATCTGGAATATTCGCAGCAATTAATAACGTATTCGGCGCGAAGAATACAAAAGAAATGAAAGAGCGTCAAGAAGCTCAAAAAGAAGTTGACCATCAAAGTGAAATAGAAAAAGAAATTAAGGAGAAAGACCTTGAAAAAGTTCGCAAGCGTATTAGTTCTTAATTTTTTTTTAATTGGTTGTGCTACAGTAACTCCAAATAAAATAGAAGATGACAAATCTTCTTATGATGCAACTACTCCAAAACAATATGATAAAGATAATGGTGGATTAATATCTTTTACTTCAGATGGTGCATTAATCACTAGTCAAGCTCATGATCGTTATAATAATTTAATATCAATGTATAAAATTAAATTTAAAAAAGAAAAAGCAATAGAATTAAAAATAGACTCTGGCATTAAACCTTATAAAGATACTTTTAATAATGATCTTTATCTTATTGATAGCGAGCATCTTGTTTATTTTGGAGTTTTGAATAGTTGGTTAAAAGAAAAAGTCCCCCAAGATAATATCATAGATAAAGTAATAGATAAAGTAAATTAATTTTAATTTAGTATATGGCAAATAAAATTAAAAACCCTTGGGATATAGATTTTGATAATACTTATAGTAAACAAATTGACCCTTGGAATACAGATTTTGATGATTTTATAATTGGGGGAGGCTATTCAACTGAACCTCAACCTCCAATTGGACCAAGTCAACCTCCAGGAGATCCTCCAATTGGACCAAGTCAACCTCCAGCAGATCCTCCAATTGGACCAAGTCAACCTCCAGCAGATCCTCCAATTGGACCAAGTCAACCTCCAGGAGATCCTCCAATTGGACCAAGTCAACCTCCAGCAGATCCTCCAGTTGCTACGAGTGCTCCAGTTGCTACGAGTGCTCCAGTTGCTACGAGTGCTCCAGTTGCTACGAGTGCTCCAGTTGCTACATCTGCCCCAACAACAGGAAGTGGATCAGGAACAGGTGCTCCAGTTGCGACTCCATATGTCGGTACGAGAGCTCCATATGCTACAGAAGCTCCATATGTTCCAAGTCCAAGTCCAGGTCCAAGTCCAGGGCCAAGTCCAGGGCCAAGTCCAGGGCCAAGTCCAGGGCCAAGTCCAGGGCCAAGTCCAGGGCCAAGTCCAGGTCCAGCTCCATCACCTCCAGTTGAACCTCCAGTTCAACCTCCAGTTGAACCTCCAGTTCAACCTCCAACACCAACTCCAGGAACAAGTGCTCCAGGAACAAGTGCTCCAGGAACAAGTGCTCCATCAACAAAAGCTCCAGGAACAAGTGCTCCATCAACAAAAGCTCCATCAACAGCTCCTCCAACATCTCCGCCAACAGCTGCCCCAACAAAAGCACCGACAGCACCGCCAACATTCGCACCAACACCATGTATGTGTGAATGGCCATCCAATACATGCACTAACTCAAGAGTAGCAACCGCATCAATTGTTGGCGATAAGGTATATATTAATAATATATGTTTTAATGATTATTTTGTTAATTGGAGTATTCGTATTAACAATTTAACGCCTAGTTTAATGGGATTAAGTAGTTCACCTTTAAATTCTGGACAATGTGCAGATCCCCGATGTTTATCATACGCTTTTGAAGGTCTTTATAGTCAAGCTAAAAATTATTTAATAGAAGGTGGAAATACAGTAACTGTTGAATTTTCAGTTCGTTGCGGTTGCAATAATAGAATATATACTTTTGTTGATAGCGCAATTTTTTATTTTTCTCACCCGACAACAGCTGCACCAACAAAAGCACCGACAGCACCGCCAACAGTTGCTCCAACAGTAGCACCAACAGCACCGCCAACAAGTGCTCCAACAGCTGCTCCAACAAAAGCACCGACAGCACCGCCAACAGTTGCTCCAACAGCTGCTCCAACAAAAGCACCGACAGCACCGCCAACAGTAGCTCCAACAGTAGCTCCAACAGTTGCACCAACAGTAGCACCGACAGCACCGCCAACAAGTGCTCCAACAGTTGGACCAACAGTAGCACCGACAGGACCGCCAACAAGTGCTCCAACAGTTGGACCAACAGTAGCACCAACAGTAGCACCGACAGCACCGCCAACAAGTGCTCCAACAGCTGCTCCAACAAAAGCACCGACAGCACCGCCAACAGTTGCTCCAACAGCTGCTCCAACAAAAGCACCGACAGCACCGCCAACAGCTGCACCACAGAATATTATAACTTTTATTAAAAAAGGAATAATAAAAATTAATCACTCTGAAACTAATTTGTTTTCAAGATTTTCTCTTAAAAATTTAATTTCTGGTATTGGTAAGATAGTATTAAATAGAAATATTACAACTACTGCTCCAACAGCTGCTCCAACAAAAGCACCGACAGCACCGCCAACAAGTGCACCAACAGTAGCACCAACAGTAGCACCAACAGCACCGCCAACAAGTGCACCAACAGTAGCACCAACAGCACCGCCAACAAGTGCACCAACAGTAGCACCAACAGCACCGCCAACAAGTGCTCCAACAGTTGCACCAACAGTAGCACCAACGGTAGCTCCAACATCAGCACCAGTAATGATGACATGGGCGCCAGTAGCAATAGTCTCACAAGATTATACTATGGTAACAAAAACAGGAGACACTAGTCTTTATGCTCTTGTTAAACAAAATGGCATCGAAACTCAATATAATATAAACTCTGGATCTTACGCAAGTACAACTATGCTAGTCAAGTATGATCCATCTGATGAAAGTCCATCTTTTGTATACTCTGCGCCAAGTGGAAGTAGTTATGTATTAAATTATTTAAAATTAAATAACGGAAATTGGGAAGGAAAAACGGTTGGAAGCATGGGCTCTAGCGTAGAGAAAGACTCCATAGATCTTCAGTATGATCCAGCAGATAATTTGCCAGCTTGTATCTTATTTGATTCAGATGTGAATGATTTAAATTATTATAAATATAATGGTTCTTCTTTCGTTAAAACAACAATACTCGATGGATTAGTAAATAGTAACAATGTAACACAAAATAAAGATACAGTAAAATATGCTAATTTGAATTTTGATCCAAGTGATAACTATCCAGTTGTATCATATTTACAACAACAATATAGACCAATCGTTGAAACTAATCCAAGTAGATTAGTAGGATATACTTATAGTATATTTAAATATGCAAAATACAATGGATCATCTTGGACAACAGAAACAATAAATACATTTGGTCAAAAACCATTATATACTCTTGATACTTCAACTGATAAAAAACATATAAGCACAAAATTTATGAATTCAAAAAATCAACCAGCAGTTTTCTTTGGAGGAAATACTACTGGAATTTTTGCTAATACGAGAAGAAATAATATTTGGAGATCTGGAGCGCACTATGATTTGGGTGGAAGTATTATATACGAAAAACCACAAATTGAACCTTATCAAAATGCTAATGATGCTTTTTATTTAAGTTATACAAGAAGAAATAATTCTATGGACAGTGGTTTATACATTGAAGGTGTTCAATATCTTGATTTTGTATTATTTGATAATAGTAGCACCAATATACAACAATATAGTTATCCAAAATATACTCTAATAACTGGATCAGGAATAGATATTAATAAAAACACTATATTAAAAGTAGATTCTGATCTTAATCCTATTGTTTTCTATAAAAAAGATAATATTATTAAATATTCAAAATATACAGGATATAATTTTGATGACCTTACTTATTGGTCTAATAATTATTATAATCCAGGTTTTTCTAGCGAAAACACTTTGAAAAATTTAAACAATTCGAGTTCTTACGAATTTGGATTTGACTTTTTAACAAAAAATTTTAAAGCATATGCAATTAATGATAATGTATTTAGCGAATATAAATATCCATATTCTACAACTACAAGTCAAACAATTAATGCTTTTTTCCCTGTATATTCTTCTAAAATTAAAATAAATCCAGTTACAAAACAACCCAATTTAATGTTTGTTGGGGCAAATGTAATGCAATATTCTTACCCAATTAATAATCAAAGAACATCTTGGACAGGATTAAAGTTTCCTTCTGGAGATCTCTATTTTAGTGGTAAAAATTTTCCTTGTCTTTTAACTGCAGCTTATAATGGAACATTTGATTTTGATAAAGATACAAATCAAGTCCTTATGCATGCTCAGGGTTATGGTAGTGGTGCTAATAGTTCTTATTATGGTTCTTTTATATTTAAAAAAGATTTAATTGGCTCAGGATATACATATTATAATACTCCGTATACTGGTTCTTATAATGCGGCAAGTAATTTCAAAGTTAATCCAATCACAAAGCAATATTGTTTAATATTTTCAAATTATGACACTACCGCTGATAAAGGTTTAACATATTGCGAGATGAATCCAAATACAAATATTTGGACAAAAACAAATATTGAACCAACCGCAAGACAAACAGCTAGAATTAATTTAGACTTTAAAAGCAATGGTTATCCAATAACTGCTTACACAACAATAAGTGGCTCAACTGGATTTCTAAAAATAGCAGAATATGATGGTTCAAATTGGACAAAAACGGTAATTCATTCTGGAGCATATAACTTTAGTAATGTATTTTATGAATTTGATTTTAAATATAACTCTGGAGAAAATTACTATGGAGCTACATTTATCGATAGCGTCACCTATTCTCCAGATAGAAGTGGATTTTATATAACAAATAAAGGCGGAATAATTAAAAAATACAACTGGAATCAAAGTGGTATTAATTCATCAACCAATAGATTGTTTTTTAAAGGATACAAAGGGGAGACGATGCCTTTTATTCTCACACAGAAAAGCTCTTCCCCTTATGCAGATTTTATATATCTAAAAAATGAAAATTTTGTAACAGGAGTATTTGTAAGTAATTTGAATATGTTTTCTTCAAACAAGGAAGCGATATTAGTGGATGATACTCAAATAGCAACAGCTCCTGCACCTGCGCCAACAGCTCCACCCACTGTTGCACCAACAGTAGCACCAACAAGTGCTCCAACAGTTGCACCAACAGTAGCACCAACAGCACCGCCAACAAGTGCTCCAACAGTTGCACCAACAGTAGCACCAACAGCACCGCCAACAACTGCACCAACAGTTGCACCAACAAGTGCTCCAACAGTTGCTCCAACAAAAGCACCGACAGCACCGCCAACAACTGCACCAACAGTTGCACCAACAAGTGCTCCAACAGTTGCTCCAACAAAAGCACCGACAGCACCGCCAACAACTGCACCAACAGTTGCACCAACAAGTGCTCCAACAGTTGCTCCAACAAAAGCACCGACAGCACCGCCAACAAGTGCTCCAACAGTTGCACCAACAGTAGCACCAACGGTAGCTCCAACATCAGCACCAGTAATGATGACATGGGCGCCAGTAGCAATAGTCTCACAAGATTATACTATGGTAACAAAAACAGGAGAC